GAGATCGGCTTCGAGGATTTCCCTCACCTGTTCTTCGTCAGGGACGATTACTCCGATTGCGAGCGGGGTATTTCCGTCCGCCTTGAAAACTGTGCTGGTGAGGGTGAACTTTTCCATGTTACTGTGTCGGCTGCTGCGCTTGCTGTTGTGGTTGCTGTTGCTGCGGCTTGTTCTGCATCAACGTAAGTTTACTGGAATACTTTTCGATTGCGTCAGCCAAAGCCTTGCCCGCGGCACGGTAGCCGTCGACATACTTCGGGTTGCTGACATACATTTCGGGAATCCATAGTTCGGGACTGCGCATGCTGGTCACGACCTGGGAAATCATCCAGCGGAACTTGTCGATTGTGTCGAGCATCGGCTTGGACGACATCATGGTCTCGTCCGACTTGAGGATGTCGATCATCTGGTCGAGCTGCTTCTTGTTCTCCTGGGCCTCTTCGGTCGTCATGTTGAACTTGGCGCAGTCGTTGTCCTGGTCATACTGGGCCTTCAAGTTGTCCATGTATGCCTGGCGCTGGCGATATGCTTCCTGTTCGTTGGCGGCACCCTGGTTCAGGTGATAGCCGGCAGCCTGTGCCTGCTGCTGGTATTGGTAGTATGCCTCGGTCCCAAATTCAGGAACCGGGCCCAGGGGCTGTGCAGCCTGCGCAGCAAACCCAGGAATGGCCTGGGGTGCAGGTTGGACCTGCGGTGCCGGTTGAAGCTGCGGCTGCGGCTGATAGACCGGCTGTGCCGGTTGGGGCTGGATGAAAGCGGACTGTTGTGTCTGCTGTGTGCGGGCAGTAGGGGCGAAAGCGCCCGGGCGATGAGCAAATGCTTTTGAAGCCATGGTTTACCTCGTCTTTACGGCGTGAAACTAGGTTTCACCGCGATTAGACGAATCCCATGCTACCCAAGCCGCTCATCTGGGAGATTGCGCTCGCGACGTCCGGGTCGATGCCGTGCGGCATGGTGTCCGCGGCCTCGCCGAGACCATAGGAGACGTTCGGGGTATGAAGGTCATACTTCATCGGACTCGCCTTGGCACCGCGGGAATATTCAATCGGCGCGTTCTCGCGGGACGGATATTTCGGATTGTCGAGCTCGAAGGCATGGTCAATGTCATTGAGTGCGCTGTTGACCTTGTCCATGTCAAGATCGCCGTTCGCTTCCGGGTCAACGTCCATCATGTACGTGCCGCTCTTGCCATGCAGGAAGTCGGAAATGGCCTCGGAAGTGATTTCGCGGATGTCGAAGTTGATGAAGTGGTTCATCACGGCATCTACGACTTCCGGGCGCATGCCCTGGACGGACTTGTAGATGAAGTTCTTCTTCTGCTGGTCGTTGAGTTCCTGCTTTACGTGCTCGCGTTCGGCATAGGCCTTCTTCAAGTTGATGTTGCACTGGGCAAGCTCCGCCTTCAAGCGCTTCGTGTCCTCGGAAACCGGGATGCCGGCGCTTTCGAGGAGGGCGGCCATGTCATGGACCAGCTTGTACATCTTGTCGGTAAGGGCATTGCCGCGCATGGTGTCCACGCTCTCGGTAATGGCCTGGTCAATCTTGCTCTCGGCCTTCGCGGATATGCTCTCGATAAGGGCGTTCAGCTTCTTGCCGGACTTCTTGCGTTCGGACTCTATGGCGGCATTCATCTCCGCGGCGAACGCGGCTTCCAGCTTGGGCCCCACGGACTCGGGGAGCTTCGACATTTCTTCTTCTGTAAGTATGTCCTTCAATACCATTTCGGATTACCACCTTATCGAGCGCTCAGGGCTTCAATCAGCACGTTCTTGTCGAACGTATTGAAACCGGTGCGGAGTTTGTAGTTCTTGCGGAACTCCCTGCGGAAGTTTCTTGCACAGTTCACGGATTCAAGGAGAACCTGCTTGTCGCTCTGCATTGCGGCAACGGACTCCATGTAGGAATCGAAGATTGCCGCTTCGCCATAGGACGGGTTGCCCACGACGTCCACCGTGACGAGCGTATAGTCTTCGTTGACCTCGACCGGCCCGTCCTTCTTCTTGGGGTCGATGAGGTGGGCGGTTCCTGTACCGCGGATAGAATAGCCCGGATGGTAGCCGGTGCGGAGAAGGCCAGCAAGGCAATCGCCAGCGGGCGTCCCTTCCGCGACGACCATTCGGCAAATCAGGTTCGGCCCTTCGAAATGGAGGTCCTCGATGACCGCGCAGGTCTTCCAGAGGTTCATCTCCATGATCGAGTAGTCGATAGGAATATTCTTCTTGTTGAGACGCGGGTGGTTCAGCTCGGCAGCAAGGCGGCCATAAGGCACCTTAGTGCGGACGAGATATTCAACCTCGCGCTGGATAATCGGCAACGGGTACTTTCTTCCGTTGATGCCGATAGTATCGCACACCAAACAGACACCATTGAGAATGATGCGCTTGCGGGGCTTACCGTCAAGGCCAATGCGGGAGAGTTCCTGCACCGTAACCGGGCGGTCAAGCGACTCGACAAAGTTCGTTGGTTTCAAAATCTGAGGCATCTTTCTGTCCGTTCAGGATTCGCCTGATAGTTTAGAAACTAGGTTCCCGAATTTCCGCCCAGCATCGAGCAAAAGTCGTCGATTGCGTCGTCCGACGGGTTGTCTATGATGCCGTCGGCATCGGGCGTGTCGATTTCGGCAGTATTGAGGCCGGCATCAACCGGCGCCTCCGCGGGCGGGGGCGCGATGGAATTATCGCGCATGCCGGGAAGTTGTTCGGCACGGAAGATGTTTTCGAGCTCTTCCTCGCCGGGCTGCTTGCCCGGATCGACGTTGGCGTTATTGGCCACGTCGTGAATATCGGAAGCCGGCTGCTTGTATTTGTTCGTGCCGACCTGGTCATGCAGGCGCCTCACGGCCTCATCGGAAGCCGACTCGAACTTGATGCGCTGTGCGTCGAGGACGAGACTGGCTATTTTCGGCGACTCGGAAGCCGCCTCGATAAAGATGTCGATACTTGAACGGGCCATGGTTTACCTTTTCGTTTGCACCCATAGTTTATAAACTACGTGCGGAACAAGGAGTTAAATCATGGACCACAAGACCCAGAAAAGGCTCATTACCGCCATCCTCAACGACGACGACAACGCCGTCCGCGAGATTGTTGACGTCTGTGTCGAGTCCGCATACAAGTCCGCCGTCGCGAAAGCAGACCAGGCGTTCTTCGAGGCTATCGGCACCAGCGCCGCGCAGCCCATGTAAACCGGGCATTTCGGCCTCCCACTTCTAAACTATTCACATCAAACACCAAAGTGGTTACGCAAATGGCTATACCTAAACTCCCAATGTATGAAATGCCGACCGAAAGCGAGGTGTTCGCCATGATGGAAGCTGCCAAGAAAAAGGAATCCGAAGCAGCCAACACGAACAACGAACACCTTACCGATCCGTTCTGGTTCCCCGGCCAAAAGAAACTTGGCAGCGGCCCCTATACCGTGAACTCCATGCAGGGAGCGGTCAAGGTCCCGAAGGCCAACCTCCAAGGCAAGAATTACAACATCTTCCATGAAGATGCGCTCACCGACTGGCAGACAATCCTCCGCCGTCTCAAGGACAAGGCCAAAACTGTCAAGACCGGCTCCCCGAAAACCGATCCGTTCGGCACAGTCACCGTCGAAATCGGTGGCAAGACCGTTTCCGCGGCAAAGGTCGCCGAACAGTTGAAGGCTCTCCGCAAGACTTCCGTCACCGACAAGTCCGGCAAGACCGAGACGACTACCGAAGAACTCGGCGTCCCGCTCAAGACCCAGGGCAAGACCAACACGCTACCCGACAAGAGCGGCGCGGTCAAGGTGAAGGAACCCGGCAATGAATGGGGCAACAACAAGGAAAAGAAGCTCGACTTCTTCGACCAGAAGAACGTGAAGACCTATACCAACGACGGGAAGGTAGTCACGGGCGAGTTCCCGGCAAACAAGCCGGTAAAGCTCCATGACAACAGCGGAGCGGTCAAAGTCCCGAAAGCAAAACTCTAATCGGCCGGAGGGGCTATGCCGGTAACAGATACCCGCAGCAGGCCACTTGCCAGAAACCCGATGCTAGTGCACCAGGGGTTCTGGCGCATATTCATCGGCCCGCTTCCCGTGTCATACAAGGAAACCCGCAAGTCCCCCACCGACCCATACACCTCCCCAGCGGCAGAAACGGTCAACGCGAACATCAAGAAGTTCGTGGCCCCGGGCCTCTCGCTCCATTACCAGAAGGAGCACCACTACCTGTTCAGCACGCGCATCCCGGTCACCGAGAACAACCAGTTCGACAAGGTGCTCACCGTGAACATGTTCTGCGACAACAGGTTCGAGAACTACTGGGCAATCGACCGGTATTGCCGGACGGTCCAGGGAGGGCAGATTGGCGGCAATCCTATCAAGGACGTGAACCACAGGGTGTATAGCTTCGACAAGCGATACCGCAACCGCCTTACCTGGATCCCCTTCGTGGAAATCCACGCCGCGGACGACGTGGCGCAGGAATACATGATATGGCGCTACGAGCGCTGCCGCATCACGGAACTCAGCGACATCGACATCACGCCGGGCACCCTCGACGTGGCGACGTTCACCGTCTCGATGCAGTATGAAGACCGGAGGCTCATCAGGCTCCCGGAACCGAACGAACTCATGACCGCGATATGCGTGTCAAACGGAACTGACAGGTACACATAATGGCGGATAGAGGCCCACAGACCAATTCAGCAACCGGCAGCACCGGTGGAAGCGCGGCATACGCAGCGTCCCAGGCCGCTACGCAGTCTGCCAATGCGCAGACGCTCAACACCTACCGTCCGTTCCACGAACATTACTACGCCGCGTTCTACAAGTATGCACGCGGCCACATCCTCAACCGCTACAACGTAAGCCTGCAGGGCCCGTATGTCGAAGAGGCCCTCCGCGTGATGGACCTCAACACGAACATCGACCGCAACACCAAGGCGAAGAAGCTGGCCCACGGCCAGTTCCCGTTCAAGCACGAAGCCTTCAAGGCATGGCTCGACCTGCACTACGACTCGAGGAACCACCTCCTCAACATGCTCTGGGTAAGCCAGGACGTTGACATCGGGCAGGCGAAGGCCAAGATAGACAATTTCACAATCGACTCGATCAAGAACTCCATGCCATACCCGCTCATCACGAAGTATGAGGGGCCGGGCGTCCTGAAACTGAAAGTCATCGACGACCCGTATTTCATGTGGTATCAGTTCTTCAATGCACTCTTCAACGTCCAGTTCTCCACGCGAGTGCTGAAAGCACGCAGCACCTTCCAGAAAATCCTGGTGTGCGTTGACGTCTATGGCGAAATGACCACCGCGATAGGTCCGGCGGAAAACGAGTTGCAACGGACCAACAAGATCTATTACACCTCGGACGACCTCGCCCAGGCGTTCGAGTTCAATTCCTGCGTCCTCGAATACGCTCCGAAGATGGGAACCCTCAAGAACCAGGAAAGCGGCGACTTCTACCAGTTCGACATTTCGTTCAAATACCCGAACACCTTCCAGGGCACGTCGAAGTGCGAGCTCCGCGGCCTGCGCGACAACACCATCGAGGGAAGCCTCGCAGTGGGCGTCCAGGGCGTGGAAGAAGATGTGGGCTGTTTCAACCGGTCCTTCTTCGAGGAAAGCCGCCCGAACCGCAAGACGAACATCAACACGAAGGACGAGAACTCCTCGCTCAACGCGATTAGCCACACCTACTACGACAAGTCGTTCAAGGAAAAGCTGCTCCCGGCGTTCGGCAAGCTGCCGACACAGCTGCAACAATACCCGGAGAAACTCCCGAGCGGGCAGCCTGTCAAGAACAGCAAGCCGCAGGACGACTCCAAGAACCCGCAGACGGACTGGCAGAAGAAGGCCCGGGACGCTTTCCCGGAATATCAGGTGGAAGACTGGGATCCGAAACGCCGCGATCCGAAGGTCTATGCGCCGGGCAAGGCACCCACTACGCAGAACTCCGCCGACCAGTGGGCCGGTGTCCCGTATCCCTAAATAATCGTAGATTGCTTGAAGAGGTCGCCCATGTTGGCCTCGGTCGCAACGAGCCAGTTGACATTCTGTGCCTTGCACCACAGCATGGCGGCTTCCCATTTGGCCTGGTTCACCAGAACATCCATGTTCTTACGGTCGAACGCGGCCATTTTCTTTTGGAACCGGGCCATCTTCTTAGGATCGGTAAGTCCGCCCTTCGGGGGAGTTGGCGGCTTCGCTATGGTCGCATAGCTGTCCGGCTTAATCTCTATCAGATACCGGTCAACGAAACCGTCCTGATACTTGCACTCCAGATAGATGTCCGGCTTGTAAATCGACTGCCTCATATACAGAGGGGAATAGTAGGAAATCCCGAACGGCTCATAGCCCCACAGGGTCACGAACGGGTTCACGTCGCAGAGTATGAAGAACTTCTCCTCCCACGAAGACTTGAACACGGGAGGGGCGATGTCGGGCATATACTTCTGTGGGTTGCGCAGCTTGTATTCGCCCTTCTTGCAGTCGGTGTAGTAATTATGCTGTGACGACACTTGAATACCTCCGGGCATAGAACGCGCTCCGGGAGCCCGCCTTCTCGGAATATCCGGCAAATGCAGACGGAGAACTCAGCCTGGCCACACGGGCAGCGTCATAATCGTCTTCGAGCGTATAAGTGGCGACCTGCTCGGTATCGTCGATTTCGAGGTCTTTCCTGCCACCGGTAATGGGCATGTAGTCACCGGTGTCGCGGTAGGAAGTATCTACCGTCTCCATCGTCGCCAGCAGCTCGTTGGCCTTCTCCAAAAACTTCGGGGAAGTCGCATACACGTTCATCAGGCGGATAAGCTGGTAGAACTTCTCGACATAGAACGGCTCGCCGGCAGCGTGCATGTTTTCCATCATGGCGATGACCGCGTTCTCCGCGTTCACGTCCATCGGCTCGTCGCCGGAGTTCACCTCGTTCTCGGTGTCGGTATTGCCGTCAAGCGCAACGATGGTGGAGACCGGGTCCGGGGCGTTCGGCGGGAGCTCCCCGTTGTGCTCGGCCTTATACTTCTCGATTTCGTCTTCGAGCGCGGCAGTGCTCTGGAACGCGGCCTCCTCGTCGGCAACCTCCCTGTCCTTCTTGGACTTCTTGATCCAGCTCATGATGAGGTCAATCGGGCTTTCCGGGTACATCGCACGGAGCGTAGAATCGCGGGGGCTGAGACCTTCGAGGTCGGCGTTAATGCACATCATGTAGATGTCGATTGCATAGGCGCTGCGCCAATACTTGTCGTCCAGTCGCAGGTCCTTGTAGATTTCCTTGCTCCGGCTCTTGACCTTCTCGCTGAAATTCGGGCAGGCATGCTTGAAGCAGTTGATCCACTGGCGGAACGAGTTAATCATGTCGATTACGGACATGCCGTAATACTTCTTACCCTTCTTGTATTCCTCGGTATAGATGAGGAAACACGCGAAGTTGCCTAGCGACTTGATAAATCCGGTGACGTCAATCTTGTAGCGGAGCATCTCGGCATACTTCTTGATGAGGCAGCGGAGCGGCTTGATGAGCTTGTTGTACACATAGACTATCCACGATTCGAGGTAGCCGAAGGCCATGTCCACATACTTCTTCAAGTAGTTCCGATACATCTTGTCAACAGCGTTGGTCAGGTTCACCGGGGTAAGGAACGGGAACTTGTCCTCGATACATTTCACGATAGCGGCCGGGTTGTTCCTGATGTCGTTACCGAAATCGTCTTCCTGGCAACCGGTCAGCGCGGCAATCACGCGTGCGACGCACGGGCAGTCCTGCATAAGCTCGATGAGAGAACTCCAGTCGATGCTGATGCCGATGATGGCAGCACGTTTCAAGAAACCCGCAAGGTCGCGAAGGACATCCAGTATGCAGTTCTTGACCGCTTCCGAAAGATTGATTAGCGTATTCTCCACGCGTTCAAGCATCGCGTCGATGCGCTTGAAGATGACGAACGCCCCCTTCACGACAACCTCGATATAGCCGTCAACGGTTCCCCAAATCTTGGCAAGCATGTCACATATTTTCTGGACGAAGTCGGAACCCGCCATGCCGGTAGAAAGCGACACGCCGGTGCTCAGCCCGTTCATGAAGTTGACACCCTTGTTGAGGAACGACACCGCCTGCTTGAACATGGGGACATTGTCCTCCATGAACTTGAACACAACATCGCCACAGTCCACGGCGTTAATCGCGTCGGTGGCATTGTTCATTGATTTCACGGCAGCGCTGTTCTCGACAGACTGCGCAAACGAATCCAGATACTCGTAAAGGTTCTTCCCGGTCTTCTTCGTCTCGGCCTTCGCGGTCGCGCTTTCCGTACTGCCGGAAGTTGACGACGCGGTAGAGACGGCAGACGAACCGTCGCTGGACTTGACAGCGGCGACGGAAGCGGATGCGCCCACTCCGGCAGACACGCCGGAACCGGACGAGGAACTGCGCGTCCTAGCGGCACGCCCGGAAGCGCCCGCCTTGCCTGACGCGGAGGCCGCGTTTTCCTTCGGCAAACATCCTTCGTTCTTAGTTCCTGCCATATTCTACCTACATGATATGCCGGGCCATCGTAAGGCTCGGGCTGGGAATGCCATCAAACGAATCCGGTGTCACGAGAGGCAAACTCCCGTTACCGGAGTTCTTACGGACATGGTTTACAATGTCCGCGACTATCTTCTTCTGGTAATCGGTGTAATTGTCCATCGCACCGCCCACAACCTGAATGACCACGGCGCCCTCGTTGGCCTTGTCGCCGCTAACCTTGTAGCTGCTGAACATGCCGACGTCGTTGCCGATTTCGACCAGCTGGACGAACCCGTCAGTGCCGGATCCATCAGCTTCATCGAGAGAAATCTGCCCCTCGTTCTTGCCGACGATGAAATGCACGCAGGAATTGGTCTTCATCGAGTCCGTGATGGCCTTGCCGATACCGGCACCCTGCGTATGGCAGATGATGATGCGCGTATATACCTTGTCCGTGCGCTTGATGTAGCGCTCGGTAGCGTGGAACTCGACCTGGACCGGTCCGTCAACGCCGTCGATTGTGCGCAAGTCGGCCTCGCTGCTCAACTGGGCGTCCTCCGGCTTCGGCTCCGGCGGAGGTTCCACCGTCCCGGTCCCGTTGAACGTATCGACGGTGAGCTGCGAGATGTGGGAAATCCCGAGATACTCGGAACCCTGCCCGATGCCGGTGTTGGCACGGTTGTTGCCTACGGGCATGCAGGTAAAAATGTCAATCGTCGCTTCGGTCAGGACCTGCTGCACATTGGCGCCGTTTCCTTCCTTGGCGCCCATGCCGGCCTGTCCGTATGCGGTATTGCACTCCAGTTCGACCATGCCCGCGGCATCCCATGTCACCCGCGTATCGTTGCCCGCGTTCCTGATTTCGGACACATGCGTGTTGCGGTTGTGGGTATAAAAATAATTGTCCTCGCCAAGGTTGGCCACGGCCACATCCGGGTATTCGTTCACGTAGTCAACGGGAAGTATGCTCGGGGTCGCCGACATGCCGTAGTAACGGCCACAGTTGATGTCCCCGCGGTCAAAACGGACGCGGAGAAAGTAGCCCTTCTGTGGAACCTGCTGCATACCGCCCGTAAGCGCGGGATAGACATACGGCTGCTCGCTGTCGTCCCAGGTATCGGTAATGCCACAGATCTTGACGCGGACGGCGCCACGGTGCATCGCATCCTGGCTCCCGCCGACAACTTCACAGATGTAATAGTCTTCTTCAAGTTTCCGCATCAGTCTATCCTATCACCCCTTCCGGGATCAGCTTGGCCTTCTTCAAGCTCTGTATCAGTGAATTTAGGTCCTCGATGACGCTCTTGTCACCGGAACCGTTGGAAACGAGCATGAGCCGCGTAACCAAAGTAGGCGTCTCGTCCGGGTTTGCCGAACCGAGCATACCGCCGGAGGTCACCGTCTTGCGCTCGACATGCTTGGAAACGACAATGTAGCGGTCGGTATAGGTGTAGTCGGTCATCGGGCCGCTGGAACCGAGGTCGGGCATCATCGTGTATATGCCGAGGCACGAACCGACAACCGGGCCGATGTCGTTATACAGCTCAATCTCCATCACCTTGCCGTATTCCGCGGATATGCGGTCGCGCAGCATGGTGGCCACCGGATAATACTTGTGAGTATTTGCCGGGAAGTCGGAAACCACGGTAAGGTCGCCATATACGTCCTTGTTGTCGCCATTCTCGTCGCTGCCGAGGTCGTAGTCGGCACGGGCGCTGTCAGTGTCCTTCGCGCCAACCTGGGAAGCGAGCTCGCCGAAACAGTTGGACTTGCACGAAGAAATCTCCGCCTTGCCACCGGTCACGGAAGATGTCACGATTTCCGGGAACATCGCGGAACGGAGGTCGCCCTGGATATTCCCCTTGTGCTCGTTGCTATACATCCACAGCGTCTTCCCGGAAGCCGGGTCAGTGATGCAGTTGCCGCCCGTAGCCTGCTTGGCGTTCGGGCTATACACGCAGTAATCGGCGCATGCCTTCCGGGCAGCGGAATATCCGGTAAGGAACACCTTGCCCGTTCGCTCGTCATAACCCCAGACGGCATATTCCTGCGGGATGCAGGAGTGCTCGATGATGTCGTTGCCGATCTCCACGCTGTCCGCGTTGACGAAACGCCACACCATCGAATCCACCGGAGTGACGCCGGTCGGGGAAATCCTGTCCTCGAAGTTCTCGATGCCGATGGTCTTGAACGCCTCGCGGAACGCATCCACGGAAGTCGCCGCGGGAACGGCGAACGTGTGCTTGCTCATCATTGCGGGAACGCCTACGACGAACCGGCACGTAATGTGCATCTCGGTATCGTTGACAATCATGCGGTTGATTGACGATATATAGATCGGGATGGAGCTGTTCTCGAAATAGGAATGTCCGCTGTCGGTAAACGTAAGCGCACCGTAGATGCCGCTTTTCAGCGTCGCGTTGAACGCAGTCGGGACAGCAAGGGTAAACTCCCCGCGCGGCAATCCGTTGAGTGGGAAATCCATCGCGAAATTGACAACTCCGTCAACTGCCGACAGGTTGCCCACAACTACGCTGATACCTATGCTGGTTCCGCCAAATGCGTCCATTATACACCTTCACCGCTATACTTGGTAACGAAGTCCGCGGCGCTTTCCATGTCGGGGATGCCGAGGACCGTATTTGTCTCCACGTCGGTAATAGTGCCGGACGTGCCGACGGATTCATAACTCAGCCAGTCGCCCTTGCCGACGGCGAGGTCGCTCATTGCCGCGCTGACCGCCTTGTCGAGCTGGCTATCGGAAACCCCGCGCATTTCCAGTTCCGTCCGTATCGCCTCATCGGCAGGACGGATGGTCGGGCGCAGCGTGAGGACGTTGCGGATGTTGTTCGCGGCCGCAAGCAGCATATACATGCCCGGGTCGCCCATTATCGCATTGGCGACAAGGTCCATGCGCCCGGCAAGGCCGTCGTCAATCCTGGCCGTGCCGGAGAGCTTGAAGTTGGTGTCCCAGAGACGGGGGAACTCGCGTGCCATTACTTCTTCCCTCCTTTATCCTTTCCTGCATACTTGCCGAACATCTCATGGCCGAGGAACGACATATACTGCTGACCAGGGCTCGGGATGAGCCACGGTTCGAGCTTGATGCTCGCCTTGACCCACAGCGGGAGGTGTGCACCGCAGATTTCGGAAATGAACTGTTCGGACGACGTCTCGAAATTCACGTTGGTAATCACCATCGGCTGGAGGTCGAGGGTGTGGCCAATGCTGAGACGGACCGGCAACGGGGCAATCGTGTAATGGGTGCCCCACAGGTTCCCGGTAAACTTGTCAATCGTGTCCGCGGCGGACTTCGCGAAGTCGCTACCCGATGCGCCAGCAACGGCGCCTGTGGCCGACGCGGCAAGGTCGTAGCCCGCGCTCGCGAGTTCGTTCTGCCCGGTCGTAGCGACATCGGTCATCAGCTGGCGGATGTTTTCCGCAATGCCCTTCTCGGTCGCGCGGAGATAGGTCATCCTGACAAGGCGCTCGACACCGACCATGCACGGGATTTCCTGCTCGGGGAGATACCACTGCACCTTGATGTCGTAGCTCAGGTTGATGTTGCCTTTCTTGAAACTCTTCAAGGTGGACGTACCCACCCCGTTACTCATGATGCCGGCCTGCTCCGCAACATGTAGCGCAGTCCTGCGGGCAGCATCGACGCTAGTCAACGCAGTCGTCCCGACCTGGTTCAGCGTGCGCCCGATACCGGTCTTGTCGGCAAGGGCGGTAACCGGGGAAGCGATTTCCCTCAACAGCTGGACAGCACCGGCAAAACCGCCTTCGCTGCGGTTTCCCCATTCAGCGGTAACGCCGAACGACGGGTTGGCGCCTTCGGTCATGATGCCGTAGAACGGGAGATACGCGTCAGCGCCTGCATTGGCGTTCGTCACGGCAGCGCGGACACGGTCAAAGATACTGTAAAACGACCCCAGATATTCCCTGCGGACGCTGGACGGGAGCACCTCGATACGCACCACGTTGGGCTTGGGCGTCTTGTCGGAAAGCGCGTTGCGTTCGCCGGTGTATTCGTCGCCGGAAAGAGACCCATTAGCCCTGTCATAGGCAGCGTTCTTGACGTTGTCCCTGGCCTGGTAACGCATGCCTCCATCATACAAATCACTTACGCGCATATTACATTCCCGTCATTTGAGTGTTCAACTGTCTTCCGATTACGCTCATGTCCTGGCGCATCATTTCGTGGTAACGCGGATCCATCAAGGATGCCGTCATGCCGCCAAACACGGACTGCTGCATGAGAGACGCGTCGAACGGAGCATTATACTCGTGGTCCTTCTCGATAATGTCCTCGGAACCCTCCACCTTGCCAGCCGTAGCGGCAGCCTCAATCTGCGCGGTCTCCTGTTCCGCCTGGATGCGGGCCTGGGTCTCGAATACCCAGTCGTGCATCTTGTTCGGGTCGTAGGTGGACGCGAACTCGGCCATGAGCTTGAGGACATCGTCCTGCGCATCTTCGAGCTTCTTGTAGGCCTCCTCGGAAGAGTCTCCCCAGAATTTGAGCTGTCCGCCAAGGCTATTGGCGTCAGCATAGTTGTCGGAGGCTTCCTTGATGCGACCGATGGCATCCTTGGCACGATCAGTGCTGAGGAACTTGTCGAGAACAATGTTCGAGTCGCCGATGTCCGGGCGCTGCTTGGCAATCTGCTTTGCCTGGCTCTGGAGACGGCGATGGATGGAACTGTCGAGCATCTTCGCCGTGTTTTCCTTCTGGTCGGCAAGGCCGTCGCGATAGTCGAGATAGCCTGAAATCGCCTCGCCGATAGAGTCCGGGGAACCCTCGTCGATGAAGCCCATCTTCTTGCCGATGAAGGTTGTTCCACCAAACGCCAGCTGCCCGGCAAGCGCACCCCAGCCAACGGGACCCGCGGCCAGGCTCGTCGCACCGAGAGCGGCATCGACACCGCCACCGATGAGCGTATTCTTGGCACCGCGCGTGTCACCGCTCTGGTAACGGTTGAGCGCTTCCAGACCGGATGCACCGGCACCGACAGCGACCCCGAGCGGACCGAGAACCTTCCCGACCTTCGCCACAGCGGCACCAGTCTTCGCGAGAGGCCCGGTAGTCAGCTTCGCTATGCGCCCGGACTGGGACGCAGCGCGTTTTGCTGCATCGGCAGCAGCCTTCTCCGCCTCGTCGGCAATGCCGGAGGCCTTGCGGGCCTTGTCCACTAGGGCATTGGACTTCTTGAGGTTGCTGCCCTTGTAGTTGTCCACCTTGGCCTGCGCGTTTGTTGCCCTGATACGGGCGCGTTCTGCGGTGGCCTGCTTGGCGTTCTTGGCATATTCCGGGTTGAGCATCTGGAGGGCGTTACCGCCAGCCTTCAACCCCTTGCCTTCGAGGACACTGACCGCATCCCCGAACTTGCCAAGAAGGGCATGGTTAAGCAATGCGAGACCGCCACCGAGGAGAAGGGCACTGCCCCATCCGAAACCACCGTTCTTGGGCTGTTCGGCCTCCTCGCCAGTCTTCTTTCCAAGGTCCAGCTTGCCGTCGTCCCAGTCTTTGAGGAACTTGTAGAGAAGTTCGTCCTTCGGGCGACGGACCCTGTTTTCAAATTCAATTCCACGGAACTGTTCGTTGCGCAGTTCAGTTTCCAAGGTCTGGTCGGCAACCGACTTCACCCTGGCGACCGGCTGCTCAGTGCGTTCCGATGCCGGTTTCTGCCTGGTCGATGCGTCCAGACCCAGCATGGCAGCAAGCCTGTTGGCAATCCGCATCTCCTCGGTGCGCCGGCGGTTGGTCCCGGCCAGCATACGGTCATAGTATTCCCTCGGGTCCTCGATTGACGCGGTGGCGCTATGGATATGCTGTTGCTGGGAGTCCCCGATAAACATGGTCGGGACCGGCGGAACGGATTCCACCACGGACTTATGCTGGGTCGATGTCTCGCCTATCTGCGGACCGAAAGACGCCTGCTGAATGGCATTTGTCGATTGCTGGGGCGGATCGATTGGTAGGGTAGGGGCAGGTTCAAGCAGCTTCGCCATGAACGAGTTCTGCGCCATCGGCTGCATCATCGTTGACAGCAGCATCGCCATCCCGAACTCGGATGCAGGCTCGCGGCGATATACCGGTTCCGGCTCGCCCTTCTGTTCCTCGCGGACAGCTTGGACATTGCGCTCATGCTGCTTCTTGAAATTGTCGTTAAATTCCTTTTCGGTATCGTGGTCGGCCAGCGCAGCAAGCACGTTGGTATAAATCGTGTCGCCTATATACGGCAACGCGACATTAAGCTCCTGAACCACCAGGTTCGGATTCTTGACGTCCTGCGACGCGGTTTGCTTTGTTGTATTCTGTTCAGCCATGACGACCCGTTACCACGCACCCCTAGTTTATATCCGCCGGGGGTCGATAACAAACAAGACGGCCGCCCGAAGGCGGCCGTGGGACTTGGAAAACTGCCGTTACTGGTGTGAAAAACGGCAGTACAGGCTTTCCTTGACGTTTACAATCTTTCCGTTACCGATTATCCTTCGGAACGAGGAACCGCCGCTGTCTATAAGCAGGCGTTCGCCGTAGATGTCTTCCGGGACATGGACAGTGTAGTCCTCGCCCTCGACCTCGCCGTCGAAACTCATGCAGTAGTCACAAGGCAGGGTGCGGAGATATGAATACAGCGCATCGCAGTCGATTGAACCGTAATACATCCCCTTGGTGTGGGCATACGGCGGATCCAGATACATGAAGTCGTCCGGCCCGGGTTTCACGTCGAGATACGAACACGGAGTGAATGTCACGTTGAACTCATTCAGCTTGGCCGACCACTCCCCTATGATGCGGTCCATCGTGTCGGGGTGCATGCCGTTGCGCGTCACATGGAACGAGTTATTGAACTCTCCCCTCGCATTGTACCGGGGCATGCCGTTGGTAGTCGTCCGCATGATGAAGAACAGCAGCTTGGGATCATGGCTCTCGTTGAACGAGGCACGAACATTCGCGAAATACGCCTTCTTGCGTTCAAGGTCGCCGTCCACGTTAAGCACGGTCCACAGTTGGCGATAGGTACGCCTGATGGCATCCGGGAACTCCTTGACGAGACGGTAAAGTTCGATGAGCGGCGCATTCAGGTCGCTGCACATGTAATTCTTGAACTTTTCCGGGCAGTTATTCAGGATGTAGAAGAGCACCGAGCAGCCACCACAGAAAGGCTCGTAGTATGTGTTATACGAGCCCTTTACCGAGGCCAGGATGGCAGCGGCCTGCGACCGCTTCGACCCGGACCACTTGACGAGTGGTTCGAGCTTTCCCATCAGTAATCAAACTTCCCGCGACGTTCTTTCGCATACTTGTTGCGTTCGCCCGCGAGCTTCTTCGCGTCGAACCCGCACTGCTTGCCGAAGGAGCGGGCCTGCTTGGACTGCTTTGCCCAGCGGGCGTTCTTCTGCTCTTCGGTCTCAAATTCCTTTTTCGGTTTGTCCTTCATTTGTTCTCCTTAAAGCGATTGGGTTTCCTTTCTCCGCATGTAGAGCCGCTGGTATTCCTTGATTGCGTAGTCGCGCAACACAAAGAACTCCGGCAGCAGCATGCGGTCGCAGTCGGCGCTCGTGTTCGATGTAATCTGCGAGATGACCGCCTTGTCGTGCGCCACGTCCTCCGGCCTATATACCGGAAACGTACTGGTCGGTACGAAAGGGATATACAATATCCACCTTTGCGCCGCACACGGGGCAGACATGGATGACATGGTTTTCCGCGATGAGCGAATGGGAGTTCACGCTGTCGAACAAGAGATGGTAGTCATCAATGTTTCGGAGGTTGCGGAGGTAGTTGAACTTCGCAAGATGGCGTTTCTTCTCATCCGGGTCGTCGATGCCCTCGATTTCGATTACGGCTGCAGTCGCGGAAAGCTGCATGTGGGCCTTCTTCGGGGTTACGCCGTATGTCGCGACATAGTCCTTCAACCATTCCTGCATCGGCTGGTCGTGACGGCGCTTGCGCGGGTACACGTTGCACTCGCGACCGTCGCTGAAGTGGAAGGCGAAATAGCCTTCCGGCATGCTGGCCGCAAGTTCCTTCGGGTCGATGTTGGTTCGGAAGTCCATGTTCTTGAAGGAAATCTGGTAATCCGGGGATGTCTCCGTATATCCGCACTCGTGGCACTTGAACCCGTCGGGATATGGAATCCCGATGGTCGGGAATGACGAGATGCGGAGCCACTGGAAGATATAGGCCTCGTCGCACCACATGATTTCGCCCGGGAGGACGCCCTTCACGCGGCGCTGGAGGATTTCGTCGAAGATGTCCACGGTGTCATACGGCGTGGCGCCAGACAGGAGAAGGATGTCTTCGAGCGAGAGGCACTGGCCATAAACCGCGTTCTTGTAGAACAGTCCCTTCGACGGAAGCGCCGTGATGAGCGAGTATGCGTCATAGTTGCGGCGTTCGGCGCCCATGTTGTGGGGAACCGAGTTGTCCACCTGGTGCACAATCGGGGCCGGCTGCTGCGGAGGTTCCGGCGTGGGTGCCGGAGCGGGGGCTGGCACCTGCCCGTATGCGGGGATGCCTGTAGCAATCGGATCGGGAACGTGATGTTCTGGAGCCGGTGCTTCCGGGAGCCGCATCGCAGCTGCCGGGATTTTCGGGAACTTTCTCGGCGCCGGGCGCTCGACACGGTCCGCCGGAATATACTCGGGAGGGAGCTGCGGCTGTTGCTGGGCAGCCTCGAATGCCGGAGGGGCTACTTCCATCGGCTGTTCCACGGCGGGAGCCTCTTCCTGGACAGGCACCTGGCGCACCATCGGGCGCTTCCTGCGCGGAGGCTTCGGTGCAAGCGCCGCACCCTGGTCGAGTTTGCTGTTCATCCGGGCCATCATCTGGGAAGGAGTTTCACCTTCCTGAAAATCCCCGTGCAGTTCGGCACTCTTCTCTCGTGCAGCGTTCACATACGCGGCGACTTCCGGCGGAAGCTGAACTTCGCCAGCCTGCGGGACGCGTTCCGCCTGCGGAACCTGCTTGACCATGTTGTTCATCATTCCTCCGATACGAGCTCGTAATGGTATCTCGGACCGTTATACTGCTCGCCGTTCTTGAAAATGCAGGACAGCTGCTCGCCGTCCTTGCAAGACTTGTTTCCGGCATCGACGGCCGCCTGGGCCTGTTCCGGGGTGGGATAACCCTGTCCCAGCGAGACAAGGGTCTTTCCTACGGGAAGGGACCCGTCAACCGGATCCCCAAAGCCGTTAAGCTCGCGCCTGGCGAACATCGTCAGGTCATAACGGGCCGCGTAGTACATCACTTCGCGGCTTCCCCCGCTTCGATGGCTTCCGCCGCGTTGTCGCCGTCAGCAAGCATCTTCTTGATGGTGTCGGCACGTTCGGCAGAAACGAGCTTACCGCACATCACGCCGTAGTAGCTACCCATGATGGCGTCGCTGCCGACCATTCTGGTGTCAAGCAGCTTGCGCTGTTTTTCATGGGCGTTGTCCCAGCTGACGCAGGAACTCCACTTGGTGATGAGGGCCACGAACTTTTCGACCGTGATGGAGTGACCGAAAGTGAGGCCGGTTTCCTTACAGATGTGGACACCGTCATCGTAGTTGATGTCGTCAATCTGAGCGATTGCGACGGCACCGCATGCGACTGCTTCGAGAGCGTCCGTATCGGCATCGGCGACACAGTAGATGCAGTCTGCCGGGTCGTCAGGCATCGTGAGGATGACAAAGTCGAACGGCACGTCGCGTTCCACGGCCTGCGTGTGCAGGAGAGCGCGGTCGCTGAGGTTCGGGTGGGACCAGTGGACGATGTTCTTGATCTTCCCTTCGCAGAGGAGCTTGTACACGCGTTCCTGGAGGACGCCACCGGTAGAAATCGTGATGTCGGCCTTTTCGTGATAGTGGAAGATGTAGTTCTGGAGGACGGTCGGGATTACCGGGCCCTTGAAGAGGATTTTCGGCTTGCGGATGCTGGAAGAGCTGCTGCCGGCACGCTTGAAAATCTTGTTGACCGGGTAGAAACGTTCGCTCATGAACGTCGGGACAACGGCGATGTCCTTGTTGCCGACGAAGCGGAACGTACCGATGAGCTTTGCCATCTGGGTGTTCGGGACGACGAGGGCGTCACAGGACACGATGAGGTCTTCCACCGTCTTGACGTAGTTGACGGTATTGCTGCGGCCACTGCCAATCGGGCCTTCCCAGATAAATTCGTCGAGGGCGTAGATGAAACGGGTCGAGGAGATTGCACGGTATTCGGCAACATCCGCCAGATATTCGTCGCGTTCCTTGACAAGATCCTTGAGGGCCTTGGCGGCAGCCTGCTCTTCTTCGGTTTCGTCGTGGTCAGGACCGCCGGCAGCGACTTCTGCTGCGGCAACCGCGTCTTCATACTTCTTGGAAGCTGCGGCAATTTCCTTTTCAAAGTCGTCGAGGTCTTCCTTCCAGCCAGGAAGGACATCTTCCGTTATGCGGAGACGCTGTTCGTCAACAATGCGGGAAAGCTCGCGGTTGGCGACATTGTCGAACCACACGATGCTGAACTTGGAGAAGTCCGGCTTGAGCTGGCATGCGCGGGTGCTGTCCATCGTGACGAGGGAAATCTTGGCCGTCTTGCCGCTCGAATCGTAGAAACGGGCAAAATCTTCCATGGCAGTGATGCCGCGGAGATTATACATACGGGATGCGCCGTCTGTGATGAAGAGAATGTCGAAACGGTCAACCTGCTTGACGCGTTCGGCAACCTTCTGTTTAAGCATTTCCTTAATATCTGGCATTGTAGTACCTCATTTATGGCAGAAAACTAGGTTTTCTGTTCAATCAGTTTCGTCTCCCCCGAACTTTCATCGGTAATCTGTGCGGGGGACCGGTTTGCGAACTCCCGGTCAAGGTCTTCCTTGCGCTTCTCCTCGGCCTTCTTGTCCCAAAGTTCGACAAGGTCGGCCATCTGGGTCGGGCTGAAATCGTAGGTCTGATTCTCGACGTCCTCCTCCTTGACCTCGGGCTTGACATACTTCTCATCGTAATGTTCGCCTTCCTCGCGCAGCACCTGGACGACCTTGATTAGCTTGTCAAGGGACTGCTGGACGGAGTTCACCATCGTGGCGATGGCCGTGCACATGTTGGGCGGAGGGGAAACCGTGCCCATGAAGGTTTCCTTCATGGACATGAACAGCTCCTTGACATTCTCGTACATCTCGAACGCCTCCGACCTGATGCGCTCACGGTCGGAACGCAGCTGTTCCGGGTCAATCTTGGCATAGCCCTTGGCGACCTGCTGTTGGGCAGCGACGACATTGTTTGCCTGGTTCTGGAAGGAAGCTGCCGTCTTCGCGATATTGGACGTGTTCTGTTTCAACACGGCAAGCGCCTGTTCGGTAGAACCGTCAGGCAACCGCAGCTTGCTTTCGATTACCGCAAACGGGTTGGGTTTCTGTTTTGCGGCCCGGGGCGTAGGACGTTCGTCCATGCCGGCAAAGTCAATCGGGCCGGCGTCGACAGGCGGCTCATTCCCGTCCGACGTAAAGTCAAACGAGTGGAAAAAGTCCGTCGGCTGTATCTGCGAGTTCTGATCCATTTGCTATCCTGATTTCTTCCGGTATTTCTTCCATTCGTTTTCATCCGGGATAATCTTGCCGATTTCCACGCCGAACTGATAGACCGCCGTAAGGGCCTTCGCATTGCTGGGGTAATACCGTATCTGTTCTTGCCCGGCTTTCAGGAAATCAATGTATTCCTGCTGCCGGTCAACCATAGATTGGAGTTTAGAGACAGAATACTTGTCGAGTGCACGCATCTCGTCCGTATCGCCGTCTATATTGGTCTCCGTGTTGCCCTCAACGAGCGTATTTATCTCCGAGTTCGTAGGAGACCAGCCGATGCGCGTGTTGCGCATGCGTTCCAACGTCCTTGCCTTTTTCTCGCGGAGCATCTTCTGCATGCTTTCCAGGCGGAGCTTTTCCTGCATGACGAGGCCGGCCATCTCGATTGCGGCCGCGCCCATGTTGTATGTGCCGTTATAGACCATCTTGTGCAGGTCCGGGTCGCCCTCCTCGTTCGTGGAGTCCAGGGTAGCCATGAGGAAATCCCTGACCTTGATAATCTTCTCGTCCGTCTGGAGTTCCGAAATCGGGACACCCTTGGTCCGCTTCGGCTTCGGTGCCGACGCCACGACCTGCTCCTGCTGGGCCGTAAATTGCTGGGTAGCCTGTCTGGCCATCGCATCGGTGGCCTGCTTATATGCTGCAAATGGATCACTCATGTCCAAAATATACCAAAATTAGGGACCAAATACAAGAAAGCCGGCCATCGCTGGCCGGCTTGTGGGAGTTGAAACGTGTCCGGTTGATTACGGCTTGTCACCCACAACTACATAGCCCTTCTTCGGGACGTAGATGTTCGGGCGGTCATACGCGAACGTTGCCGTCCACGTAGCGATGTCCGCCTGTTCCTTGTACTCCGGCGTCTGGTCAATCTTGACCTCGAACGGCCAGGCGTTGACGTAGCACACGCTCATGATGCAGTTGAGGTAGTGCCAGTCAAACATCTCGCAACGGATTGCCGCGTTGCGGAGAAGGCCGGAATACTCGTTGCCGTAGTTCGCCTGCTGGCCAGCACCAAGATAAATCTTGTTGTTGCCTTCATTCGTCGTGCGGCTGGAGTCGGAGTCGAGCATCGCCGTGGTCGGGCTTTCGGAAAGAAGGCCGCAGTTGAAGAGCTGCTCCTTCCAGGCGACGAGCGTCTCGTAAGCCTTCAAGTCCTCATAGAGGTAGCCCTTGATGCTGAACTGGCCGGCAATGCCTTCCTGTCCAACGGGGACCTGGTGAGGGAAGTTCGAGTACACGATGCTCTTCTTGGCGATCTTGACGTTCGGCAGTTCCGGCATCTTCAAGATGCGGATTGCGAACTCATGCTCACCGCCACTGTTGGCGAACGAGTCCCCGTTGGAGGGCTCAACGCCGACAAGGCCGAAGATGCTGGTCGGGATGACCAAGCGTGCACGGGTGGTGCGCCACGGATCCGTGAGATGGTCAATGGCGCCGCCCCAGAAGGCGACCTTTTTCTGCTCTTCCGAGAGGGTATTGTATATTCCTTCGCTTCTTGCCATGATTCATTCTCCTTAGATCAGTGCGGTTGTGACCTGGTTGCCGTTTTCGGTCTTCACAAGTTCGGTCTTGAGCTGGATCCAGCGGGCCGTCTTGGTCGGGCGAATACGGAGCCAAACATTGAGTTTGCCCTGGTCAATCACCGGTTGCGGGTTGTTGGTTTCGTTACAGATGCACTCTGCCATGTAGAAGCCGGACGGGCGGGCGTTCTTGATGGAGTCGAGCGATGCCTGGATGGTGGACTGGATGTCCGCACGGACTTCCGGCGTGTTCAGGTCGAACACGTAATTGTCCAGGTAGTGGTAGTACATCTTGTGGATGCCGGCCACCAACATCGCAACGTGGATCTGGTTGAACGCAGTGTCTTCCATCTGCAAGGTCCAGTCGCCCCAGAAGAAGTTGCCCTTCTTGGTGCAGCGCGTCGGGTTGACGTGGATGTTGATGAGCCTTGCGATGTCGGACGTGGTGTCTTCCGGGTAAGAGTAGCGGCGCGGGTACTTCTCGGAAGTTCCCCATGCGCTCGGGACACCACCCTTCTTCTTACCGGCAGGCGGGTACCAGAAGATAGAGCCGCTGCGGTTTGCCGTCACGAGGGCAGCAATCTGAACGGACTTGTCGATGTCCACCACGTTGTGCGTGTAGAAGTTGTCCATCACGCGGCCCTTGCCGTCGTAGAGCGCGGCCCAGCGGCCGAGCGTAGTCGGGAAGGAGGTTGCGCCGTCATACTTCTTCAACGCCTTCGCGATTTCGGCTTCGCCGATACCGCCGAGGAGCGCGAAGCAGTCCTTACGGGCTTCACAAACCGTCATCATTGCGCTCATGACCTGCGTGTTGAGGGTTTCGATGTCCTTCATGCCGAAGTTGTTGATGTTCGTGCCCGCGGAGACGAGGAACGAGACATCGGAGCCGTCCTTGTCGAGGAACAGGTTCCAGACCGTGGCGAGGGTGCTCGTGGACATGTTGTTGGCAGGCTGGTAAACCCACACAGCGTCGTTCACGATAGCCGGGTCATCCGGGTTGAAGGAGATGCAGGTGCTTGAACCGTCGAGAACACCGTTGTAGATGGTCTGGGACAGGTCGTAGGAGTTGTTGTCCAGGAAGTTGTCGAGCACGCCGCTCTCGTTGAGGAGGAACGACACGCCGGTGTCCGCAAGTTCGAAGCCTGCGGCGTATTCGATGGACAGCTGGGTCTGGCCGTTGAGCACATACGGGACAACGGTTCCTTCGAACTCATACACGTTTCCGTTGAAGCGATACTGCACGTTGAGGAAGAGGCGGGCGACGTTTTCGCCGTCGGCAGTCAGAGCATACACCTGCTTCGGGTTGCCGGTGAACTCGACGTCCTCATACTTCGTGGTAGCGAGGCCGAGGCCGAGGAAGGTTGCACCGATTTCAGCGCTTGCGAGGCACTTGCTGGACTTTTCGACGATGTACTGGTCCTTGCCCATACCCGGGTTGATGTAGGCCTTGCCGTCATAGTCGGCAACGAGCACCAGGTTGGTGTCGGTGACCAACAATGCACCGGTTTCGGTAGCAAGGGCCTTGCCCTGGGTGGTCATGCTGAACTGGGCAGCGTTCTGGGCAGCCGTCGGAACATAGAGCGAGTAGGCGCCGACCACGAAGAACTGGCCGATGTCAACGCTCTTGGTGAACTTGACCGTGTAGGAGATGCCTTCGCCAAGGAGCTTCTTCAACGGGTCCTTGACGATAACCTCGCCACCGGTGAGACCAACCACAGTGAACGTCTGCGGATCCGGGTCAATGTAGGAGTTGTCGCCATCGGTAATGGCCAGCACATCCCCGACCTGAACCTTGCCGTCCAAGTCAGTGTTTGCAATGGTCATCTTGGAGCACTCGACACCGTAGGTTTCGACACTGCCGTTGGCCGCAGACCAGGTAGTGTCGTCGAGGGTGAGCACGGTTTCGATGGTATGTGCACTTGCATACACATCCATTGCAGCGCCGGTGAGGTCAATCAACTGGTAGAAGTGTTCACCGGCAGTGTCGTCCATGCCTTCCGGGAGGGCGTCAAGGGTGATTTCGCCGGTCATCACGTTGATTGCCGTGATCTTGGCGGTACCAACGACCGGGTTGTGCCACTTTTCCATGAACTCGGTGATTTCGGCTTCCGTTTCCACCGTGGTAGTGCCGGAGCCGAGCACGACAGCGACTGCATCGCCGACAGCGTATTCCAGCGCGGCGCTCGTGTCGAGCTTGAGCTTGTTGGCCTTCAAGTCGAAGGTGACAATGTCGTTCACGACTGCACGATTGTTGTAACCGACCGCGGAAGTGCGGAATGCCTTGGCGATGGTCTTGACCACGTCGCCCCAGCTCTTTGCGTCGCTGATGTCGGCGAACACGCTGTCAACCTTTTCGCTGAACTCGGAGATGTAGGAAGATTCGACCGCGATGGAATCGAGGCCAGAACCGTCGAGCTCTTCGTTCGGGGTGCAGAGATACTTGGCAGCATTGGTAACGGTGACGGTCGTCGTGCTGTATTCGGTGTATGTGCCAGAAGCGGACACGATGAACTTCACTGTGATGACGTCGCCATCAAAGAGGGTCACGTTGCCGTCAGCGTTTTCAATGCGGAACACGCCTGCCGGGAGGGCGTTGCCATCCACGTCAGTGGTCTTGAAGGAGATTGCACCGAGCGAGTTGAACTCGTTGTTGATGATGCGGACCGGGATGATACCGTTGTTGGCATCGTTCACGATGATGCAGGAACCGTTCGGGAGAGAATCCTTGACGGAGAAGCGTTCGCCGGCAGCGAAGTCGGCAATGTTCATCACCGTGAAGGTCTTTGCACCACGACCGGCAACGGCAGTCTTGACCGTGAGGTAGTCGAAGCCGTCGGCAACGGCAGTCGCGTCGCTGCAATAGAAGGCAACGGACGGACGGTTGTAGCTTTCCAGGTAGGAGCTGTCATCCGGGGACACGGAAACGTCGAACTCGTCGATGGAGAGAACAGTCGCGCTGGCGAACTGGTTGCTTGCGCCACCTTCCGTGATCGGGAAGTAGAGCTTTTCGCCGACAGAGAAGGTCGGACGGGCACCGAGGGTCAGGGTGAGCGTCTTGCTGACCAGGTTGGTCTGGACGTCGACGATGTCGTAGGACTCGTAGGCGCGGTTGGCGCTGCTCGGGTCGCTGTTGATGATCGCAAAGAGGACGGTGTCGGTCGGAGCCTTCTTGCGTTCGTTGTCGTACCAGCGGCATGCCTTGCTGTCGGTGAACTCTTCACCGGCGCTTACTGCGAAGTCAACGTTCTTGCCGGACTTCACAGTCTCGGCGATGTTGTTGATCTTGCGGCGCACGCCGAAATCGGCGGCAGCATCGGTCTTGAAGCGGGTTGCCGCGAAGTGCTTCATCTGGAAAGAGTTCTTCGGCTGTCCATCATACCGGAAAGCGTTGCGGTCGTAGGTCACGACGAACGCATCGGACTTGAGGTCCCTCTTGTAAGGGCTGGACTTGTCGATTTCTTCGCCGTAAGGGCGAACGAACTCAACCACGCCACCGTTGTCGATGACGCCACGGGCGGCATACAGGCCCTGGTTGTATTTGGCATTGTTGTAGCCATATCCGAGTATGGCATCCATCGCGCCGGAGTTCGAGATGTTGAGGATCTTGTTCATCTCGCCTTTTGCGGCGAAACCAACAATACCGGCGATGGCGGACGGGTTCTGAACCTCGCCATAGGCGGAATTATCCTCGATCGAAAGCAGAACTCCAGGGGCGCACAGGTCACCCATCTTTGTAGCCATGATTTCCTCTCAGGTTGGTGATTTTACGCTTCTAGTTTAATAGGTGGGCACGATTTTTCACGGCATACCGGCACCCGGGATATAAACTATGGTCGAAAACCACACAAAACGCCCGAAAGAGGAACCATGGACGGAGTCGCAGTAAACGAAGAACTGAACAACATCAAGGACCGTTTCCCGGAGGAAACCGCCCTGGTCGAAAGTGTGCAGAAGCTGTTCAACAAGGAAGTGCAGATTATCTCGGACCGCAGCATCAGGGCCCTGAAAGCCTTCCCGATGCAGTTCACGAAGCGAATTCCGACAGCCGACGGCGAATGGACGACCCAGCTGCACATCTGGGCGGATAACCAGGTCGCCGAACTGCTCGACATCGACCCGCTCGTCCTCACCGCCCGCAACTCGGACGGCGAATGTGTCCTCATGAGCCTCCTCATGGCGGCAACTGGCCGCTTCACCCAGCAGGTGAACTATCCGCTCATCCAGAAAATCCTCGACACGGACATGCAGTTCCAGTATCTGACCGAGCCGGGCGACGAAAGCTCGGTCCAAACCGGCAACGTATGGGACGAGGAAGACCTCGACCACAAGACCCCGCTCGAATACCTCGCCGACTTCGCGAAGGGAACTGGCGTCTTCGGTGGCTGCGGACAGGATCCCCTCGTGAGACAGATGCTCGAAAACTTTGCAGACCGCCCCGAACCGGACAATGGCCCCGGCGAACCACTTTCCGACCCCAACTTCAACGAAGACCAGGCCAAGAAGGCCATCGAACAGTCGGAAGCCCAGCTCGCGACAACCGCGGAAACCAACCCGCAGAATATTCCTACCGCAGACCAGATTGTCCAGCAACAGGAACAGGTCCAGCAGCCCGCCGCACCGGCACAGCCGGCAGCGCCTGCCCAGCCTGTCCAGCAACCGGCACCGCAGGAACAGCCTGCCCCTGCCCAAGCTCCGGCTCCGGCACCCGCGCCGACCCAAACGCCTGCACCGGCCCCGGCACCAGCCGAAGAGCCGACCATTTCGGTCCGTGAACGCTGCAAGCAAATCCTCGAAAACAACCCAACCGTGAACGACCCGGACGCTGCCCCGATCGCCGGAAGCAAGAAATTGCTCGAAGCGCTCGTCACCATTGGGAAGAACACGATAGACTTCTCGTAATGAAACTCATTTTCTGTTCATTTCCGCTTTTCAATGAAATACTCCCCTCGCTAGACACCGAGGGGATGTCCCTTCTGCACACAATGATCGGCAAGAACGACTATTCCACGAAAACCGTGGCATACCTTGTCGGCACAAATGCAAAGAACGCCCTCCTCGGGGCGGTCATCTTCTCGCATACCGGGGACACCGGCGCAATCCATACCTTGTGTGTCAGGGATGACGTCCAAAAGAAAGGCCTTGGCACCCGTCTTGTGGACAGTGTCAAGGCCGGGTGTGCCACCGTAACCGTAAACGGGATACACACCGCGTTAGATTTCTACAAGAAACAGGGGTTCGTTCCGGTCGATAAAGACGATCCGGGACCGGTCATTCCCCTTGTTTGGCATCGCTGAAAAGACCATCCCGCATATCGTCAAACGCTAGAACCATAACCGGCTCCGGCTTGCCGTCCTTGACCCACTTGGTCAAGATTTCGTCGATTTTCTTTTCAGTATCGTCGCCGAACTGCGCCTTCATCAATTCGACACACTTGCCGTATTCATAGACGGGGACGGTATCGACTTGCATCGAGCATTCCGGGTCCGGGATGCCGGCATCCATCGCATCGACTATGCCAATCATCGCCTCGCGAGGGAACTCTGGAATAATGCCGCCGACCTCGCTTTCTTCGAGTTTGCTGTCGCGTTCGTCAGGCTCAAAGGCATCATACACCACCGGCGCACATTCATGCAGATACGGAAGCGACCTCTTGGTATTGTAGTCGAACCATTCCATGGCGTCCGTGTATGCGCGGTCCTCCGGGGTCTCGCCTTCGTCAAGTTCATCCGCATTCGGAGTAAATGTCTTGGCAAGCTCGTCGATGCAACGGGAGCTCTCATATACGGAAACTACAACCGTTTCCAGTTTCTGGTTGTCCGTGGGCTTGACTTGCTCACCGTATTTTACGCGAGAGTATGTCGGGCGCTTGACATCCTTCGGCTCCACGATGTAGGTAAACTTCGCCGTCCCGATCATCGCACCCTCCATATCATGAAGGAGGATGACGTGTCCGGCCTCGTTATCCCGTTCGCAGGCGACCTTAATCCTGGCCTGGACATCCTGCGGCAATGAGGCGATATATTCCTCGTCTTCGGATTTAGACATTTTGCATCTCCATTTTTATTACGGTTCCACGGTCATCGTTCGCAGCGTTTCCATGTGCTCATCGACTTTCGCGGCTTCGACAAATTCCCGGTCAGCGGCCTCCGGGTCCGCACCCTGGCTTGCCATGACTTCGGCCTGCTCGGGGGAAATCCCGAACAGGTCGGCCAACTTACTTGCCTTTTCTGAACTTGGGGTACTTGGCCTGGATGACATCGTAGGCCTCCTCCACATACTTTCGGTCAATGACACCGGCCTTGACATTGGCCCAGGCGGAATTGTGCGACATGTCATAGACAACCATCACCTTGTTGATGAAGGCATCGCGGGCAGCAAGCACTTCATTCTTCGCCCTGCACCACCGGTTGTCAACCTGCATGCCGCCAAGCGCCTTGAACGTCTTGGCCTGGAGTTCAAGCGGCAGTTTCGTGAAGTTGGTATTGTTGAGACCGTTCACGATCTTGATGTACCTGCGGTCCATGGAAAGAGACTGCAGAACATTATATGCCTTGAACTCTCCGATTTCCGCCTCGCTCAGCGGGAGCTTCTCGATACGGTTGTTCAGAAAGGTAAACGCGTTGAACCCCATCGGCACCCCCTATTGGCGACCCATGCCGTTCTGGCCTGGCCACGTTTGCTGGACACCCGGCTGAGCATACTGGACACGCTGCTGCGTCTGGGCCTGTGCCTGCGCCTGGACTTGGACCTGCGGACGAGGTTGCATCTGTTGTTGCGGCTGCGCCTGCTGCTGCATCGCGGCAAGCTGTTCGGCGGTAAGTTCCGGCGCCTTCTGCGGTGTCTGGAGCCAGCCTACCTGATGGACAAGCATCGCGGTGGCGGACAGATAACCATACAGCATCGTTTCCGGGTCAACCTGGCCACGGGTGTCAGCGAGGGCATCCGCAGTAATCTTGCCGAACGAGAACAGGCCGCGGTCGTTGATGCGGTCGAACGCATACTTGCTGAACGGAATGTAAATGCTCATCGGGTCTTCCACGTTGGAAGACAGATACATTCTGAGGCCGCGAGGATCGTTGCGGGTGACATAGTTCCAAATGTCGGCGATGGTTTGTGCGCTCGCGAAAATGCTGGGCCTACCAACCACGTTTCCGCCATTCTTGAGGAAGGTCACATGGAGGCTAACAATCATCGAACGGATGTCCGGGTAGCATGCGTTGAACGTGTCGATAATCGTCTGGCGTTCATAGCGGCCGTTGACCGCAGCCACTTCCTGCTGCACGATAAATTCGAGACGCTCGAAAATGGAGCGCTTGTAGAACTTGATTTCGTCCGCGGTGCAGCCGTGCATGGAGAACTCGATGGGGATGCAGCGGGACTTGATAGCCGGGCGAACTTGCCAGATGTCGTTACAGGTCAGGATGAAGCGGAGGGTCGCGGTCGAGGATTCGATTACCGACTGGAGCTCCTTGAAGAACTTCTCCGGGTTGAGTGCCTTGTCCACTTCGTCGATAATCACGAAACGAGGCTTGCCGTCGCTCACGCGGAACATCTTGTACTGTTCGATTTCGTTAATCACCTCGCTGGCCTTGCCATAGAGGAACTTGCTTTCCGTCCCGAGGATGTTCGGGATTGCCCTGGCAAGACTGGTCTTGCCGGTTCCCGGGCTACCGGAATACAGGACATAGTTTCCGAAACTGTTGAGTCGGAGGGCCGTGTCGACCATACGCTTGATTGACGGCGGGAGGATAATTTCATTGAGGGTCTTCCCTCGGTATTTTTCTTCCCACGGGAGGGAGAGTGGGGTTTCCTTGGACGGGTCCGCCTGCTTTGCTGCGGCGACCTGAGCACCCTTGGTTGTAAGCAAACTTGAAGACATTATATACCACTCGATAAAGTTTCTCGGTGAAATATAGCAAAAACGCTAAACTATGTGCATGGATAGGTCTTTCCCCAAATTCATCGCATCATTGGATGTCCTCGATCCGCAACTAAAGGCTAAAATCGGGACCCGCTACGAGTCCTATCTCGAAGCGCTCGCCACCGACGTAATGCCGCAACAGGCAATCCCGGACATCGGGACCTGCGTCAACCCGCAGGTCGATAACCCATATTTCGATGAAAAGACTTCAATAAAGGGGAAGCGTAAGGAGATTGCCGAGGAAGCCAAGCACAACCGCGGCGGGGCAACCAACTTCCCGAAGCCGGGAAGGACCACCCTCGGTATGCCGGACAACTGCACCGCGATTAGATAACCTTCTTCCTCGGACGGCAGAGGAGATTCTTCACTGCCTCGGATTCATCAAATTCAAGCTCTTCCGGCCAGCCGACGGCCTTGAACAGGCGCCCCAGAACCTGGGCGACGCTCATCTTCCAGTGCTTCTCCCAGTCAGGCGTAAACAGTTCAAGAAGGTGCGGGGGCATCTCGTCGCCGGTGTAGCAAATCACCGTGACACCATACAGGGCATCGGCCTTCTTGACGAACTTCATCTTGTCGCCGGCAGCAATCGGTTCATACGGGAACTGTGAAAGGACCGGATCGAACTCGATGAGGTAGTTCCACACGGCAGCGGCCCTGCGACGCCAGTCAACCCTGGCAAGCTGTTCCTTCGGCATCCTGTACATCTCGGCAAGCGTAGGCGGTTCTTCCTTGACGCCGGACGGGCAGGACAGGTGCGTGAAGTCGTTCTTCTTGACAAGCTCGTAGTATTCGCGCTTCATTTCGAGAAGTCGGTCGCGCACCACCTTCTTGTCCATTGTGTTCAGCATGAGCGTCACCATGTCCATCATACGTTCGCGGGAGAACAGCGTGGTGGAGCTTCGGACGATTTCGAGGCCGGTGATTGCGAACTCGGGCTTCACTTCGAGAGTGCCCTTTACCCACTTGCCATTTTCCTTGTGGCCCTTGTCAAGATAGACGATGTCTTCCATGCTCTCCACGAGACAGATATACTTCTTTTTCGCGGTGACAATGGCCTTGTGGATGCACTTCTCGCGTTTCAGGAACAGTTCGTTGACGAAGTAGTTCCACTGCTGTGCGTAGGCGAGCATGAACTCGTCCAGCTTCTCTTCGAGGGCGACCGCGTCGAACATGCGGCAGAAGTCCGTCATGCGGTAACGGTTGTAGATGATGCGGACATCGCCGTCCTGCACGATGCCGTCGGCGAACATGATCTGCATCTTCGTGAACCCGGTCTTCTCGTCCGGGACGCGGTTGCCCGGATCGTTCCAGACACCCGGGGCATACATCTTGCAGGCAGCCGCAAAGAACTTCTTCGCGTCGGTTTCCTGCTCGACGGTAAATACCTTGGACAGGAAGCGCTGGTGGCCGCGGAACGCGACAATCTCGATATTCTTGCCGGTATGCGTCTCGAAGCCTTCCATGATGTCGCCGAACTTCACGAAGAAGGAGTCGGTATCGCCATGGGACATGCGGCGCTGCTGGACGACACCTTCGGAGTCAACTTCGGTGCCGACGAACGCGGGCTCGATGCGCGGGACATACCCGAACGTATCGTAGAACCGCTTGTCTTCGACCAGCTCCTCGTTGATATACTTCGCCATGCCGTTGATGGTATACTTGATAAGCTGCTGACCATACGCGGTAATGGATGCCGCGTTGTCCACGTCGTAGAGCGGGAAGAACGGGGAGCCGAGCAAACCGTAGAGCGAGTTGCCGAGCACCTTGTACACCTTCTGCATCATGTCGTAGACGCCGGTCATTTCCGCGTCGCCCGCCTTCTTCGCGGCCTTCATCTTCTTCTTCAAGTTGGAACGGCCGTCGAACAGAAGCCTCGTGACTTCCGGCACGACGCCGACCTTGTCCTTTCGGAAGAATACCTGATACTGGCCGTTGTGGGTCCACGGAGAACGGATAAGGTTCTTCAATTCCTCTTCCGGGACCTGGTAGTCGATAGGATAGACCACCTTCATTTCCGGCGAGGTGTTGAACGTCATCATGATGGATGGGTAAAGGGAACGGTAGTCGTATGAGACCAGCTTTTCCTTGTAGCCCGGGATAGCATACACGAATGCGCCAGGAAACTCCTCCTTTTCCTGTGCGCGTAGTGGCGGGAACGTTCGGCCTGTCTTGTGCAGATGGTTCAGGACAAAGCCGACCAGCATTTTCTTCGACTCGAACACGAACGAGAACGGAACCCTGGCTTCCGCGGATGCGGACACCGCCAGGTGGAACATCTTTTCCTTCTGCTCGATCTTCTTCAGGAGGCGGACGTCCTGCATGTTATACAGGATGAACATGTCCCAGTGGTTCTTCCAGGACAGGTAGCCTTCGGGAAGCGGAGCCTTGTGCTCGCCGACCGTGATTTCGCCGATGTAGTCCAACTTGTAGGACGGCTGTTCGGAGAAGGTGTACTTGCGGTAGAGGTCGAGGAAGTCGATGACTTCCGTGCCCGCGATGTGGAGGTCGCCTTCTCGCTGGTCAACCCATGCACGCTTCTCGGCAGCCGGGAGCCTGGACATGAGCTTGAGCGGGATCTTCAACTTCGCCGCTCGGTTGACCATGTAGGTAGTATCGTATGTGAAGTTCCAACCGGACAGGATTGACACGTTGTTGTTGCCAATCTCGGTGAACAGCCTGGTCAGGAGTTCGCCTTCGGTCTTGCATAGGACATAGCGGCCGTTGTCCTTGGCCATCTCGTCCTTCACCTCCTGGCTGACGTCCTTCGCCACGCCGTAGGTGATGTAGTTGTCCGTCTTGGAAAAATAAATCGTTACGCAGTTGATCGGGTATGCGGCCACGCTCGCGCGTGGGAATTTACCGGTGGTCTCCACCTCAATATCGAGGAAGCAGAGGTTGATTTTCGACATGTCGGCTTTGAGCATGCCGGCATTTGCGTAGAAGCGGGAAAGGAACCTCGCCCTCGGGTCGATGTCGATTTCTGCAAGGTGGTTGCGCGGGCCGGAGAACTGGTGGCGGATTTCCCGCTCGTCCTTCGTATGCCGCTGCACGGCAAACATCTCGTTTCCGTAGATGTCGTGCATGCCACACGGTTTTGCGCCGAATTGCCCCCGTATATTGGTATAGAACGTGTTGATGTTCTGCAACACGTCCATAGTGCCATCCATGTACCACAGGAACATTCTGTCCTTTTCCGGGTCATGGTAGATGGCCTCCCACATCTTGGGAGCTTTTACTTCTGTATTAGATACAGGTATCTCCGGCATATCCAGAAATATAGCAAAAAACGGACCGGCATTGCCAGTCCGATTTAATTTTTCCGCGCAAGCGAACAGTTACTTCTTGGCGAACTGTGCCTTCGCGTTCTTGATGTGGGACAAAATCTTGTCGATATTGTCCTTTTTCTTGCCTTCGGCACCGGCGCCGAGGCGTGTTTCCACGAACTTGCCGAGGAGGTCCCAGCGCTTCGGGTCGGAAAGGGTACCCTTCATGAACTTCTTGTTGTCCTTGGCGTCACTTTCCATGCCTGATGCCGCGCTCTTGGCCTTGCTGTCGAAAGCCGGCTTCTGGGGAGGGGTAGTGGTAACGCACTCGACCTGGACGCCCTTGGCGGCCTTCACTTCCGGGTCAGTCGTAGTGAGGGACTGGGTCACGACCTTGGTTCCGCCTGGACCGGCGGTCTTCTTCAAGTCAACAGTCTCATTTTCAGTCTGCTGCTTGACGTCCTTTTCGGGCGCGGTCTTGGCCTTACCGACCTTGGAATTCTTGGAGAGCACGAGCGACTTACCGCCGCTGCACCACTTGTTGGTATCAAAGACTTCACCGTTGAACATCTTGATGCCTTCGCACATAGGCTTCGGATTGTCAGTCTCGTTGAACGGTTTGTCGATGATCGGCTGACTGCAGATGCCTTCGAGGATGGCCTGCACCTTTTCGTCGCCATAAATATCGAATGCCTGTGACATTGGGTAAACTCCGGTGATTGGACTTTTTACTAAGTTTAGAAGATGTCCCCGTTTTTGCCCGTCAGGCAAAACGGCTGAACCCGATGTTCGAGCAGAGGACTGCCACGGACAGCTTCTTGGGGCCCTTCTTGCGGATGCGCAGCCTCTTTCGGACCGGCTTCATGGGTTTCTGGGCAGGAGCCTGAGCGGCCACAGCCGGAACTTCCGGCGTGATTACCTTCTCCGGTTCGCTGTTTCCGGTGATTTCTTGTTCTGTGGTCTGTTTCTTTCGTGCCATACTTGTCAGTTTATAGCAAATCCCGGAACCTATAAACTGTATTCGAACAATTCCGGCGGCACAATGAACACTACCGAGTCCCAAATCCAGCTTTCACCCTCCGAACTCTACCATCCGGGCGTTTCCCCGGCAATTCAGGACCTGTCCCGCAAATCGGGCATGCCCGAGACCGAAGTCGCATCAATCTACGCCCAGACCGAACGCGACGAAAAGAACGACGCAGCGGAAAACCCGGACAAGATCGTCATGGACGTCTACGGCAACTGCCGCTTCGGCGACAAGGTGTGGAGCGAGACCCGGAAGAAGGTGCTTACCCCGGAAGAAACCGAAAGTGACTCGGAGCAGGAACTCGAAGATACGCTTTCCAGCATGAGCACCATGTTCTCCCCCGAAGAAGAACAGAAGTCTCCGGGCAGCACGGGCGAAATCGAGGATGCGTTTGCCAGCGGAGCGAACAGTTTCACTCCCAGCATCGACAACAACTCGCTCGGGTTCTCCGACGAAGACATGGCGCTTACGAACTCCGTCGCCGACGCGGCAGCTGCCGACTACGACCTCCCGGACGACTCCGAACCGTTCGGGACCGACACGTTCACGGACATCGACCCCAATGTCACGCCGGACAACGTGAACTCCGCCCCGGACGGCACCCCGGCCCCGACAGGCGGAGAAAAAACTCCATTGGAAGAAACCAAGGAAGAAGAAGCCGTCAAAGCCTAGCGCACCGCGAAATTCAAAAGGCCTCCCGTCCGGGAGGCCTTTCTTTTTGTCCAATCGAGACTATGCCTTGGAATAGGTGCACTTCCTAGACATGAGTCCCGTGTTGAAGAACGCGAGGAACTTGCTTTCGCCGTCGTCGGAAACGGACCATTCCACCTTGGCGCCGGAACCCATGATGACGGTTCGGAGGAAGATGTCATACGGCATCTTGAACACCTTGTTCGGTGCATGGACTTCGCACTCGCGGATAGTGAAGTTGTAATCCACGCGGTCCGTCTTTGCGACCACCATAATCGTGTTGTCGTCGGAAGTATGGAGTTCGATTTCCTTCGCCGGGAGAATTTTCTTCATGTGGGCGATGGAGAGAACCAGGCCCGAACCCGGGATGGTGGCAAACTTTGAGAGGCCGGCATTGTTGAACGTCTGGACCTGTGTATCGAGGAACGGGAACGAGATGGAAAGGTCGTCGTCGCGAACCGCGATGCGCTTCGAGGTGAAGTCGAGTTCCATCGTCACGACCATGTCAATCTTGATCTTCGAAAGCACGTTGAAGATGACGGACGGGAGCCTGATGGAGAAATCCTTCGGCTTTTCGTCTTCGCTCGCAGCGGCATGTGCCTGGTTGTTGAAAACCGTGGCCATGCAGAAATGCTCGTCACCGATACGGAAGGAGATGACACCGTTCTTGCGGTGCATTTCGATATACGGGAACCCGTAAGTGCTGTCACCGACCATGGCCATGTCAAGCTGGCCAATGACGAGGGTTTCGTCAAGGTCGAACTTCGGAACGTCCGGCACCTTGTCGGCAGGCTGCACTTCGAGGCCGCACTCGAAGTTGAACTCGTCGCTGTTCTCGGCAAGGAACCCGAAGACGAACAGCTTGCCGTCAACGAAGCTCATTCCGGCAAGGATTGCATCCTTGTCATCGACCATGTTGATGTCGCATGCCGCGCAGAACTCGTTGGCATAAACGACCACGTCATGCGGAAGCGGATCGGAACCCTTTGCCGCGCTTGCCTTGGCAACTATGCCGTTGCCGGTAGTGAACGTAGCTTCGACGGAGCCGTCATAGGACGGACGGGTCGAAATTCGGACACAGAGACCCGGGTCATAGGAACAGCTTTCCTTGATAAGGCCGATGGCTTGTCTGAAATTCCCTTCCTTGGTCGGGAACATGAGCATCTTTTCAATGTTTGTCTTCTGCATATTAAAACCTCTTGGCGAGAAACTAGGTTTTCTCCATTAAAAAACGGGGCCGGATGGCCCCGCAGTAATTGTATTCCAGCATGTCGGCTAGACGACGTTCTGGAAAATCTGGTCATACCTGGACGTAGTGTCCTCGCTCTCGTCCGGCAGGAACTGGTCCTGCGCGAGCGCGTTGTCTTCCGCGAGGGAACCGAACACGCCAGAGTCGGTAGCTCCGGCAGCGGGACCTTCCGGTGCGGGAGTAGCCACGCTGAACTCGTCGCCCGGCTTGACCGACGTTTCGTCATACGGGTCGTTCGGGAGCTGGAGTGCGGTCATCTCGGCATCCGGGTTGTGCATGCTTCCCTGGGAGTCGAACATTTCAGGAAGGATCTTGCCGAGCTGTTCCTTGAAGTGGTCCGGCGTGGTGTACTCGTCTTCGAGCGCAGTGAACACGGCTTCCCACTTTTCTTTCGGGAGACGGACATCGGTTTCGCTTTCTGGAACCGGACGGCTCGGATCGGTCGTCATGTCATTCTTGATAAACCCGAAGAGCTTACCGAACGCGTTGATGATTTCCTGGTCCTTCATGTCCTTGATACCGGCGAACCCGTTGAGCTGCTTGTCCATGCCGAGGATAACCGGGGTTTCTTCGGCAGAGCTTGCGATGATTTCCGCCATGTGGTCGGTTGCGCCATTTTTCAGGATGGAAGCGTTTTCCGTCGCAAACTCGGTATAGGTCGGATCGTTGGCCTGAACACCGCCGGCAGTCGGATCGGTCATCTGTTCGTTGGCCTGCTCGGCATTGGCGACCACCTGGTTCGGGTTATCGTCGTCCGGTTCGGCGGCAAAATCTTCCGGTCCAAAGCCGTTCGCGCCAGCTTCCTGCTGTTCCATGAGGATGCGGCGTGTTTCCCTCATGTCGCGGCCAAGCTGCCACCCGACGGACTCGACCATGCGGGTTTCCGGGTTGAGCCCAGGTTCCGCCGGCTTGTTTTCGGGCAACACCGAGTCGAGGTCGTTATAGAGAAGGTCGTCCATGTTGGCCGGCGCATCTTCCGCGGCGAAAGCGTCAATCGTTTCGAGGATGCGGTTGCCGAAGTTCTTGACGTAGTCCTCGCTCTCGATACCGAGTTCGAGCTTCTTGATTTCCCCGTTCTCGTTCGTCACGATGACGGAAATGTCGCCCTTGGTGTTCGGGTAGAGGATGTCAACGGTAAACATCTTTCCGCGACGCGATACGCGAAGCAGGCAGCGGGACTTTTCGGCGTCGATGCTTTCCAGGTTGAGGCGGATGCCCTTGTTGGCCGTCTGCTCGGCGGCTTCCTGCATGATGTCCTTGACATTCTTGCGGGTCTTGTTATCGAAGAACGGATTGCGCTCGCTGTAAATTCGGCGGTCCCATTCCTCGGAAATCTGGTTGCCAATCGGTTCCATGACGCCCTTGGTCATGGCCTTGATGAGCTTGTCCTTCGCAGGCACAATCGGTCCGCTCTCGGTTGAGACGACCTTGAAGCCCTTCAACTTCGTAATCAGTTCACTTTTGTCGTATTGCGTCACGGCCATGGTAAATATCCAGTGCGGTTTCCCCATAGTTTATAAAAATGCCCCGGCTCCGCGCCGGGGTTCTTTATTCGCTTTCCTTCTCGGTGGAATCCACTCCGCCGAGGTGGACAAGATGGTCATAGTTGCCGTCGCCCTCGTCAACCACCGGAGGGGCGGCTTCCGCACCGCCTCCGCTGAACGCGTCCAGGTTCTCGGTGGGGTCGTCCCTGCGCATTTTCTCGGCGTGCAACGCAAAGGCCTCGGCAATCTCGTCAAGGTCGATGTCGAAGAGGTCGGTCGGGAGCCATTCGCTCTCGAAGATGCGCTTCGCGTGGTTGAACCGGTCGATGTCGTTCGCCGTCCACACCTTGAAGGTATGGCCGAACATGTTGGTATGGTAGCCAAGCGGCATGATTTCCGGGATGCCGCCAACGAGGAGAACTTCCTTGCCGGCGAACTGGAACGAGTTGTCCCCCCGGACATACCTGATTGCCGCGGAAACGCTGCAATCGACGGCATAGACGCCGTATAGGTGGCCACCGGTGACATAGAGGTTCCCGTGGTAGAAATCTTCCCACTGGTCGAGGAACATCAGCACCTGCTCGGAATTGATCTGCCCGTCGGTGACTATGCCGTTCCCGGTATAATAGTCCTTCGCGTAGGTCATGATGTCCGTCCCGTCGGGAACGATACCCAGCGAGGATGCGACCCTGGACTTGCCGTTGAACAGGCGGGTGACCATGAGTTCCCCGTCGGAGCCGAGCGCGGCGTGCGCGTAGTCGGAACCGTCAAAGGACGGCAACGAGGATAGGATGAAGATGGTCCCGGCGTCCACATAGACAATCAGCTGTTCGGCATGGATGTAGCCGAGCGTCCCTGACGTTATGTAGAACTTTATCGGGGTGTACCAGAGGTTGCGGTCCGCACGGATTGCTGCGCACCGGTCCATGAACTCCAACGACAGGTCATGCCCGTCATAGTCGCTCATGAATACGTTGAACGTGCTGTCGACCGTAGTGAGGCCGATCCTCTGGGACGGCAACTGCATCCTTACTTACCTTCCGGCTTAGCGTCGTCAGTTTCGCCTTCCGGCTTCGGGAAAATCGGGCGAAGCAAGGCGAGGGCGTCACGGATTTCGCGAGACGATTCGGAACCGCCGTTGGTCTCCTTGATGATTTCATCAAGATACTTGACGAAATCGCGGACACCTTCGAGAGTCGGGCCAAGCATGTCCGCGGTGTATTCGCGGGTATACTCGGTATTGTTCGGCTTGGCGACACCGTCAACGATTTCCACCGTATAGCCGGCTGCCCTTTCCTCGTCGTTAAGGACGAGCTGGTCGATAAGCGCATCGACAGTGAGACGGACGGTGATCGTGCATGGGATGCGGCCGATGAACCTGATGAGTTTGTACCGCTGTTCGAGTGTAAGTTTGACTGAGTTCATGACAATTTACCCTGTTTGGATGAAAACTAGGTTTTCTCGTGGAGCTGGCGAAGGTAGTCGTATGCCGCCCGCTCGGCATCCGACTTGCACGGGGCGAGCCGGAACTTGACACGTATCTTCAACCCGTCGGCAGTCACCGTCTCGACGACAGTGTCCTGGCTGTTCGCCGGGATGCAAATTCTGACCGTCTCGTCGCCGCACTGGACAACCGCCCACTTGCCGAGAACGAGGTCCTCGGGGAAGATTTCCGGCCCATCCACGACAAGGACGCCATCCACGATGGAACAGTTCTCGGGAAGTTCCGGGTTGAAGGTCACGATGAGGTTGCCGTTACAGCCGCCAAAGTGGCCGGCGTTGCCCTTCCCGGTCATGCGGGTCTCCATCATGCCGGGCCTGTAAATCAGGTTCTGGGTAATCTGGCGACGGTTCTCGCCGTTATTGCAATACGGGCACTTCTCGATGACGTTGATGCCGGTCCCGTTGCACTTGTTGCACTTCCTGAACCGGTGGGTAGTCGGGTCGCGATACCTGCCGTTACCGCCGCACTGGCTGCACTTTGCCGCCTTGGCAGCTCCGGTACCGTCACATTCGAGGCAGGTGGAACGGCGCTCGAACTGCACGGGCATCATGGAGCACCCGTGCATGAACACGGAAAACGGGATATTCACAGTGAGATGGATGTCAGAACCGTTGACCGCGGTCCTGGATTCGGGCTTCTTGCCGAAATTCCTTGCCACGGTCGGCGTGCCGAGAACAGATGCGTAGAGTTCGAACTCCGCCATGTAGGAGTGCTTCTTGTCATACTCCTTGCGCTTCTCGGGAGTCCCAATCTGCGCATAGGCCTCGTTGAGTTCGGCCATGCGCTGCTCGGACCCACCCTTGTCCGGGTGGGCTTCCTTGCAGAGGCGCCGGTAGGCCTTCTTAATGTCTTCGTCGGAGTCGGAGAGCTTTACGCCGAGAATGGTATATGGATTCATGTCTAGCCCGCTTGATACGGGCGTAAACTAGGTTTTCTTCCTAAAATCCATGTAGTCGATACCCGTTGCACGGCGGAACGCGCCGAGCGTAGCCTCACATGCTGCAGCGAGGCTGCTTATCGCGCTCCCGTTCGGGTCGGCGTCAAGGCCATCGGCACCCTGGTAGAAGGGCTCCCGGAAGCTGGACGGATCCGCGCGGAGACGGTCGAAGAGCTTCTTGATTTCCGCAGCGGCGTTCGAGTTCGGATGGTCCTTGGCAAGGCTGTCAACGGTATTGCTCACGATGACCAACCCAGCCGGAGTGTTGCGGTCATCGACCGCATCGCCCATCGGCGCAGCAGCGGCATCGCCCTGCGCGGCAACCATGTTGGCTGCGGCAGCTACGCCAGCATCGGAAAAATTGGACGTGCAGGTAAAGTCCTTCACGGAATAGTACGGAACAGTAGTGCGTTCGCCCGGGGTGCTGGAATACGCATCCCATGGCGTGGCGCACTTCTTCGTCTTGGTCCCCTTCTTCTTGGTTTCACCTGCGGTTACAAGCTGGGTCATGTTAATTTGCCTCCTTGCCGCCCTGGGTCTGGACAAACTTACGGGCTTCGTTAAACAACTGGGTTGACTTGCGTTCCGGGTTCTCGGCTTCCGCGTTCGGGTCGTTGGCCGCCAGGAGTTCCTTGTACTTGGCAGCCTGCTTGGCCATCAGCTCACGGTGCTTTGCTGCGACCTTCTTGTTGAAGTCAGCCTGGCCGGATGCGGATGCCTTCGCCTTGTCTGCCTCGATCTGCGACTGGCGTTCGGCCTCTGCCATCAACTGCTCATCAAGCGCCGGGTCAATCGGACGGTGATCCTTGAACTTGGACGGGTCAGCCTTCTCGGCATTGGCGAGCAGACGCTGGTAAGCCATGTTCTCGTAACGGTTCTTTGCCTTCGATACCGGAGAGACCGGCTTCGGTGCAGGCTTGGTTTCCTTGGAAACCGGTTCCCACTTTGCGCCGAACTCGTTAAGCGTAGAGACGACAGCAGAACGAGCATCTTCGCCACCGGAAACCGCGACAGCGGTTTTCTTCATGGCCTTGTCAAACATCGAAGATGCGATGCTTGTGCGGAACCCGTTCACCGTAATCACGTAACCATCGCCGTCCTTTGCCGTGGTATCATACTTGATGTCAACACCCAGCTTGGCAAGCGAATCAATTACGCGGTCCTTGGCTTCATCTTCGCTCACCTCGTTCATGTTGATGTAGTCCATCACATTCGTATTCGGCTTGAACCCACCGGCAGTATCCTTGTCGGTAAGGTCCGGCTTGATGTCGTCGGGGTTCACCTTGGCATACTCACGGCACATCTTGCGCATGAGCTCAACATACTCGTCGCGAGTTTTTGCCTTTCCGCTCTGCTTTGCCTTGGCAAAGATATCCACGATGTGCGGGAACAGAGTAGCAGCTTCCTTGACCTGTTTTGCACGATATGCAGACGCTTCTTTCTGCGGCATATCCTTCGGGGTAGGTGCACACATGAGGTCGATTGCCTTTTCGGCATTCGACATGTCATATTCGGTATTGTGCTGGTCAATGAATGCGCTGCTTTCCTTAACGAACCTTTCCTTGGACCGAACGGCCGCAGCCTGGTCAGCACCATCGGGAAGATGCAAGTAATCAGGGATTACATGCTCATCGACCAGACGAGCAATGACCATGGCAACATCCTGGTCATCCTGTTTCAGCTTTTCGCGGCTCGCATCGGAACCGAAATACTCGCCGAACGCCTTGGTAAACATTTCCCCGGAAACGTTGTCGGGCAGCTCACCCAAAATTTTTGCTGCTTCCGCCCGGACCTTGACGCCGAACTCATTGCGGATGCCAGCCGAGAAGTTCTTCGAAGCGGCACGAGACCTTGCATCACAGAACTGCTCGATAATCTTGTCAATGTCAACCGTAGCGTCATTACGGTCAATGAGGTCATATTCTTCCAGCTGGCCGAAGACCTTGGCAACTTCCGGTCTGGAATGACGGATTTCGTCGCGTTCGCCAAGTTCGGTAAAATACTTGTGGGCAAGAGAACGGATTTCGTCCTCGTCCATATCCGACGGAAGCTGGCTAAGGACCTTGAAGATCTTTCCTGCACGTTCGGCAGTAAACAAGTCAGTCGGCTTTACTTCACCGACATATTTGCCGTTTGACTGGAACTTGGAATTGGCATACATCTTGGTGCCGGAATTAGCCATTTCATAGCGCACGGCTTCGCGTTCCACGTCACCGTTCATTACAAAGACCAAATCGGACAGCGGAATGGAGCCCTTCTCAACGGCAGGCATAAGTTCATTCTTGATCTGGGACTTCAATGTCTCATCATCCGAAGTACGACGGGCGCGAACAGTCGAATTGAACCTACCCATGTTATCCGGGGTGTAACCCGTGTCGACGGACAAGTCAATGATGCGTTCAGCCACCGTCTTGCGAATACCGGCAATGAGGCTCATCATGTCGGCATCGGTCGGGACATTCACGGTGGAGAAATCGCCGTCCACGCCACATGCCTTCGCAATATCTTCAAACGTCATGCCACCCGGGGTCGTGGAAGCCTGACCATCGGGCCCATAATGAACCTGGACCTTCTTGGTCTTGACATTGTAGTCGCCGCGACTACGGTAATCGCTTTCGGGTTCAGGCGCAGATACCGACAGGTTTTTAGAATACACACCGACAGGCATGCCACGCATAAGGGCAACAATGTCTCCCTTCGTGCCATGATATTCCGCATCACCCTTGCGCTCGTCGTCAAAGATGTCATTCACGAGCAAATTCATGATGCCGTTTCCGGCAATGCCAGTAAATGCCTTGACCGGGTTTTCCTTCAAGGAAGCACGCTTCATCTTCAAGCCGGCGTCCTTGGCGTTGATTACGTCATCAGCGTCGTCCGCGCTAACATACCCGAGCATCTGCCCGAGGTGAGCGGCCAGCTTACGCAGCGACGGGTCGCTGTCCACGCGGTGCACCATGGCGGCATTGTAGAAACGCATGGTATCGTGAATTTCTTGCGTGGTGGCCTTTGCCTTGCGGGTGTTTTCCGTAGCATCCTTATAAGGATTGTTGGCCTTCGGGGACACGATCAAACGGGCAAACGAATCGACAATGTCATCGCTGTCCCCAGCCGCGGCAGTCGTGGAAACATTGCTGAGGCCATCGTCAACCACGGAATGTCTGCTCTTACGTCCAGCAAACCCGGTAGCCTTATCGCCGAGCGAACCGGCATTGGGGTCGGCCATCTGCGTAAGCGCGTCATCAAGCCCGGAGATAACCTTGCTTGCAACAAAGATTGCCTGCGGTGCAGTAACTTCGCCCTGCTGGGATTCGATGGAGCCAAGAATCTTCTCGCCACCGGAAAGAATCTTTTCAAACAGCGGGGCAGCGTTGAACTTGAACAGGCGTTCCGTGTCGGCAAGTTCGGCGGATGCCGTCGTCAATGCAGAACGGACTGCCTGACCAGGGGCCTTGTTGCCGCTTGCCTTTACCATGCCATCGCCAACGATGGTAATGAGCTTATCGACAAGGTTGGAAACCTTGCTCTTGATAAGTGTTTCGGCAGAAGCCGGTGTGCGGGTAGTGTCCCCGATTTCTTCCAGCTTGCTAATCTGGGCACGTGAACCGTCATAGAGCCGCATCGCATCCAAGACTGCGGCAGACTGCGCGTCGCCGCGGTCAACCAACTGCTTGATGGTCCCGAGGCCATAGGCTTCGACCGCTCCCGGGTTGCCTTCCTCGATGACTTCGCTATAATCAACCTGCGGCGCCTTCTGCGCTTCCGGCTGTTCAACCTGGACACCGGAAGGTTCCTCGGTAAACTGCGGCTTCATGCCAAAACCGGATGCAACGGCCTTCACGCCGGTATCCTTTTCGGCCGGTTTAGAATCCGTAGCAGCTGCGACAAGCTCGATTACCTTCGAGAACGTGTAGAAGTCGTTCATCTCGTTGACCGCGCCCTGTGCATCAGCCGTTCCTGCACCGGTACCGAGTGCACCCTGCACGGCGCCAACGACTTTCTTGACCGCGTCGCGGCCTTCAATGCCGTCATACTTGCTGAACATCGCATCGGCAACACTGTCGTAGAACTGGTTGACCGACTCAATGACCTTGCGATATGGCGTATTGTCGTCATTAAGGTTATCGTAAGAGAACCCGAGGCACCATTCGTCAAACTGGTCGCGGGCGGCAGCATACATCTGGTCGGTGAGCTTTTCGGCAAACCAGCCGGTAGAACCCTTTACCAAGCGAGCACATGCTGCGAGGTCGCCACTTTCGACCTGTTCAAGCAAGTCGAGAATTTCGTCCGGCGTGTCACTTGTGCCGACAATACTTGCCGCCTTGATATACCGGCGAACAAGATTTTTCATTTCGGCGACATGCTGGTCAAGCCCGGCGCCGCTTTCAAACTGTTCGACCGCCTTTGCAGGATCGGAACCGGCGGACTGCATGTAGCTTCCGAAAATGCTACGGGCAATGCCCATCGCACCGGCCTGGTCATACATAAGCGCAGCAACGGCAGACACCTTGTCATCCTCGGCGTCGAAGCCCATACGCTTGATGTCATATCCTGCACCAGACGCCCACTTGGAAATGAGCGAAGCCTTTACATCCTGCATTGTCTTTTCGCGGATGGCGCGTTCGTCATTGGGACTACCGCGACCCATCAGCATATCAATGATGATGGTCTTGGAAACCTTGTTGACGACGTCAATCATGTTTCCGGTAGTAATCTGCTTCGTGCCATTCCTGGAACCAGGCACAAACGCCTCGGCAACCGCATGGCGGAACTGGCCGTATGAACCCTTGATGGAATCCAAGACACCGAGTGCCACGGAGGCGTCATCGGCGAGTTTCGGATCGCTTTCGGCGCGGGAATGGATGTCCGAAACAACCGCAGCGCGGTCGGCTTCCGACAGATTGAATGCCGGTTCCAGGTTAGAAATCTGGTCGGCAACACGGCCAAAGCGGCCTGCCCTGGTATTTTCCGATGCGTGCTGCATCGTTTCAGAAATGCTTGCCGCATCTTCGGCAGGCGCGTTCGGGTCGGCAAGCGCAGCATCCTGCTGCAAGCCGCCATCAACCTCGTAAGTGAACGGCGCAAGTCCCTTGCACACAACCCAGCTGCGTTCATGGCCGTGGAACGCCATGTTAAGGACAACCGGGAGAACATAGTTGTCAAGTTCAGTCGAATCGTCGATGGACAGGGTAACGTCGATGCCATAGACGTTCAAGCTCACGGTAGAGCCATTTGCGGAACGTGAAACGCCCTTGTTTTCAATCTTAGTGGAAGACGCAACGCCGGTAGCACGCATGTAGCCTTCGTCGGAGCCACGGTTAAGCGAACCTGCACCGGTAGTGCCACCTTCCATCTTGGCGGTCTCGATGCTCACGACACCCAAATCAGTTTTGAGCGTCACGGTTCCATTCTTGCTGCTTTCGCGACGGTTCATGCCGAGGAACTGGTCAAAAATGAGGTTCATCACCGGTTCGTTTTCGAGCGTACCGATTGCATCAATAAGTTCGGTTCTGGCCTCGACCGCGCGAGTCAAGTCGGAACAAACCACACGGATCGCGCGGTTGAAAATTCCGGCAAGCGTCTTGCGGTCAAGCGTAAACGCTGCACAGTGCCCGGTCTGGTTGCCATTCTTGTCAACCCCCGGTTTGAAGAAATCGGGATAAACGGAAGTAAGCGCGTCGTTGAATATCTGGGAATAGCCGGTTTCACATGCCATGACAAGTTCCGGCAAGAGGTTAATCTTGTCACTGTACAGCTTGCCGACATCGCCGAACAACTGATAGAAGTGGCGGAAGCCAAACTTAGTAAGGCCGTTAATCTTTTCCGGTGCGACTTCGACCGTATTGGCAGCGCTATCGCCGCCCGGCAGGTCATAGTTGACATTTACGGAGCTGGCCAGGCTTTCCGGTCCGCTGGAAACACCGTTCGCCGCGTTGGTGTATGCCTTGGCGATAATCTTTCGCCCGACACATGCCCACACGATCGGCTTGAACGCCTTGTAACCAATGGCGCGTCCCAGCTTCGCCTTGCGTGCAAGCTCGGCCTCCGTCTGGGCAATCTCCGGGCGGTAAGCCTCGACAATCTTACTCAGAATTTCATCCGTTTTCCCCGGAGTTGCGTAAGAATGCGACTGGGCGCTCGCGATCAATGTATAGACAACGCTCTGGCCAATCTTGCCGAGGAGGTTCATCAGCCTCGGGTTATAATTGGGGTCGTCCGTGACCTTCTGGTCAGGATTTGCTGCGTTCGGGCGCGTGGATGACCGGAGGGACAGTATGGCGGCATCGACCTGGTCCATGAAAGCGTTCTCCGCGCCGTCCGTAGTTTTGAGGAAAGCATCCTTCGGGAGCCCGCACTCGGTGGCAAACTGTTCATACAACCCAACAGTCTTCCTGAACAGGTCGTGTGCGCCGTTCGGAGTATTACTGTCAACTGCATTTGGGTTCATTCACGCCTCGCATATTTTCGTTCTTTGCGCCCATAGTTTATAGACGGGGACCCGTTTCGGACGGTAAACCGCCGGACCGGAACGATAACCGGGACTTATAAACTATGGACACATGCGGCCAGGTTTACCATGACGTTAGAACAGATAGCAAGAAAATTTACCCTTTCGGATGCAGATGCGGAAAAGGCGATTTCGGAGGCGCAGAAAAGCGCCGGTGCCCCACTGTCGCTGGAAGCCGAGAAGCGGGCCGTAAAGGAAGCCGCGCGGAACAAGAAACTCTTGACCCCTGACGAGTGTGCCGAGTTCAAAGCAGTAGACGACGCGGACTTCAAGCCGATCAGCGACAGAATAAACATTGCGCCGGGCATTACGGCCCCCAAGGACGCAATTCTCGACAATATCCTGTCCGATTATGTCCAGACTGCAATCGAAGACAATCTGGAAAGCCCGGACGAGAGCCCTGCACAGAAGTTCCAAATAATCCTGGCCGGGCTGTCTTCCCCACGCGCCCTCCGCAGTCTAGGGAATACCATTCAGCGTGTGAATACCGAACTTTCAAAGAACGCACCAAAGGAAACTCCGGCAGAACAGCCCATCCAGGCACAAGAAGTTCCTCCGCAGGAACCGGCGGCAGAGCCGCAGGTGCAGGACGAAACTGCAAAGCCGACCGAAGTGGTCCCGCCGGCAGAACCCAATCCCGAAACAACGGAAACCAAGCCAAAGAAACCGGCGGCAAAAAAGACCACCAGCGACAGAAAGCAGTTAAAGGCTGCCCTCGATGCACAGGCGCAACAGCTGAAAACCGACTTTGAAAACGAAAAGGCCAAGCTGATTGCCGAGTTCAACCAGCAAAAGCAGCAGATAATTGACGGTTACAAGCAAAAACTTGATACGATAAAGAAATCGCCCAACGCGGAAGACACAAAAGATGCCGAAAGCAAGGCACTGTCCGATGCGCAGGCCGAACTGCAATCGTTGAAGACTACATACGGGAAGCAGATTTCCGACTTGCAGAATACCCATTCCGCACAGATCCAGGACCTGCAAAACCAACTTAATAGCGCAAACTCGCAAAACCAGAGCTTGCAGGAAAGGATTGCCGAGTTGCAGCAAGAAAACCAGGCACTCAAGCAGAAACCAGAACAACCGGAAGCCGCGGCTCCGACCGCAGCCGGAAACGGTGAAGATGACGACCTGCCGTTGCGTCGAGTTTCCCATATCCAGGAACACCGGGACACTGCACCCGGCAACGCAGGAACTGTCGACCACCAAGAAACCGCGGATGCCGGTGGAAATGACAATGCGCCGGTAGAATATACCAAGCCGGAACGCATGGGTGTGGACACTACCGCAATGGACGAATGGAACCAGGCCGTGGTCACCAAGTTCGGTTTCCCGTTCATCAATTTCGCCTGCCGGGACATCACCAACCTGCTCAACGGGGACGATGTCACCAGGAAACGTGCCTACGCAAACATCAAGGACCAGCTGCGCCAGCTCGCCCACCTGCAGACCAGGGGTATTCTCGGCGGGATGTGGGATTCCATGATGGAAAGCCCCATCATGCTGTTGAAGACGCTGAAATCCAGCTCTTACAGCAAGTGCTACCTGAATACGCTCATCGCCAACGGCCGCGAAGTGCGCGATACGCCGGACGGGGCCAACCTCACGGTCAGGCCGACCATCTACGGCGACGTGAAGTTCCGTGTCCGCAAGCCGGAGGCAATCCCGATCAACTTCATCAACAAGTTCTTTGTCGAAGTTGACCCGTACCGCCAGCTCAGCGTGTACCGGAAGTGGACCGGGAACCCCAACGGGACAACGCCGGAGGCATACCTCGACGACAACGCAATCCCGTACACGTCAGTTCTCGCCCCGACGGCAAAGACCAGTTTCAGCCGCAGCGACCTCAGCACCGGTTCGTTCCTGTCCAGGGTGACCGGGTTCAGGAAGGCGAACTCGATGGTGACCTGCTCTATCGACGGCCACCGCGGCGGGTTCATCATCCCGGCCCATATCGCGGACGTCCTGTTCGCATACTAGGAGACTGCAATGCTGACGAATGTCCTCAAAAACAACCTGATAGCATTTCTCGAAGCGAACATGGCCGACATTTCCAAGGGCACTGACACTGGACGCGCACAGCGTTCCAAGTCGCTGCTCCACTACTATCGCGGCCTCGGCAAGGACCGCGAGGGAAATGCCGTAATCCGGTGGAAAATCCCGTCCCAGACCAAGGAAAACGTCATGTACGACTGCTACATCGCCGTGATACCGGCGGGCAAGCAGTCCCTGTTCGCTCTCGCGAAGTCCAGAAGGGACATCCGGTCCCGCATGGAAGCGATCAAGAACGCCGATGTCAAGTGTTTCTGCACATGTCCCGACTTCAACTGGTCGGGCGCCAGATACAACATGAAGCACAAGATGGGCAGTCTCGAAGAAGGTTTCGAGTCCGTTCCCGGAGTGCCGGACGGATCCGACATCAAGCCGGTCGTCAGGGACCCACAGGGAAAAATACTCGTCTGCAAGCACCTGCTCGCAGCGTTCAAGGGCATGAAGACCAACGCAACCAGCATCATGAAGGATGCGGCCAACTCGCACTTCACACCAAACGACGGCCAGGAAAAACAGGCCGAAAGCGCCACCGGAGAATTTTTCAAGACGGAAAAGACCGTCCGCAACAAGCCCGAGAAGGAACCGGTCGAGGTAGACAAGGAACTTCTCGAAGAAGCGCCGGCAAAGGTCGATGCAGCCGAAGAGGCCCTCAACAGCCTTGCCTTCGCAACCGAGAAACTGGATGAAACTGCACCGAAGACCCCGGACGAAAATGTCAATGCGGCAATCGAGGAAGTCGAACAGCCGACGGCGGAACCTACGGAAGAAAACAAGAAGGAAAGTCTTGGCGCAGTCGGGCTCGGTGAGACGGAAAAGCAGGAACCTGCACCGGCGGAGCAACAGACACCGGCGGAACCGGAACCTGAACAGGAAGAACAAAAGCCGGAAGAACGGGACACCGGCGGAATGAACCCGGAAGATTTCGATTATTTGATGTCCCTGTTCTAAACTAACCTCAGAAATACCTCCAATGGAGAAAACCATGGCTTCTAACCAGAAACTCTACGACCGCGTGTGCAAGGCAGCTGACGCGTACACTACCCCAACCAACGCTCCCATCATGGAAGCAGTGAAGGAAATGGGCAAGGTGTACTTCATGGAAGCTATCATTGACCACAGCAAACCCTGTCCGTACTGCGACGGTACGGGCGAATCCAACTACGCCTGGGGCCCTGACGGCAAGCTGAGCCTCCGTCTCCCGAACGGCCTCAAGTTGCCGTGCCCGGCATGCAACGGGGAGAAGTATCTCCCGGCATCCGATCCGAAGGGTGACTTCCTCAACAAGGAAAACGAAAACCCGGAAGATCTGGACATCTTCGACCAGATGAATGCTGCCGAGTTCGGTGGTTCTGACGAGCGCGGCTGGGCAACTACGACCGACGACCTCGACCCGGACAACCGCTAGTCGGGTTCATTACACATCAATGCTTAAATGAAAAGAGAACCCCGCGCCGGCGCGGGGTTTTCTGGTTTCTACGGCCAGGTTTTCCGCCCGGCGAAGCACCACTCGTGGGCCTCCTTCGGAGTATAGCCCCACTTGACCATCTCCTCTTCCAGTTCCTTCCGGTAGAAGTCCCTGCGGGTAAGCCGGTATTCGGACGGGATCATCGGGACGGAAGCCTTCCGGCCCATTTCCAGCTTGCGCTTCGCTAACACCGGAACAGGGTCGTCCCCGTCCTTGGTCAGGTAGTCATAGGCGTTCCCGACCAGTTCGACAATCTGTTCGACCGTCTTCGGGAGCTTCTTGCGGACCATTTTCCGGTAGGCACGGTTCACGTCGCACAGGACCTTGGACAGGATGTCGAAGTCCTCCCAGTCCACATGGGACATCGGGCCGAACTGGAACGTAGCCCCGTCGCGCCCCGCGCCGAAGCTGCCGACAAACGGGTAATACGGGACAAGGTCCTTGTCGCTTTCGTTACGGACCATGTCCTTCCCGACGAATATCCGTATGTTCCTGCGGTATTCCTCCGAGGAAGTCCTGCCTTCCGCGTCGGCGTGCATGTAGAGAAAATCGTATAAGTCGCTCTTTCCAGAAAACCTTGACATGTCAAATCTCCCTTGCGTTGTCAACGCCGTGTTTCATGATGCACTTCCGGCAGAACGGAAGGATGTAGCCCTGCGTAACATACTTGGCCGGACGGCCACACTCGCAGCAGGTATGCCCGGTATCGCTTTCCATGTTCCATATCAGTTCATCCAGCTGCTTCACGCACTCCTCGGACGACACGCCGGACCAGTATAGCCTGGCCTCCCCGTATTTTTCCTTCGCGTCTGTGATGCGGAAGCTGTCGAGCTCCCCGTAACGTTTCAACAAGGACTTAATGCGGCGGAGATGACGGACAATGACGCGGCGCCACCCGTCAGGATAGCTGTCGAGCAGGGTATACGAGAAGTCGTAGTCCTCGATGCGACCACCGTCCACCGCCCTCGGTTCGAGGAACGGGAACCGCCAGACGAGCCAACGGTTACGGAGACTGGCGACCGCAGTCAGAAAATGTCGTTTTTTGTTGGGCATCAGGAAACCTTAGCCAGGCACGGCTGCATTACCGACTGAAAACTATGTTCTCGCGGGTCTGCGGTTTCCACGGTTCCATGCCCCCGCATGGAAAGCGCGTGATAATGGCGCTCGATTGCGGAGCGGATCTTTTCCGCGTCACGCTGCGCCGTAGTGGACGGGCGGAGGATTTCCATTTCCGCCACGGTCATTGTCGGGATGCCTGTCCTGATTAGCTCGGCGTCCATGATTTCCTTCACCGCGTTGACATACTCTGCCGGGACAATGAGGGAGTCATGGACGGTGCACACGGGGCACCCGATGAACAGGCGCACCAGCGGGATGACGCCCTTGAACACGAAGTCACTTTCGGTGGACTGCATCTCGTGGGAAAGCGCTGCATAGTTGTCGCGCTTCATCGAGTCGATGCAGCGGAGAAGCGTCGGGAAGTCGCGCTTCCAGACCTGACGCAGCTTCGACCTGACATAGTGCTTCGCTCGGTCGAAGATAATCGGCGCATACAGGAACGCGAGCCATTCCTTCTTCACCGTCTTTCTGTCGTTCATGCCGATTTGCTCGGCAAAATACTCGTAAATACGGCCTTCGCGGAGCAGGGAACTGAACCGTTCGAGCTCGTCGGAAATCAGCTTCCCGGTAGCCGCGGATTCTTCCGGGCGCCAGAACGGGGTCAGCTTTACGAACCTCGGTTCCGGGACCATCAGCGGATCGGTGGCAAGGCGCTTCCACATGCCGAACACGCTGCAGAGGAAGGCCGCCTGGGAACTCCTGATGTCAACGCTACCAACCGGCGCACCGTCGCAGGACATGCACTGCTCGCGGATTTCCTTCTTCAAGGAGGTAACGTTCGTGTGGACACGACCATAACGGTCCTTGACGACATAGGCCGCAATAGGGTCCTCGCCCATGCGGCCAAAACGCTCGACCTTGTCCATTTCGCCATCCACGCGTTCCTGCGGCACGGTTCCGCTGTCGGCAAGCCCCTGCATGGTGGCCCTTGCCTTTTCCGCGTCAATCTTGAAGTGGGCCAGGTCGTCATACATGTCGGCGACATCGTCCTGCTCGAGAAGGTATTCCTTCCTGCGGACTGCGTCAAGATACAGGCGGCGCTTGGTGAAGATGCTCTCGAACTTGTAGGAGCGGAGGGAGCCGACCGGGTGGTGTTCGCCGTTGCCGCACTTGGATTTCCAACGCGTCCAGAGGTAGCGGAGGTAGTAGGTGGCATAGGCCTCGCCGAGCCAGTAGGCCTTCGAGACGCCCTTGCACTTGGTCGTGGACTTGCGGTAGGAAGCCGTGTGGCAGATGAACCCGTGGTCGGTCAGCCACTTTACGCAGGCCGGATAGCCTGTCCCTGCGCGATAGCGGAACAACGTGCTGTAAAGGTTGCAGTACCAGGAGCTCTCGTGGGTGCGGACGCCGGCGATGTTGTCGTCCTTGAACTTCTCGGACAGGCCCTTGCAGACGTCAAAAAGAATGACGAGCATGGACTCGTAGAGGCAAAGACGCTGTCTCTGTCCCAAGGCCGAGAAAGAAAGGTCCGCATTGAAAGCGGTATCGAAAGAACGGAAGAGGAGGGACGGGAGAAGGCAGGCTGGAGCGAAGTCGGACCATGACCTGTGGTCATAGTCGATGTAGGTGTAGTCCAGGGACCCCCGCTTCATTCCATGTGTGTCCAAGTTACCCTCCGGTATGCGCCCCATTGGTCTATTCGGGAACGACGGTTAAGAATCTATAAAAAACTTTCCGTCTTCGGAAGAGGTTTATATCAAAAAACTCCAGAATTCTGCCCCCTGCGGGCGTGAAAATATAAACTAGGGGCGTATTTAACATATATATGGAAGGTGGACCATGGCAGTCATACCCGAAGCGCTGGTCAAGAAGGAAGCCGGCATCGAAATTCTCAACGACAGGAGCCGCGAAGGGACGGAAACCCTCTGGATATTGATTGCGATACTGTCCAAGTCGGCCGTGTTTACCGGGACGAAGGGTACCCTCATGGACAAGTACCTTGCGTATATCGGGAACCCGGAGACCGTGAACGAAACCTGCGTGGCCCAGTACAGGGCAACTTCGACCCAGGTCATTCAGGCATGTGAAAATAAGTTTACGTTCAACCCGGAAAAGTTCTCGCTTGACCTTGGCGAACGGTCGTTCGACCTTTTTGACATCCCGACCAACATGCTTTTCTATGGCGCGGTGTTCGCGAACCGGATGGTGGGTGTCATCGACGACGCCGACCGAGTCGCGATCAGCAGGGCCTATGCCGGCGCACTGTCGGCCATTGGCGAAATCAGCAAGACTGGCGTAGAAGGCTTGCAGAAGCTCGGCAGGGAGGGCGCCGTACAGAAATACGGGCCGGTCTTCCGTGAAGCGTTCGGTGAGAATGGACAGTTTGACGCCGAAATGTTTGGCGACATGTTCGATATGTGTTCCGACGCTATGAACTCGCTTACCGCAGTGAACGGGAGCCACCCGGAAGTAACTGCGATTGCCGCGAAATCCGGTAGCATTAGCAAGTTTACCGAGGAAGATTTTGATTCTTCCGTGTATGCCCGAATGGGCGATGTGTCCGCGGCGAAGGCCAGACAGAAGATGCGGAGCGAGTTCAGGACCGACAACAAGCATGTCCAGTTCTTCGTGTTCTCCCGCGACATCGGCACGGCGAAGGATTATCTTGCCGAACAGGGCAAGCCGCATTCGGAATTTGATGCAATCGGCCTTTTGGCCGATGCAAAGCGCACGGGCGACCGCAGGTTCCCTCGCTGGGGCCTGGTAATTCCGGCAAAGTGCATTCTCGCAGGTTCCAAGAACATCATCCTCGGCGACGCGGCCTCGTCCGTTGACGGAAAGTGGGAAAGCGTCTATTCCGACATTGCCCGCATGTCCGGCGATACGGTGAAGGAAGTATTTGGCGAGGGCAAGAACGGCGAGATGCTTCGCCAGCAGGTCATGGCTGACTTGCTTCGCGGCGGAAGGGCGGGCGAACTGCTTGATCTGAGCGTCGGCTCGGAAAACGTTACTGTTCGGCCGCCATACATGGTTACGTTTACTGGCAAGAATGCCGAAGCCAAGATGGGAGCTATCATGAAGCTGCTTGGTCGTGTGGCCAGCGGGTTCAGGACTCCGCAGAAGACGGTGTCCGTCGAGGAAATGGCCACTACCGGCAAGGAAGGAAACGAGATGACCGACTCGGCGGAAGCCCAGATGAGTGAGGCCATGAAGAACGGCGCGATTGAGAGCGGTGACGACCTTCTCCGCGAAATCATCAACGTTCCGAACGAGAACAAGGTGTTTGATGCGGCGGTCCGTATTTTCAAGGAGTTCCCTGAATTGCAGCAGAGCAAGGTCTTCCAGGAGAACAAGGAACTGTTCGGGAAGTACCGTGCCGGCCAGCATGAACTCCATTCTACCGGAAATGACAAGGACCTCCCGCTCGATGAAGATGAAATCGCTACGCTCGCTGCCGAAACTATCCATGCGATGGTCGATAGCCGTGGCGTGTATGTGACGCGTTTCTTCGATCCGTCCAAGTTCCGCCTCGGTGAACGTCTTGGCATTCCGTATATCGCCGACTGGGGCCTTACCGAACGTGGCGAGCAGCTGATGGATGCCTATGTGCAGAAGGTCGAAGACCGCAAGGGTGCGCTTGCCGGGGGCAAGTTTGAGACGGCCCGTGTCCGTAACATGTTCCCGTACATGCTCCTTGGACGTCAGTTCGGCGCAACCGACAACAAGTGGGTTAGCGGCGCAATCAGGGACCTGGTTGCGTTCGAGAGCGACCTTACTGACTACTTGACCACCCGCCCGGACAATTCCGACGAGAACAACGGGAAGACTCTCAGCGAGTTCAAGACGGCCGTCATGGATGGCATCCAGGGTACGCCGGATGAAAAGGCGGTCGCGCTTTCCGGCGAAATCAAGAAACTGGGTGCAAAGATTAGTCTCGGCAACCTTGGTGCATTGCTTTCGGATGCCGATCCGAAGACAATCGCCGTTGATGGGTATGACGACCTCGTGTGTGCGCTGTTCGTGAACAAGCACCGCGACCAGGTGGAGCGCGAAAAGTTCTACCGTGACCATTTGACCGGCGGCAAGGAGAGCAGCGGTATTCTTGATGTGCTCGGGATTGACCAGCTGCCGGATCTCGGGACGAAGATGACCGAAAGCGATCCTGAATTGCTTGGCGATTTGGCGCAGATTGCTGCTGACATGTATTCTTCCTTGGATGAGGAAGCGGATGCTACCAAGCGGGCAAGGCGCCGCGCGTCCGCCGATGGCATCATGTTCGAACTGTTCGACATGGCTGTCGTGAACGGTACATACAAGGGCATGGGCGCGGTTCTCAGTGCAATCGACGGTGACCTGCTTTCGGACGGGGTTGTTCCGCTCTCGACAATTCTCTCTTCACCGGAATATGCCCGTCTGTTCGAGGTGAGTGTCGAATACTACAACAGCGAGGAGCCGCATACCGTGTCCATGGGCCCGATTGGTGTCCTGATTGACAACTTCCTTGGTAAGCTCTATGGATTTGGCGATAGTGTGGTGGCCGCAATCGGTGAACCCCTCAAGACGGGTAATCTCGAAGGCCTCGGCGATGTGCTGAAACACATCTACGCAGTTGACCGAGACAACGTGTCCAAGGCAATCATTGCAATCCCTGGCTTGCGTCCGACGCCGAAGCCGCTGCCGGACGGCCGTCTCAATACGGAAGTTCGCAACATCGACCGTGCCGGTGCCGCTGCCGGGAACATCCGCAATGCGCATGACGACAAGTGGCTTGCTTCCGTGATGCCGAACGACAACGACGAAAACGAGGAGTCCCTCCTTAAACAGATCCGCCGCATGAAGGCCGAACGAAAGCTCGCGCTCCAGAAGAAAAACGGGGAAGCAGCTCCGGCACCGGCACAGGAAGCCAAGCCGTCTGCCGAAAAGCCGACACAGCCCGAGGAGACTTATGACTGGTCTTCTACGATTTCGGACGCGACCGCAAGGAGGGGAGCGCCCGCGCCGAAGGAACTGGACGACGATGGCGCCGGAAGACTCAACTTTGGTGATGATTTTGCCGATGAGTTCAACGACGATGAACACACGCTAGACTTCTAAGGAATGGCTATGGCCGAATACGTTAAGCTGACAGTCAACAATAGCGAGCACCGGGGTGACGACTACTACGTCAAGCTCACCCTGGCCAACGCCGATGCGGATGCCGAATACCGCGCCCGGACGTTCTTCTACTTCTCCGGGATGAACGGGTATTCCGGCAAGGCCGGTTACGGGCTATTTGGTAGTTCCGGCAACGGTTCCTATGTCCGCTATGACGACTGGGACAGCTCGTTCAGGCCACCGCGTTCCGACGCGGATGCGTTCAACAACGAAGTCATCGTCGGGTTTGTCGGCGGTGTCGCCGAGCTTACCCTTTCCGGCAGGACCGAGAAGGGCGAGACCGTGTCGCTGGCCGATACGCTTTCCGGCCATTCTGCCGGGGACACTGTCACGCAGTTCCTCGTGGAGAAGCTGGACCATTCCGTCCCGATACTGTCCGTGTCTAGCGCGGGCGGCATCGTCACCGTCGTGACCGAGGGTCCCCATGCTTTCGATGACGGCGATGCGATTAGCATTTACGGCATCCCGGAAGGGGACACTTCCGACCACCTCATGGGTGTTTCGGGAGAGCGCTACATGGGAACCTTCCGCGTGTCGGTCAACCCGGCAACGCCGAACCGGTTCACCTATACCACCGGCCACTATTCCAATCCGGCAGCGCCTTATTCCGCGCTGGCCTCGGCTACGGCGTCCAAGTGGACACCGTGCACCTACGCGTTCCAGAACGCCACGATTGAGCCGGGTGACGACGACGTGTCTATCGAGGTGTCCGGGTTGGGCAGGTCTGTCCGTGAAGGCGACTATGTAATGCTCACCGACTATAACGGCAGCCCGATACTTGACGTATGCGTTGCCGTGAAGCAGGTGGTTACCGATGACAAGGTCGTCTTGGACTGCCCGCCGGGCGTCGGTTCCGGCAGCGGCTACGGGATCCGTTTCTGCGGTTCCGCCCCGTCCCGGGCGATACCGGTGAACTGGCCTGCCTATGCGCTGGCCATACTGGAAAACTCTACCGTCTATGACCACACCGTGAACACGGTCAAGGTAGTCCCTACGAGGGACTCCGCGTTTTCCGCCACCGGCGGGACTGCGCGTGGCAAGGACACCGAGCTCGAAGTGTCTTCGAGTTCCGTCGCCGTCTTCGGTTTTACGCCTCCGCTTGCGCTCGCCACTGACGATGCGGGCGCAGTCCTCAACCTGTTCGTTACCGGCATGACCAGTAGCCAGGGTACGCTCGTCATTTACCAGATGAAGTCGTCCGGGTGGGAATACTCCATGCCGCTCGACACCGTGAAGGGCCTCATCAGTGATGTTCCCATCGCGAGCGCGGACATAAGGAACCCCGGACTTGACGGGGGACCCGACACTTACATTTCTGTCCAGATACCCGGCTCGGTTATCCGCAGGTGGATGACCGAGAGCAACCGTTACCCGATGGATTTTGCCGTCATGTATGTGGGCACCGGGAAGGCCTATGTCCTTTCGTCGGAGTCCGAACATCCGCCATACATGGACATCAGCGGTGGCGCGAAGGCTGTCGAGGACCCGGACCTTTTCGCGATTGCCCCGCAGGTTCCGCATGCCGCGCCGGGCTCCCTTGTCCGGTTCACCGTCCAGGATGGCGCGGAGATTGACGACAGCGTGTTCTCCGATACGTTCTGGTTCATAAGCCAGCGCGGGGAGCGCCCGGAGACCGAGGCGTTCATCGTTTCCGGCTCCAACAAGTATATCGACGTGATTGTCCCGGACGGGCTGAACGGCGACTACGTTGCCGTGCTGCGCGGGAAGCGTGCGGACGGTTCCGAGATTGACCTTACCGACGACACATGCCGTTTCTATGTTGACGGCAACCCGCAGATGCGCGTGGTCAAGCTGGCCGACAAGATTGTCCCGGGCACGATCGGTTCCAACAAGGTCGGCATCCGCGGCATATACACCAGGGACTTCGCGTTCGATGGGTTCGTTGACATTACCGACGGCAACTCGCTCATCCAGAATGTGTACAGCATCCTGCTCACGCGCAGGGGCGAGCGACTGTTCATGCCGTCCTTCGGGACGACCCTGGAAGACAAGATTTTCGACCTCCTCATGGATGGCGAGGAAGACGACATCCTTGCCGAGTGCATCGGGGAGCTCCGCGAGCACGAACCGAGGGTCGAGGTTTCCATGCCCGACTCGTCCGTCGTCGTTGACGAGGGCGGTAACGGCATGGTCATTACGCTCGGCCTGATAATGCCCACCGGCGTCCGGCAGGTCATCAGGCTTCCGTTCAAGCAGAGGGGAACCGGATGGCGCGGATAGTCCAGAGGGTCGGGTCGTTCTACATCGTCTATATGGACGGTGCTTCGGCCGGTTGGCGGAAAGTCGCCGAGGAGTTCGGCATGATCCGCGGTGGCGAGCCGCTGTCGTCTACCGTAATCCGCGAAGGGTTTTCCATGGTGAACGAGTATGGCGAGACCATGACGGGTACCCGGGTTACCGGGCGTTCCGTTGACATGGTCATTACCGAGGCGTCGGTCACCGGAGTGGTCGGCCGTAGCTCGGACCTCGTCACCATGTTGAACCATTTCCCGTCGAGTTCCTTCAAGCTGGGCGGGAAGACATTTTTCGGCAAGTACAAGACGGGCAACAGCCCCGGACAGATGGTCTATGACCGGAACGGGACGTCGTTCCGTGTCGGTGTTGACGCATACCCGGACGTGGAGGCGATAAACGGCCTCGCATCCCGGCTTGCCGAGGATAACGGGCACATCTTCACTCCCGTTATCGCAAGGTACGTCTATGCCGCCAGGGAGATGCCGAGGACGATGAAGGCCGTCGGCTACTTCGACCTGCGGAACTATCTGCAGCTGGTGCGTTCCGACATGAGCCGGCTGTTCATCGACCGGTCCGGGACGGACACCGACCTCGCGCTTGCGCTTCCGACGGGCCGCAAGCTGGGGGTCAGGGTGGTTTCCGCGGTAGGCGGGCGCATCGACATAGAGATATTTGGGCACACCGGCGTCATGGAGACTAGCGGGGCGAAGAATTACCGCCCGATGGTCGTCCTGACGCTGGAACCGCTTCGCATCCGGGAGATGCGGTTCCCTATCCAGAAGGTGACATTTGACAAGACGACGGTCTTCATGACCCCGATAATGTCGCTTTCGGGCGCCTGGGAGAGTTTGCAGGGCGGAATTGACCTGTTGGCTCCTCCGGGAAAATAAATGGCAGTTCCGGCCTTGGATTCCCGAATCCAAAATGGTATTTTTAGTAAAAACAAGTCCAAACACTGTATCACGGAGATAACAAGATATGGCAAAGAAAACTGCTACTGTCGCAGACGACAACTTCGCTTTCTGCCGCGGAATGAAGACCCACGACCGGTATGTCGACGCCAAGGTTGACCACCCGGACTTCGGTTTCCTCGACACGGGTTCCTACGCACTCAACGCACTCATGTGCGGTGACATTTACGGCGGTTATCCGAGAAACGCGTTCATCATGGCTGCCGGTAAGAAGGGCACCGGTAAGTCCGTTCTCGGCAAGAACACGTTCATCCGCCCGTTGATGAAGGAAGGCTACTACGCTTTCCACTACGACACGGAAAACGAAGGCATGAACGAGCGTAAGCTCATCGAGGAGAACGGCTACATCGAAGGCCAGTTCTCGCTCATCAAGGAAGCCACTACGGTCGAACAGCTGTTCATTTCTGTCGCCGGCCTTCTCGACCAGCTCGAAAAGGACCGCGGCGATTCCGTCGAACTGAAACGTAAGGTCTGCATCATCATCGACTCTCAGGGGCAGCTTTCTACCAACCAGAGCCTTGCCCATGCAAGCAAGGAAAAGATTAGCGCCGACCAGACCAAGGCCAAGCGCCTCAACGAAATGTATCGCGGCATCGTGAACCGTTGCGGCAACCTCGGCATCCCGGTGTTCGTCACGAACCACGTCTATGCACAGATCGGACAGATGTTCGGTGACCCGACCACCATCGCCGGTGGCGAAGGCGGCCAGCACTCCCCGTCCATCATCATGCTCATGCGCAAGACTTACGAAAAGTTTGAAAACGGCGTTATCCAGGGCGTGGTGTTCATTGCGAAGATTATCAAGAGCCGTTTTGTCCGCGACAAGCTCGAAGTGCCTATCTATCTCGACTACAAGCACGGTCTTGACCGTTTCTACGGCTTGCAGCGTTTCGCCGAAGCTGCCGGCCTCCTCGTCGAATACAAGAAGAAGGACTTCCCGGACCTCGAACCGGCCCGCGACGCGAACGGCCAGGTTGTCCGCAAGAAGTGCTATGTCTTGAAGGACCCGAACCGCGACCCGAAGACCTGGCTCGTCGTTCCCGAGACGAAGCTCCGCCGCAAGGAAACGATTGGCACAATCCTCGATCCTATCAACCAGTGGGTCAAGGAAAACTTCAAGTATACGGCCCCGACCCTCTGGACCGGCGAGTTCAATGCCGACGAGGACTATATCCCAACCGACGCCGACAAGATGTCCGTCGATGATGATTACGGTCCGGCTGAACCTCCCATGGAACAGTCGGGTGACTCTGAAGAATAGCTTTTTGCTATATTTCTGTGGAGTTAAAATCGGGCGGTCCTTGCGGGGCCGTCCGGTTGTACCGTAAAGAGATACAAAATGCCAGACGTTTTTCAACCACAGGTCCTGGATTTTGGCCGCGAGGAACTCATATTGCAGACGTTCTTTGCACGGCCTACCGTTGCCAGGGCGATGTTGCCGATTCTCGATGTGGGCTTGTTCGACAATAATGGGAACAAGTCGCTTGTCAAGCTAATCCGCACGTTTATCAAGAAGTACAATAAGCTCCCGAACTCGCAGGAAATCTACACGAGCCTGGAACCGGTCGGGATAGGGGGCGAGGTCAGGGACAGGTTGAAGTTCATCTGCGGGTCTCCCCTGCAGAAGATGGACGACAAGTATTGTTCCGACATGATTGAGAGTTTTTACAGGGAAAAGAAATTCCACGGGATTTTGGTCAAGCAGGCGGAGCACTGGCACAACCACGAGATGGATGCCGTCCGGGCGATGATACCGGAAGTCCAGCGGGTCCTCGCGTTTTCGCTCTCCACCAACATCGGCCAGGAGTTCATCCAGGATGCCGTCGAGATGATGCGGCGCCTGAACAACCCGGAAGAAAGTATTCCGACACGCATTTCCGCGCTCTCGATTTTCACAAACCAGAACCGTGACCCGGGCAAGTTCCACGGCGGGTATTACCGCGCCGCGGTTTCTCTTATTTTCGGCCAGCCTAACAAGGGTAAGACCCTGTGCATGGTGTCGGAAGGCGCCTTTGCGATAGAGAACGGTTACAACGTGGTCTATATCACTCTTGAAATGGGCGAGGAGAAAATCTGGAACCGTCTTGCCGCGAACGTTACCGGCAAGCCGCACTGGGAGTTCTTCGGCCGCAACGAGGAAGAGGTCGCGCAGGAACTCAACGACTATGCGACGATGGTCAGCGCGAAGATCGGGAAGCCGTATGGCATGTTCCGCATCCTCGACTTGCCGACCACGACCACGCCGGAAGAGATTAACACATACCTCGACGAAATCGAGGCGGCTACCGGACGCAAGGTCGATTTGCTCATCGTTGACTACCTCGGCATCGCTAAGCCGAACAAGGGTGGCGCCAACGGAAACAACATGTTCCAGGATGGCGTGGAAAAGTGCGAACAGCTCCGCGACATCGCGAAGAAGCGCCGTATCGCGGTGCTTTCCGCGGTCCAGTTCAACAGGACGGGCTATCACAACATCTTCGCGGGCATGGAGAACGTGGAAGGTTCCAGCGGCTACAACAACACCGCCGACCTTATCTATTCGCTCACCAGTAACGACGCGATGAACGAGAACTGTTTCCGCATGAACATCATCCTGAAAAGCCGTTTCGGACCGGCGGGCAAGTCCTTCTCCACGAAGTGCGACTTCACCACCATGCGGTGGCAGGCTACTACGCCGGAGGAAGAGGAGCAGTGGCAGGTACTCGTGAAGCAGGAAATGGAAGAGCAGCGTGCCCTCCGCGCCGGTGGCGGTGGTGGCAAGCGCGTCCCGGTGGATCCGTCCATCGAGCAGGTGTCTCCCGGTTCTGCCGGAAACCTCCGCCCAGGGACTTCCAACAACTTGCTTACAGGCAGAAAGGCGTCTTAAATAACCTAGTTTTCTTCGCGGAGGCTAGTTATTTATGCGCATCGCCGGTATAGACCCTTCGATTTTTTCGACAGGCATGGTAATAATGGACCTCGACGACAAGCTCGAGGTCTCTTCTATTAAGTTCCGCGGTTATACTACAATCGAGAAGTATGCCATCGAGGAGGACAATGTTAAGATTACCCACATTGCCCCTGCACTGCAATATGACAAGATGTCGATGCCGCACCGCATGTCGCTTGCATATCCGCTCATCATAGAAGCCATGGATGGCGTCCAGTATGCGGGTATCGAGGACTATGCGTATTCCAAGTTGAAGAAGGGTTCCGGCTCCATTGTCCAGGTGTGCGAGTTTTGCGGCGGTGTGCGATATGCTTTGTTCCAGGCAGGAATAGGCTACCTCAATTATGGTATTCGTCAAATCAAGCGCTATGCTACCGGCAAGGGTTCCAACGAGGACGACGAGAAGATGCCGATGTGCCTGGCGTTCAAGGCGAGGTTCCCCCAATACTACCCGTCCGCGGTTTTCGACAAGCTGCGCCAGTTCGAGTCCCCGATGGCCGACTTGTGCGACGCCTTCTGGATGTGCGAAATTCTCCACCAGCACCTGCGCTACGAGTATCTTGGTGAGGAGGCCCTTTCCGAGGCTGATATGCTGTTCCTGACTACGACCACTACTGCCGGGGCGTCTTCGCTGGCGGATTCCCCGATTATAATGAAGGGTGTCGAATACGACCGCCCGAAGCGCAAGCCCAGGAAGCGCAAGAAGGCGGAAACGGGCCTCAAAACCTAGTTTCCGGGCAGGAAAGTATAACGAGGCCTGTATGTTCAGGACACCCGACGGGAAGAAGATTGCCGACGCAACCTCGGAGCAGATTTTTAACGAAATTAACGAAGCTCTGAAAAAACCGCGGTTTGAGGGCGACGCATGTATCGTCCTCACGATGCCGGCGAACCTCATCGCCAAGGCGGTCGAGAAGTTCAACGCAGCTATTTACGAGGCGTATCGCGACCTCGAAGACGAGAAGACCGGGATGACGCGCATCCTTGTCGCCATCGAACAGTATGTCGAGGTCGAGCGCCTGGCGCTCATGCTTGACAATGACATCAAGATGATTCTCGCGAAGGAACACAACATCAAGGCAGACGAGGACGACATCGAGAACGCCAAGGTTCACGCGGCTGACGTGCTGTCTCATGAAGAGGCCGAGACGAGCGAAGCTCCGGCCGGAATGGAGGATTTCAATGAGTAAGTTTGTTGCACCGAATTTCAGGACGGCGGAAGCGAATTACAGGGCCGACGCGACTGAACGCAGCCAGGCAAAGGCTGTCGAACTGCTTCCGGCAGTCGCGGCTACGCTGAACCTGCCGGTCGATCCGAAACGTCCGATGGACCCGAACGACCTTCATGCGGCGGGGACTGCGGTTGCTGTCGCCACGCCGGCATACACGAAGTGGCTTGCTTCCGTGCAGGAACGCAACCCGCTCATCGGTCGCAAGCGCAAGGACAAGGACGGGAACATCATCGGCGACATGTTCGAGTCCGCACCGGAATACGAGGCCGACGACGAACAGACCAAGGCGTCGGAACCGATGCCACAGGAAACCGTCGACCAGATTGGCCAGTTCAAGCAGGATGCGGACGGCATCAAGCGCTACCACATCAATGACGACTACGAGCCGTACATGCCGAAGGACTTCGACCCGAAGTTGGACGGCGCCGCGGCAAAACTCTCCGACCTCTACGTCATCCAGAACGCCGTCGAAAAGCGCATTGGCTTTGACTTCAAGGATGTCATGGACGGCGTCATGGACGATTTGAAGGAGTTCCACATCGACGACCTCGATTTCGAGATGCCGGCCGAGGAAGATCTGAAAGCGAAGGTGCAGAAGGCAATCGGCGTGGCAGAGACCCGCCTGCGCCTGACCGACCAGTCCAAGCGGAACGCCGAGCCCGAAGCCAAGGCGGAACCTGCCAAGGCGCCGGAAACGGTCGATGACATCTGTCGACGCATTGCCGGAAAGTCTAAACAGGTGTCGGAAAAACTGGAGTCCAGTTCCGATGGAAAGTGAAAAACGCCCGGCTCCGTTCGGTAGCCGGGAGCGTCTTGTCCAGGATATGCCCTGGCTTGAAAAGTGTAGTGTGACCGAGTCCAATACGCATGCCGCGATCTGCGAAGGTTCCAGCGGCGTGTATGAGGTCAGCCGTAACGGGCGGACGACCAACGTCATCGCCACGAAGGACTACACTTACATGTGGCCGGGGTTCTTTGGCGGCGAAGTTGCCGCCATGAGATACCTGTTCCAGAACTGACGTAAAAATCTTTTTACTTAAAAGCGTTCCAGTTCTCGTGATTTTTGCTATATTTCACGGGAACAGGGACTTTTATATTATAAACTTGTAATACCTAAGTTCCAAACAACGTGGTCGATTTGACCAAAGAGGTGAAAACAATGACTCAACAGTACAACGATCCCAGCGTCCAGCAGATGGACGTCCTCGCTTGCGGCGCTCCCGCTGCAGCTCCCGAAAACCTCGGTTCCGGGGAAAGAAAAGAAAACCCCAACGTGTGGAAGCCGACCGGCATTACCGGACCTGGCATGGAATACAAGGCGCGTGTGCGTCTTCTCCCCCGCGGTCTCGAAGGTCTCAAAAAGAATCTCTATCCGTCCGTGTGTCTCAAGACCCACTTCTTGAAGAACCCGGCAGACGGCAAGACCCTCAAGGTTGTCCTTTGCCGTGAATCCCTCCCGGGACAGACTTGCCCGATTTGCAAGGCAATCGGCAAGATCTTCAACAGCATCAAGAAACAGCAGCAACAACAGGGTGCCAATGAAAAGGCTGCCAAGGAAGTTGCAAAGACCTATTGCAAGAACCTCTGGGCAGACGAATACTGGTACACCAACGTGCTCGTTCGTAACGATGCACAGCATACCGAATTTAACAACCAGATTAAGTGGTGGAAGCACACCCCCAAGGTCGAGCAGATGCTCGATGCACCTTGCCGCGTGAACCCGAACGCTCCGGCCCAGGCTGCCGCCCAGGTCGATCCGAATGACGAATTTGCTATGCAGAAGGCAAAGCAGGCCGAAGCAAATAAGCAGGAATTCTTCATTCCGTATGACCCGCGTCATGGCCGTGACTTCTTCGTTACCCCGTCCTGGGACAGCGAAACCAATCGCGTCACTTACAATACCTGCTCGTGGGCAGAGAAGAGCACTCCGCTCGCCAACACTGACCAGGAAATGCTCGCCATTCTCCAGGCATGCCCGGACTTGAACGAACTTTACAAGGATATGCCGGACGAAGCCAAGGCAGAAGCTGAATGGGCAGACTTCTGGCGCCTCGTCAATGAAGCCCAGAACCCGGCAGCTGCTGGTTTCCAGGGTCAGCAGGGTCAGCATGGTGGCTACCAGGCCCAGAACGGCGGTGCCGCAAACGGCATCATCCCGAATACCCAGGCCCCGTTCACCATGCCTGGCGCACAGCAGCAACAGCAGACTGGCTACAACCAGGGTGCTCCGATGAACCAGGTCAGCGGTGCCGAATACTTCGGTAACGCAGCCGCTCCGGCAAATGACCCGCTCGCCATCGGTGGCGGTCAGGCTCAGGTCCAGACGGGCTATGCTGCCCCGGCAAACGATCCGCTTGCTCTCGGCGGTGGTCAGCAGAACTTCGGTGCACAGGCAGCCGATCCGCTCGCGGTCGGTGGCGGTGTGCAGCAGAATTATGCCGCTCCGGTCCAGCAGCAGGCACAGCCGGCCTACACTGCTCCCGCAGCCAACCCGTCCGAACCGGTGAACGACATGCTTTCGTTCGGCGGTCAGCCGCAGTATGGCAATCCGCAGTTCCAGGCTGCCGGCAATCCGGGCTTTGCTGCCCAGACTCCGGCCCCGGCCCAGCAGCAACAGCAGCAGGGTAACTTCGCGCCCACGATGAAGCCGCAGGCTCAGCCCGGTTATTCCCAGGCCCAGACCCAGCCGCTCATGAACGAGTTGCCGGGCGGTGCCGATGAAGACATCGACCTCCCGTTCTAATACGGTCTGATTTGAGCGGAGCCGCCCCTGTGCTATACACGGGGGCGGTTCTTGGTTTTTTGCTATATTTCATGCAACATGGGTTTACGTTTTGATAACATACCGCTTTCCGCCTATGACGGGGTCCTTCGCAAGTTGTTCGGCCACCTGAATTTGCAGGACAAGATGAACCACTACGAATGTGTATGTCCATTCTGTGGGGACATGAAGCAGGCGCACAAGCGAAAGTTATGGATTTACAAGGACACCTGGAAGACGACGTGCTTCAAGGGGTGTTTCGACGGGTCCCTGTTGAAATTTCTGCAGGAAAATTACCCGGACGAATACCATGAGCTTATCACCTATGCCATAACCGATGACGACAAACGGACGGACGGCAACAAGCCTGCCGAGAAACCGTTGGTGCAGCGCGTGGTCCCGACTCTGCCGTTCATGCCCGGAGAGCTCGTGTCGCTTTCCGACCCGTCCGACCCGCTGGCAAAGGAGGCCAGGGACATCTGTGCCGGGCGAAGGATCCGCCCGGACGTGTATGAGACATGGTTTGCCTGCCGGACGGGCGAACAGTTTTATCATCGCAACCCGGACGGTTCCATCCAGTATTATCCGGGAACGACGCGACCAATCGGCAACGAATATCATCACCGCATCATCATGCCATATTACAAGTTCGGTGGGTTGTGGGGACAGTTCGATGCCCGAGACATGGATCCGAAAAGCGAACAGCGTTACCTGAACTTCAAGGGAGTTCGGCGCGAGGCATACAACATCGACTTTGTCGATTTTACCAAGCGCTTCTACATCCTCGAAGGATTGTTGGACTCGACGTTCATCCGCAATTCAATCGCCATTGGTGGCATTTCCCATCTTGCCGAGACGATGGCGGATAACCCGAAAATCAGGAAGTATATCAACAACGCGGTAGTTATATGGGATAACCCGTATAACGATGTCGCCGGACGCCAGGCTTCCGTTTCCGCTATTTCCAAGCAGTTCAGGTGGTTCGACTGGGAAGGGATAGCCTCGAAGGACATCAACGCCGCTGTCCTTGCCGGGGAGATGCCCTTGGACAGTTCCGGTTATGTGGACGCGGCGTTCCTCGAAAGGCGCATCCGCGAAAAGGATATGGCGGACATCGTCATGACGATGCGCTTTGGCAATATCCAGAAGGATATGTTCAAGGCGAAGATGGAAGCGCGGCGGAACGCCATGAAGAACAACGCGCATATCCAGAACAGCAAACATTCAATTTCCTTTATCTAGTCCACTATGCCGGCAAAGACTACTATCGCAAACATGAAGTTGGGAGTCCGCAAGCGCCTCGTGAAGTTCGAGGTGCAGTATGGTTCGTTCACCAATTTCGAGAACGTCTCCCGCGTTGGTGACGACGAGTATCTCACCGCCCGTCGCATTGCGAAGGTGTTCGGCATAAGCCAGGAATTTCTGGCCGAGCTCGGGCTGCTTGCCAGCGTGGACTATATCGTCTGCCAGAACCGGACGAAGGCATACCTGTGGAAGCAGGTCGTGGCCGAGATGTATCGGCGAGGGTTCACCGTGAAGGTCCCGGACCACCCGATGGCCGAGGTGAACGTGGACACGCTCGTTGCCGATACCGGGGTGGACGTGAAGAACTTCTACAAGCAGATCAAGCTCGGGCGCATCACGCCCCACCGCAGGCCTGGCGAGCGATACCTGTATGTGTACATGGGCGAATATGACAAGTTCCTCCGCAGTTACTTCCTCCCGGACAGTCTCCGGTGGATAGGAAGCCAGCCCCTGGGGTCCGGCGAGGCCGCGATTTTCTGCGGCTACAAGGACACTGCCGCGTTCACTACCGCGCTTACCCGCGGGGTGATGCCGGTCCATCGCGTCCAGGGTGTCAAGGGCGCCCGCCGCAAGATAACCAAGTCGGACCTTGCGTCGTGGCTGGACAACTGCCGCAAGACTTTCCGCAGGAACCCGCTTCCCGATGCGCTTCCGGTAAAGCTCGCGGCGATGTACATGCGCCGGAGCGTGTGGCAGTTCAAGAAGATTACGAAACACCTCGAAGGCGTCCCCGGCCGTCCGGGCTACTACACCAGGGAGAGCATGGACCGGTGGTATATGCGCGAATGGTGCATGAAGGCATACGGGGAACATTCCTGCTATTACACGCCTGCCCAGATATGCGCGAAGTTCAACCGCACCGTCGGGTGGGTGAACGAGTTCATCGTCGGCAAGTGCGACGTCTACACGACCCGCCGGTATGTGATGACGCAGGCAGAATTTCGTAAGAACTATGTAGGAAAGCCGGACCAGTATCCTTTCATCTACGGGTATCACAAGCCTGCCGTGGAAGCTATCGTGAAGGCCTCCCCCGAGATGCACACCATCCCGGAAATCGACGATGCCCGCGAGGGTGTCCACCGGCACCCGCACGGGGTCAGGCAGCTTACCCAGTCCAAGGAAGAGAGCATCAGGACGAAGATTGCGGCCGGCATGCGAAGGACGATGAAGCGCAAGGCGAAAGACGCGAAGGAGCATGCACCGGAGGCGCCTCTCCCGATCAGGAAGAACTCGATTGAACTCGGCATCAAGGCATCCCTGCAAAGGAACGCATTGGAACGCGACGCCAAGTACAGGGAAGAACGCAAGAAGGCGCATGCCGCGGAGAAGGAGCAGAACGAACTGCGCCAGATACTGGGCATCACCCCGAAACGCGAGCGCGTGACGCCGAAGATGCTGTTGCAGACGTCGAAGGTCCCGCTGAATGTCTATGTCGTTCACACGCTTGGCTACTCGTCGGGCATGTTTACCGACCGCATGCCCGAGAAGGACGCCTATGTGGTCAGGTCGCCCGAGCTGTATCTGCCGGTAAAGTCGGACAAGGAGCAGTCCAACTCGTTTAGCCTGGTTTCCAATGCCTATGACAAGGTGATTTCGTTCAAGCCGGCGGTCCCCCCTGCGTGGTATGTGCTTGTCGGCGGGAACACCGTCATCAACGACATGGGGTTCCCGGAGAAGCTGGATGCCGTCCCGCCGGATGTCGCTGCCGTCGGCGCCTTCGGCTACGAGAATTTCCTGCATAACGGGTCGTGGGTTGACGGCCCCTCCTACGGCATCTACACGACGTTCCCGACGGACTTGAAGTCTAGCGAGTGGGTAATGGGCAAGCGTTCGGTGAACGGCTCGCATCAGGTTGTTGTCCTCGACGGCCCGTTCATCGCCGTCCGCGGCATCTATGGCGATGTCCTCGGCGACTTGCGCCAGTTCTCGCCGCTGGTTGAGGGCGATGTCGGCCAGCGTATGATGGCCGCGGTCGTTTCGATGGTCCTCAGCCGAATGGGCTTGAAGCTGGTGCAGATCCCGGTTGACTGCTCCATGTGCGCCGACCAGCCGATAAAGCCCGGAACACTGGAATGGAACCGCATCGAGGACCTCCTAATCAAGTTTTATCGGCACAAGTGATGACCTTAACTGTATTTTTTGCTATATTTCATAAAAATTGAAACGAGACGAACCATGGCATCATTGACATTTTCGGAACAATTTTATGCGGTCTTGCAGAAGGTTGTCAAGGCCTTGCCGCAGACACCGGTCCTTCTGTTCAAGGAAGACGGGTTTTCCCGTTTGTCCTATTCAAAGAACGGCCTGCTTTTCCACATCGCGGCATCGCCCGATGACTTCAACTATGAAGGCGAGATGATTGGCCTTTCCTCGCTGCGCGAGTTCAATGACTATGTCACCGCAATCGGCTACCCGAAGGGTGGCGAAATCAGCCTAGTGCGCGAAATTTCCATGTCCGGCCACGCATACGACTTCGTGAAGTTCATCGGCAACAAGAAGACGCTTCGCTGCCGCATGGTGGACCTGGCCTTCTTTACCGAAGACAGCAAGGACATCCCGGCGATGCCGGAAGAAAACCCGCTCGCGCTCGCCGGCAAGTTGAGCCTTACGCAGGACGCAATCAAGGATTTGTTCAGGAGCCGCAAGCTGGCTCCGGGTTGCGACAACGTGACCATTACCTGCTACGAGAACAAGATTACAGTGACCCTCCGCGGCACGGTCGGCCAGCAGGTTGACCTCGACTACACGTACCCGAACATTACAGTCGATACAGAAATCATCAAGCAGGCCTACGCCAACTCGGTTCTCCGCATGTTCCCGATCGAGATGTTCAAGATTATGGACTCGATGGGCATGGACTATACGGTAGAACTTCGCTACGCCCCGGGCGCGAACGGTGGCCAGATGGCACTATGTTCCTATGCGTCAATCCCGGGTGCCGGCGGACAGCCGATTATGGTGTATATCGGAACGGTCGAGTCCGAAGCTGCTACGATTGCAAATATTGACATGGTTCGCTAGGAGGCCGCATGAACAGGTCTTCCCATTTCATCGAGGTGTATGGAGTCCGCAATGCCAGGAAGGGTATCTCGAAGCCCGATGCCGTGGTGTCGGTAACTCCGCGTCCGTATATTGCCGACGGCAAGCCGCAGTATGAAATCACTATTGAGGCCGAGCTCGCCGGTGGCGAAGGCGAGACGCTTCCGCCTGAAGTTCTGACAACTTTAATCCAGGAGGCCGGAAAATCCTGTGTGAACCGATGTGTGGCCGACCTCCTGGTGCTCTATGCGAAGCAGGCCAAGACGGCCATGCCGCTGAACATCTACAACGACACCGACAACAAGCTGGCTGTCGGCCACCGCTACAAGGCGGTCCTCGTCGGATTGAATACAGATGCCGGCAAGATGTTCTATCTCGTGCGCAAGTCCGTGTTCGACGCTGGAAACGACGAGACGGTCGAAAAGACGATCCGTGAACTCTGCTCCGATATGGGGGTCCTTGAATGAGCCTGACGTCCAGGGTGACAGTCATGTTTGTTCCAGCAGACGCGTTCAACTGCCGCGTCGATTATTACGGCAGTTCCGTTCAGGACCTGAACAGGGTCAACAACTACGTCTATACCTCGATGCAGTTCTATGACGAGGGCAAGGGCTTCATGGCGAAGTCGCTCGGTATGAGCAAGCACGAGTGTGTGGTCGAATTTTTCGACCGCAAGACGCGCATGCTTCCTGTCGGCCTTATCCCGCGTGTGGCAAAGCTGCTGCGCACCGAGTTCGGTGTCGGCGTGAAGATTGGCCTCGCCAAGGAAATCGACGACATGTTCAGACCGCCGCATGGGCCGGTGACGGAGCAAGCCATCCGTTCCTATGCGAGTACCCTGAATATCCACAACGCGAAGACCGGCAAGCCGCTCGTCCCGTATGACCACCAGATTAGGCTTGCGACCCGTGCTATTAACGGAAGGCGCATTTCCTTGCTGGCATGCACCAGCGCGGGAAAGTCGCTTTCTATGATGATTATTGCCCGGTATCTGCTCGAACGCGAGCACCGTCGCCGTGTTCTCATAATCGTCCCGTCCACTAACCTCGTGGAACAGCTTTTTAGCGACTTCCATGATGACTACGGATGGGACCATGCCGGCCTGTATTGCACGTTGCTGCACTCGACGTCGACGGACAAGTTGACGAAGTCCGAGAAGGCACGCCTGGAAGCGCTCAACCTCGGCGAAGAGGCCAAGTTGAAACCGATTACAATTTCAACCTGGCAGACGTTGCAGAACAAGCGAGCGTCCTTTTTCGAGGTGTTCGATGCCGTGATTGTGGACGAGGCCCACTCCACCCGAGGTCAGAAGCTGCGCGAAATCCTGTCCCTGTGCGAGAACGCCAACAACTTCAAGGTTGGCGTGTCGGGAACCCTCCCGGACGACGGCCTTGATGCCGGTTATATCGAGAGCGGTCTCGGGCGCAAGGAGGAGATTGTCCATCTCCATGAACTGGTGGAGAAGGGCATCCTTACCCCGGTGCAGGTGGAGGCGGTGTTCATCCCATACCCGCCCAAGCTCCGCCCGAAGATTAAGAGCATGCACTACGATACCGAGTTCGACATGGCCACGGAGAACAGCTCCCGCAAGGACATCATCGACATGCTTATCCGTGCCGGGAAGATTACGACTGCGGAAAACACGGTTATCCTGTTCCGCTACATCGACAATCTGGAAATGGTGATGAGCTTCCTGAAGGAGCGCCACCCGGAGTTCAAGTATTACGTAATCAAGGGCGACGTCCCGACAGACGAACGCGAGGAAATTCGCAAGTCCATCGAGGCGAGCACGGGAAACATCATCATCGCGACCTACGGCTGCATGCAGCAGGGCGTGAACATCAAGCTGCTTCATAACCTCATCATGGCGGATCCTGCAAAGAGCCCCTACATGGTGGTGCAGTCCATCGGCCGTATTGTCCGCAAGCATCCGGCCAAGCCGCTTGCGAGGGTGTTCGACCTGATTGACGACGCATCCTACATGGGCCGTCCGTGGCGCGGGAAACCTGCGCAGCTCCAGATGAACGGACTTCTGCGTCAGTTCGCCAAGTTCCGCAAGTCCTACTACGATGCCGACAAGATCCCGGTGAACCGTATCGACCTCGAAGGCGTTTACTGCGTGAACATCACCGAGGAGGATGTCATGGAGCGCATCTTGAAGGCCATCGAGGCAGCGAAGGCTGCCAAGGCGAAGAAGGAAGCGGCGAAGGGCAAGCAGCAGGCATCCGGCAGCGTGTACAAGAAGAAATTTTTCCTAAATCCATTCCAACAACAAGGAGTAGTCTAAGATGACTAAGCAGATTAAAATTCAGTATCTCAATGACAGCATCAAGCGTCTCGAATATGTCGATGGGAAGTCCGATTGGATTGACCTCGCCGCGGCAGAAACCGTTACGATTAAGGCCGGCGAACTCGCGAAGATTCCGCTCGGTGTCGCAATGAAGCTCCCGGAAGGGTTCGAAGCCCATGTCATCCCGCGCAGCTCCACTTTCAAGAACTACGGCGTGCTCCAGGCTAACTCCATGGGTCTCATCGACTGCAGCTACTGCGGCCCGAACGACTGGTGGATTTTCCCGGCCTACGCAACCCGCGACGTGACCATCGAAAAGGGTGCCCGCATCGCCCAGTTCCGTATCATGGAAAACCAGCCGAAGCTCGTCTTTGAAGAATGCCGTCTCGAAGGCACTGACCGCGGTGGTTTCGGCAGCACGGGGATCAAGTAATGCAGCCCGGGTATTTGACAGAGCCGAGGGTGACGTCGTACCCGTATGTGGGGAACCGCCTGGTCATTATCGACTGGGCTTCCCTGTCGTACCACCTGATGTTCTCGATGAAGACACCCGCTGCCAAGAAGACCCTCGGACTTATGGGTGCGGACGACGAACTTCTCAGGTGGCGTAACATGATGTTCCAGCGCGTCCTTGACTATATCGCGCTGTTCAACCCGCGTCAGCTCATCTTCGCCCTCGAAGGCAAGCATGCGTGGCGCAAGCAGTTCGTCAAGGACTATTACGCCGAGCATGCCGACGTCTATGTGGACAAGAAATACTATTACGTGTGCGCGGACAACTACGCATACGCGGTAAGGCTCCTGTCCACGGACGAGGACGGTGGCCAGAATTTCGAGGTGACACCCATCAAGGCGAAGGACCGCGAGTTCTTGCAGGATCCGACGAAGATTACCGCGCACCGCAAGCTCGGCAAGCTCCCGAAGGAGAAGCAGGAGATGCTGTGGGGCATCACCACGGATTCCGGCAAGCCCATTCTCCCGGCATACAAGGGACAGCGCAAGAGCAAGGACTGGCCGTTCTTCGTGGAGAAGTCCTACTGGATGTCTTACAAGGACGAGTTCGCGAAGGAAATCGCCCCGGTGTTCCGTGCGCGGGCAATCGGCGTGGATTGCGCGGAAGGTGACGACATTGTCTATGCCTCCGCCATGAAGTATGCGCCGCATTGCGATGACGTAATCATCATCACCCGCGATTCCGACTTGAGCCAGATTGACCTCCCGAACCTCAAAATCTTCAACCATGTGTCGGAAACGTTTACCGTATGCAAGTACCCGAAGGCATACCTCGACGCGAAGGTGCTCTCGGGCGATACGTCCGATAACATTTCCGGCATGGCGTTCGTTGACGAGAAGACCGGCAAGTTCAAGCCCGGCAAGGCGAACCAGCTGGGCGAGCCGACCGCAATCAAGCTGCTCGAAAACTGCGCCGCGGTTTACGACGTGGCCAAGGAGAACGGCTGGGCGGACCAGTATATGCGCAACAGGACCCTGATTGACCTCAGCATGGTCCCACAGGATGTCAAGGACAACATCACCGAGGCGATTTCTGCCCCGGAACCGGAAGTCCCCGACGAGCGTCCCATCGAGATGACCGGGATTTCCTCCGCCAGGGCGAGCACGGTGAAGCAGTTGCGTTCCTTCGGGTTCTACTTGCTGAACAACAAGGCCGACGTTGACCGCGATCCGTCCATCTTCAAGGCCGATGTCTACCGCAAGGAGGCGCCGACCCTGGGCGACAAGGTCAGCGAACAGGAGCTCGTGGACTTCGACAACATCGACATGTTCTCGGGCCCGGGTGTGTCCTTCTAGCCAAAACCTAGTTTTCGTGGAAAAGAAAGGTTGACGATATGTACCTTAACTGTCTTCTCCACGTATCGGGTGAACGCCCGTTAGAACTTACCGAGTGGCTGGATTTCCACCTGGCCCTCGGTTTTGACTGTGTCTATGTCTATGATTCGGGGAACCGTCCCTGGATTGATGGCATTTGCGAACGTTATGGCGACAAGGTGCGCCTCATGCCTCGCATAGAGGGCGGTTGGACCAAGCGCCGTGACATTGTGGCCGACCACCTTTCCAAGCGCAAGAGCCCGGAATGGTGCATCTGCCTCATGGACAACGAATACGTGTGGATTGACTTCCACCAGGTGCGTTCGCTCAAGGACTATATCCAGATAGCCGGTATGAGAACCCGTAGCAGGGCAATCACCGGCTATTTCGTCTATATGGGCGCCAAGAATCCGATGCCGAACCGCGTAGGATCCGTCATCGACTGCTTTACCCACACGCGTCCGAACCCGCAGGGCAAGGTCGCCCCGAGCGGCAAGACACTGTTCGGTGGCGAAACCTTCTTCCTTTATGATCGCATGGGCATGCAGCCCCTTGCCGGTCCTATCCAGCCTACTTGCGCTGAATGGGTTGACGGCAACGGAGCCCGTCTCACGAAGCAGGCGCTCGACGCGGTCAACGCAAACGGTTTCAACTCCCTCAACTACGCGATGCGTATTTACAAATACGCGGTGCTTTCCGACAAGGAAATGAACTATGCGGTTGGTGAGGAACGCCCGGTCGGCTATACCCAGCTCGACCTCTCCATGCAGAACCTCCGCAAGTTCCTTCTCGGCGCACCGGTGGTGGAAGAGTCCGAAACGCTCTTCACGAAGCCGGCTGACTTCGACGAGGCAGCCGACGCTGTGAAGAACGGCCCCGCCCGCACCGACACGCTGTTCGACGTGAACCTGCCGGGTCTCCCGATCACCCGCGCAAAGCTCGACCAGCTCATCCTCGAAGGCAACTACTACGAGGACGTGGTCGAATACCTGAACGCCCGCGGCATCGAGTTCAACCAGGACATCCTCCTCTCCGCCTTCGACAGGGAACGCCAGACCATCGTCGACAGCTCCCCGGTGTATCGCCAGGTGCAGGAACTGATTGACGACGGGCGCTCTGTCAAGGAAATCTCCAAGATTACGGGCATCGCCGAAGTGACCCTCGACCGCATGGCCGCTGCGTTGAAGGTCCTTGACATCAGGACCGGCGTCATCACGGACGATGTCATCGCCAAGGCAGTCGGTGCCTTTGAGGAAGCCGAGGAAAAGGCCATGTCCGCAAAGGAAATCGAGCAGAACGACGCCCGGTTTGCAGAAGTCAACGCGAAGCGTGCTGCCGCGCAGAAGAAGTCCCGCGAGAACCGTGCCGCGAAGAAGGCCGGCAAGCAGGTCCAGAAGAAGGCCGCCGAAGACGACCTCCCCATGGACATCCTTTCCAGCGGCGAGCAGGGAGCCCTCGACAAGGCCCTTGACGCGCTCGGTGCGGACGACGATATGCCGAGTGCGGAAGCCATCGCGGCAATCGAGGAAACCCACGAGGAAAAGGCACCGGTGACGGTAGTCATCGACCCGGTGGTTCCCGAGACGCCTGCCCCTGTCGTCGAAGCCCCGGCCGCGCCGGCACCGAAGAAGAGCAAGAAATAGCATCCTCCGGGAAATTTGCTATATTTTAGTGCGTAGCAATGTGCTGCGCACTTTTTATATAGGTTAAATATGTCCCAAATCAAATTCAAGAAGCTCACATTCAGAAATTTCATGTCCTACGGGAACACCACGAACACGTTCGAGTTCAAGGACGGCCTGGTTATGTGCTACGGATCCAACGGTTTCGGAAAATCCACGATCGTCGAGGCCCTCAACTTCGCGCTCTACGGCAATTCCTATCGTGGCGGCAACAAGCCGGACCTCATCAACACGATGAACCCGGGTGCCGAACTCAGCGTGGAGCTTGAATTTGCCATTTGCAAGCCGGGCACCGATGAATGGCAGGATTGCCGCGTTCTCAGGACGATGAAGGCCGGCGATACGAATGCCAAGGGCGAAAAGACTGTCAAGAGCAAGTTTGACCTTTTCCTCCTCGAGGACGGGAAGTGGATTGTGCAGAACAAGCGTGCCGGGTTCTCCCAGGACGACTTCGAGGAGAACTACCTCGGGTTCAACGAGACGCTTTTCAAGAGCAGCATCGCCTTCAATACACAGGAAGCTCAGCCGTTCATGTCCCTTCCGGCACAGAAACGCCGTGACATCACCGAAAGCCTCATCATGATGCAGCTCGGCCCGTGGAAGAAGGCCAACAACAAGCGTCTCAACGAGGCCACCATCGCGTTTGACGTGGCATCCAACGAATACAAGCGCCTTAACGAGTCCATTGCCAACCTGGACCAGATACTTGTCCAGATGAAGGAAGAAAAGAAGGGCAACATTGCCGACATGAAGGCCGAAATCGAGCGAAACAATGCCCAGATTGAAGCCAACAAGGCCGAGGCCAACACGATTTTGGCTCCGATTGCCGAACATGAACGCAGGATTGAAACCATCCAGTCGTCGATTGACGGAATAACTGCCGAAAATGGATCAAAACAGGTCGAAATTGATGCGATTGACGCTAAAAATAAGGAACTGAACGCGAAAATCGTGTCCGAAACCGACCTGAACAACCGAATTCGTGTCCTTGAAGCCGGAAAGAACGCCGTTGCGATGAAGTCCAACTTTGAAATCGCCTATAATTCCGCCAAGGAACGCCTTGCCACGGTCGATGCCGAATATGCCGGTCTCGGCAAGGATGCGCTCGTTGCCGAGCAGACTGAACTTGAACGCAAAAAGCAGGCTGACACCAATCGCCGCAACGAAATCGGCAACCGGAATACCAAGCTGACGACCGAAATCTCCTTCATTGACACCAACATCAATGAATTTACCAGGCAAGCCAACGAGTTGAAGGCCAAGGCGGAAGCAGTGAAGCCCGGTGTTCCGTGCCCGTTGTGTGGCAAGCCGTCCACCGAGGACGATGTGGAACATACCAAGGCCGAGCTCAACAGACAGCTTGACGCTCTCCGCGAAAAGTGTCGTGGTTTCATCGTCGATAAGAAGGCCAAGATGGGCGAAATTGCCAACGGCAATGCCGAAATCGCCGACATCGACGCCCGCCGTGTCCAGATTGACCACCGTCTGACTGAAATCGGGTTCAAGATTACCGAAATTGGCGCCTATGAAAACACTACGTTGTTCCCGACAAGGGCTGCGGTAAAGAACGCCAAGGAAAACTATGACGGCTGTATCAAGACGATTGCCAACATGGGTATCGAAGTCAGCGCCGTGGAAGGTGAACTTGCCTCCATTTCCAACGCATTTGCCAACAACAATGCAATCCGCGAAGAAATCCACAAGAACGCCGATGGCATCGCGCAGATCCGTGCGGCAATTTCCGCCAACAGCGTGAAGATTTCTGAACTTAAAGGCGAAATCACTGAAATCCGTTCCAAGATTTCCGAAATCCGTTCCAACAGCAATACGGTTCTTTCCCGCAACACGCAGATTGCGGAGCGCAACTCCGACATTGCGAAGAAGATTGCCGAAATGGAAAGCGCCGACGCAAGCGACGCTGTCGGGACGACGGAACGTAGCCTTGCCAATGCGAAGCGTGACCGCGATGCCGCCCGTGAACGCATGAACGAAACGAGCGACACGAAGGCAATCTGCAATGCGATTACTGAACTCTGCGCCGATGACGGCATGAAGAAGATGGTGTTTGACGTGTTCATCCCGAGCTTCAACAAGGCGGTTGCCCACAACCTCCTTCGCACCAACCTTCCGGTCACGATTAAGTTTGACGGCAAGATGGACTATACATACGAAGCCGGACCGGGCATCGCCCCGACCTACAAGCAGTTGTCCCAGGGCCAGCAGCGCAAGGTCGGTTTCGCAATCGCCATGGCGTTCCGCGACTTCGCTGCCATGCTCGGCAACTTCAAGCTGAACTTCATCAGTTTCGACGAAGTCATCGACCAGTCCACTGATGACAACGCAATGCGCGAAATGCTTGAAATGATCCGCGGCATGGTGCCCGACATCGGTTGCGCCTTTGTTATCACCCACCGTGGCGGCGTTGTTCGCGACCTTTTCGACTACAAGCTCGAAGTCAAGAACAATGGCGCATACTCTCGCCTTGGCGAGCTTGAAGCAATTTAAGGAGGCCAGACATGGCAACACGTTCCAAGAAGGTTCTGACGGAAATCACCAAGGCGCTTGATACGCCGAAGAAACCGTCTGTCAAGAAAAAGACTAACGTCAAACGCGCCAAACCTGCCGGCGCAGCTACGGTGGGCCAGGAAACCCCGGTTGGCACTGCCCAGGAACGGCTTGACCGCAAGCTGTCCGCGCAGTATGCCCCGCCGGTCCAGCAAATTTTCGACAAGGGCGCCGACCGCATGCGTTCCGAGTTCGAAAAGGCTACCAAGAAAGGCGAAAACGTTCAGCCCGGGTTCCAGACGGTTTTCCAGGACACTTGCCAATTCCAGACGGCGGTGGCGACTGACATGAATGGGAACCCCATCCAGGTCACCCCCGAAAACATGCTTCCCAATGGCGACAAGTTCCGGGTTGCGGGCCAGGTTACCGACCAGGCAGCAGCCGACGGGCGCCCGAATACGGCCCTGCCTGCACGGATTTTTGCCCTCGCGATGAGCGGTCTGTCCGGGATGGGCGAGTTTACGATTACGCAGAATGACGACCGGACGGTTTTGCGGCTGATAATCGGGGCGCATTTGACGATTGAATATGCAATGCCTGACGACATCCTCGCGATTAAGGCCGATTTCGTGTCTGCCGGGCATATCTGCAAGTTCACGGGTACCTATACCGGCAAGTCGGGTGGCGCCGTCAAGTGGATACGCGACAGCATGACGGAACAGATGCACAGGGTCTATTCGGCTCACGAATAGCAAGAACTTGGTGTGGAGTGGGGTGTCCCGGAGTTCCGGGCACCTTTTTCGTTATAAACTAGGGGTATCTTCGATTTTAGTACCCGAACCCCGGTTTCCGATGTCCCAACTCTACGATTACGAGAAGTATTACAAGCCGATGAAGGCCACCGCGAAGGTCAAGCTGGACCTTAGTGGCCTCCCGCTGAAAACGCTCGCGTCTATACAGGACGAGGAGGGCGAGACCACCCTCAATGAAAGGGTGACGAACAACGTGATGGAGTATGTCCAGAAAATCACGGCAGCCGCCTCTACCGGGTCCGAGGTGATGCTTCTCGGGAATGTCGCAAGCGCCACAAACCGGGTGATACACCTTCACTGGACAACTACGACTGCGGGCAGCACGCCGGAGAATACGGACGTGTTCGTTGCCGCGGGTTTCGTCGCCGATGACCTCGTGAAGAGTGGCATCGTCAAGGCGAACACTACCCCTTACCGCAGGAAGCCGGACACGCTTGTAAACGGGCAGGCCATCAGGCTCCCCGACGACGGCCCGTCCGATACCCATAGCCCGCTGACGATCACGCTGGAAACCTATACCGCCGACAGCCCGTTCCCGGTAGTCACCGCTGTATCTTCCGTGACGTTTGAGTATATCCCCCGCTATCTCCTGATGGTGGACAAGGACACCCTGCAGCAGTCCCAGAATTTCAGCTGGATCAACAATGTCCACGTATATCGCGCCGCGCTCGGGTGCCTCGGGTTTGACCGGGTCCGCGAGCATGGCCGGAAATGGTTTACCAAGACTGCCCCGAAGGACAGGAAGGCGATTACCGGGTATGATGCGTTGCAGAAGACGCTGAAATACATGTCCCCGTTCTACAACGATGGCGGCATGGGCCTGGAAGTCGTTTACTACGACGACAAGTTCAAGCAGCCTGTCACCGTGGACGCGCCTACCCGCGCGGAATGGCAGCTGGACCGCAAGGCCGCGAGGGCCAAGCTGAAAGCGCACATGCGCGATGCGGCGTCGAAGGATCTTGGCTACACGCTTACCTCGATGAAGGGCAGCACGAAGTTCTCCGCCCTCGGCAGTATGCTGGGAACGGATTCTAGCGGCTGGATTAACGAGAAGAACAAGATTTATGCCGAGGTTGCAGATTCCGAAGTCGTTGCACAGGGCGGTGAGGTTGATTACAGCAAGAAGCTCGTGAGTTCCCTTGCCGGGACCGAGGAGACCGGTGGTACCGGCACCGCGCTCATCCCGAACGTGTGCGACGCGTTCAAGGCGTTCTACTACAGCAAGGAAGAGCTGCGTTCCATGCTTGCGGATGCGCTCACCGAGACCGCGGACGAGTTCAAGAACGCCCACGGGACGCCCGGTTCGGCCAGGGCCGCACTGCGTTCTTTCTATGGCGCGGTGGCGGAGAGCGCGTTCCAGCTCAACACGGACAGTGTCGGCAAGTATGCAATCGACCTCGGGGAAATCCGTAGGTCGCTCTATACGGTCGGCCGCAGCAAGCAGGACTATGCCGGGATTGGCTACTATGTAGATGACAATACGGCCGAAATCAGCCTTCGCCTGCGTGCGCTCAGCATCCGCGGGGCGAACGAGTATGCTACCGACTATACGGGGTATGACACGAAGGACGGCTATGGCCGTAACGTCCCGGTGATTGCCGGACCGGCATGCCTTTATGCCAACAAGGGCGGGCGCAATGTCGTCTGGGCCGGATCCGTAAGCGAAACCGCTTTCTGGAAGTATCACCCGACGATGTATTACGATGGCATCAATACCTACGAGGATTACATCCGCGAGAAGGTAAGTTCCAAGGTGGACGCGTCGTATATCAAGTCGATGCTGCTGGCCTGGTATGTTGAATGGGTGTCGAACGTAAGCGCAAAGAACAGCAGTAGCATTTCGGTAGACCTGTCCCGTAGCCGTATATGGGAAAGCGTCGAGGACTTTGATCGCGATTCCAGCTTTGTCAGGAACCATGCTGCGGTCAAGGCGACCATGACGAAGTACCCGTATGCGGGTGGCATGATTTCCTTGGTGCATGTGAATGTTTCTACTATCGCCTATGATTACGTGACCTGGTATGTTGGCGGTGGGTATGTTACCGCCCGGTGCGACATCACTGCGCCCGATGGATCGCTATATACGGTGGGCGTGGGCAATGACGCTACGCACTGCCGGATGAACAGCATCAACTATGCGACGTTCTATTCCTCATACGGGTTCAGCGTCTATACGCTTGCCCAGTTCGCGACCGAGGCTGCTATCCTCATCAGGGGCATGCGCGACGCGAGCGCTTCCGGGACCGTTGCCAATGTCCATTCCTGGTACCCGGTGAACGACAACTGGAAACTTACCGGGGAGTTTACCGTGCTCGGCGTGGACGAAACGGAATTTCCGCTGGGCGACGCCCTGTTCAATAATGACGGGAAGCGGTATGTGACCGGCCTGGACTATTATGCGGCAGTGCATAACCAGTATGACGACGACATTGACTTGAACGATGTTGACGTGTCCATGCCGTATTTTGTCGATACTTTCCTGTGGGCATACAAGAAGATGCTCGCCGGATGGCGCGACTGGCTCGATGACTTGAAGGTGAAACTGTTTGCCGGTTCCCTGATCGGGGGCGCCGCGGCTGCAGCTGCATCCGTTCTCGAATTTACTACGCGCAAGGAAGAATACGAGGATGCCAAGGATGCGTTCGGGCGGTTGAAGACCGCGATTGAACGGATCCGTTATTACGAGTATATCACCCACGAAAGCGTGTTCAACAACAAGTCGAGCATGTATGGCGGTTTCGCCGGTCTCAACTTCAAGATGGTCCCGGCCCGGTTCATGGTTGCCGTGTCGATGTACAAGAAGGTGCGCAGGCGCTACCGCCGGTTCGGGTTTACCCGTCACCGCATGGTGAAGCAGTTCATCGGCATCCGCTGGGCGGAAGTCCGCATGATCGACACGAACATCTATGCGGAATATCCACAGCTTGTGGACGATACCTATACCGTCTATCCGGTCGGCCAGAAGGCCACGATTATCGGAAACTCTACCGACGGCTATGTAGTTACTGTCCCGTCTGCAATCGAGGGCGAGGACGATGCCAAGCCGGGTGACATTTCCGGGCAGGCCGAGGTAGTCCTTGACCTGATGGCGTCCGACGGGTATGTCTATTCCTACGGTGCTACGCCGGACGGGGACTTGACCTACTACATCACGGACGATGACTTTGTTGCATCCGATTTTGCGTCCGGTGCCACGTTGCTCAATGTGAAGGTTCCGCTTCCGGCAAGCAAGGACGACGACAGCCGCACGACCGTGGAGCTGCGTTATGACATGCCGTCTCTCCCGAGAGCGTCGGAAATCCGCCATCGCGCATTTGTGGACTATGGCCCGTTCGACCAGTCCAAGTATGCAATCGTTGACCGTGCGGGCGACGTCTACAAGGGCCACATGGACGGCAACGGGAAATTTATCTATGACACCGACAAGGACGGCAACCTGATACCTGTCGTTGACAGGGTGGACGGCTGGCGCATATTCCACGAGAGTAGCATGAGCATTGCCGACATGCGCAAGGGAATGGGCGTGTTCGATGCGGCAGCGAGCCTGCTCGGTATTCTCCGCGCGGAGTTCGGCGACAAGCGCGTCGAGCTGTGCGAGACGATGCGTTCTGCGGAGGACGAGGCACAGATTTGTTCCGGCGGGCCGGAGTCCGAGTTCCTCTCATGGCACAACTATGGCCTCGGGATGAAGATTTTGATTTATCAGGACGACCTGCGGACGCCTATCGCGGAAGATAGCGACGATTTCAGGAAGCTGATTGACATTGCGGAAGCGTTCACGGAAGACGCCCGCGAGGCGAAGGTCTGTCCGAAGCCGCTCAATGTCGTGTGGTGTGGCCGTCTTGTCATGGGCGCCAATATTTTCTGCTGGGAGTTCCTCCCGATTGGCGTGGAGCACAGGGATGCCCCGAAGTTCCGCGAGGCGCTGCTTGAACGGATGGATCCGGTCGAACGGTGTTCGTTCGTGAACGTCGATGCCAAGGGCTATGCGATGGCGGACCCGCCGAAGGACCGCGTCCCCTATATCCTGTCCGGTTCGGAAACGTATCAGGATGCAGAACAGGTGAACGGCCAGCACTACGTCGATCCGGTGAAGGTGGTGAACTATGTCCAGACACAGGTCCACCACGACCTTCCGCTGATTAACGTCATCGAGTTCATCAAGATGATGCAGTTGAAGATGGCCGCGAACGGCAGCACCCTGACCGACCGCGCGAATATCTATGAATGGAAGTCTGTGAACGAGACCGCGTTCCGCCAGCTGGTCATGTATTTCGGCATGGTCGGGAACCTCAGCGGTGCGCAGTCGCTCATATCCGGCGACTTCGTGGAAAGCTACCAGACAATCGTCGATATGTATTACACTACCGACATCGTGGAGTTCGTCAAGGCTATGCTGGGCAACCTCTACTCGTCGGCGAAGGTGTTCCTTACCGATGTCGGCGACGGTGGCGCGTTTATCTCGCTTGCCGATGGCCGCATCCATGTGTTCGGTGAGAGCACCCGCTCCGCCTATGACCAGAATTACGGCGGTAACGTTTTCGGCGAACGCCAGGTCACCCCGACCAAGCTCGTCCGCGGCATCGAGCGCGATGGCGTGTTCTACACGGTCGAGGAAGCGAAGGCTCTCGGCATGAACGTGGAATATGTCAGCGACGGGCCGGTGCTCAGTGGCTACACGATTAACGCCGACGGCTCGGTGACCATTGATGGTGGCGATGCCCAGCTTCTCCATGCCCTTGCTGCAAGCCAGATCAAGGAACAGTACGAGAAGCTGAAATCCAGGTTCGAGGACTACGGCGGTGCGGTGATGTATGACCATTTTGCCGACGGACCGAACGCCAACAATGCCGACATGCTGGAGAACGAGTTCGGCATTATTGCCGGCCAGACGCTGATGAGTTTCGATGCCCTCCGCGCGATGGTTGACAAGTCGGGCATCAACGGTTCTGGGAACACTTTGGGAACAGGTGCGGGCAAGTTGAGCGACGACAGCTACGGCGACCTTGACGGTAACGGCAACCCGCTTGAAAGCGTGTTCGAGAAGGTCGTGTCCAATGCCCAGCTTTCCGGTGTCCGGTTGGCGAGCCTGACCAGGGAGCACGTTACCGAGGTTCCGAGATCCAACGGCCTGAGTGTCGAGCGCATCTATGCCATTCTCACCAACGGAAAGAAGGTGATGGGCAACGATTTGATGCGAAGGAAATAATTTGTAGATTTGGATTATGAAAGCATTTATTCTATCCGACATCCATGTTGACACATGGTTTGAAAATGCCGTTGACCGGAAACGGCTGAGTGGGCTCAACCCGGGCAAGGGCGTAGTCTCGGAAACGATGGATTGGTTGTGGAAATTCCGTGAATATCCTGTTACTGACGCGTTGATAGTTGCCGGCGACATAGCCAACGACTACCAGTCGTATGTCCAGGCGGTGGAATGGCTTTCCAAGAAATACAAGAAGGTCTATATCTGTGTGGGCAACCACGATATTCTTGTGCGCCATGCCACCCCGTATGCGTCGAACGCGAAGTTTGCGCTTTCCGAGGACAAGCTGGATGCTATCCTCATGCAGGACTTGAAGTATGACAATGTCCATATAATCGAGGGCCGCCAGGTTGACGGTATCGCCGGGTGTATGGGCATGTGCGACTTGAAATGCGATGCCATGCCGGGGTTCGATTACCGGACCGCGTGGCGCAGGTCGTGGTTCGACGGACGTAACTGGCGCTACATGAACCAGGAACCGGGCAAGATTTGGAACTACTATGATGCGATGCTTACCGGGCTTTGCAAGGCTGCGCCGAAGATCGTGATGACGCACTTTGCCCCGTTCCAGGTCGGCGTGAACTGGAAATACCGCAACAACCGTGGAAACGTATTCTTCTACTATCAGGGGGAGAAGTATCTCGACTTGCTGCCTGACGGGACGACATGGATTTGTGGCCATATACATGACCAGAAGATTTGTGACTGGGTGAACTCGTCCGGGGCGCATATCCGCATACTCTGCAATCCGTCCGGCTATCCGGGCGAGGGGCGGTTCGAGGCCGACACGGTGAAGGTGGTCAACGGGAAAATCGAACGGGACATCGTCACGACGACCCACGAGGACTTCATCATAGACATTTAGAGCCCCTCCCGCTTATAAACTGGAGAAAAACGACGGTTTATTGATGGCAGCGGGTGTAATCATACGCAAATACACGGGAAAGGACGGGAGTTTCGGAACCCTCGTTTCTTCCCTCGGCATCAAGAGGGTGGACACTTGTGTGCCCGCCGTTTATTCGTCCGAGCGTCTCGGCGGAAAGGTCATCCCGGCGGATGACGCGTCCGAGGCGGCATACTACTGCATCTATGCCGAGGAGGACCGGAAGTGCACCGCATACTCGATGGAGTGCGTGTTCAAGATCCACCTCGAAAAGGCGCCCGATGTCCAGCTCTCCAACATAAGGATTTACCCGGAAGGTGAGCCCCCGATGGACGGGAAGGTTCACCCCATCCTCCGTATCGGCAACTCCGTGGGCTATTCCAAGCCGACCAACACGAAGTCGCAGAAGGCCATCCACAACATCTGGGATTTTAGCAAGGAACACCCGTTCTACCTCACAGTCGCCGGCCTTTATGGCCAGGTTCCCGATCCGTCGCTCGGGGTCTCCGAGTACACCGTCGAATACAAGGACTACGGGTTTGGCAACGTGATTGCGCTCAATGGCGAGCGTCAGGTGGCGGTGCCGGTCGCTACCAAGACTGACAGCGAGAAGGACATCGTCGTTACCTTCCTCAATCGCAGTTTCAACCGTAGCGAGGACTATACCCAGGAACCGGCCAACTTCATCGAGTTCCTCGGCCTCAAGGAAGACGGGACGCAGGAACTGCTCGGCGCCCCCTATGTGTCCGTCAAGAAGACCGTCGATGGCGAACTTCTCACGCTTACCGTGAAGAAGGGCGACGACAACCTCATGACCAAATACCCGGCGGGCCTCATCTACCGCATCCCGAACTTCGACGGCAAGGAACACCCGAACAGCGGTTACATGGTGTTCTGGGTTCCCCTCTACAACAGCACCACCGGGTTCGGCAAGCCGGCCTACGTTCCGCACCGCTGGTTCATCCAGAACCGGGACAACCTGACCTACAAGGTCACCGAGGAACCGACTACCCAGCCTGGCGAGAAGCCGGTAATCTCGTTCGATGTCGAGGCCCGCGACGAGGGCTGTGGTCATTTCGTCTATTACCTGAACGGGGTAAGGACTCCCCAGCTGATTTTTGATCCGGGCTGCATCTACCATTTTGTGAACCATACCGGGAGCGCTTTCCCGATGCGTCTGGTCGGGAATTTCAACTCCCCGATGGCCTCCGACATCAACGATGTCGTGACCGACGGCGTCATTGTCCTCAATGGCGGGACTGACGAGGAGGAGATTACGATCGATGTCGAGGCTGCCTTGAAGGCGAGTCGGATGGTCGGCGGCTACCAGTGTGTCTGTGCCCCGTATATGGGTAACGTGGTATATAACCACCCGCTCTTCATGTGCGGCCAGTATAACATGTGCCGTGTTGGCGGTGGCGTGTATAACCCGCTGCTTGCGGGAGAGACCGACTACGTCTATTTGCAGCTGGAAGTGCCCGGTGATGCCGAGCCAGGCTATGCCGTCCCTCAGCTCCATATAGAGTATGATGAAAACTAGCGACATCTTCTAAACTAACTTACAAAACACGATACCGGCAGTGTCCGGTGAAAGGACAATAGCTATGACCAATCAGGAAAAAGTCAATTCTATCCTCGCAATGGATGATGACCTTGCCAAGGTTGAATCCATCACTGATGGAATGCCGGTTGATGATTATTCGCCGGAAGACAACAAGGAACTCACGCTCGATGACATTTTCGGCGTGAACACCAACGACCAGCCCCAGACATTCGGTGACTCTTTTGCTCCCCTTGGTGACGACACCAAGACCGAGGAAGGACGCCAGATGATTACGCAGGCGTTCGTTTCCGAGCTTAACAAGCTCCCGGACCAGAAGATTGAAATTGCCGACATCCCGGCAATCGCGGCTACGGTCCAGATGCGCACCGGTGCAACGGGCGACGTCGAATCGTTCCTTGCCAATACGGTGATGCAGACCGTCAATACCCTCGCCGAACAGAACAAGACCGAGCTCAACCCGGATGGTGCTGTCAGCGAAATGGCGAAGGAAACCCAGGAACGCGTTCAGGGCGAAGGCCCGGCTGTCGACCAGTTCGGCAACCCGACCGGCAATGCCGCGACCGGACCGCTCCCCGAGGTCCCCCCTCTCGCCCCGACCCCGGAGCCGAGTCTCCCGACTGAGCAGAGCGCCCCGGTGGACGACATCAACGGTCTTCTCCCGCCGGACGATGTCCCGCCTGCAGACCCGAACGCTGCCGGCACGGAAGGTGACGGAACCCTCGGCCTTGCTGACATCGGCGTGAGCGACGACGATCTCGCTGCCGCAAACAGCGCCCTTGACAACATTGATGCAGCCCCGGCTGCCGATGCCGGTGTGCCGGAAGCAACCGACACTGCCGGTCTTGACAACGCGCTTGCCGGTCTCGACAAACTTGACGACAACATGTTCTCCGGCGATGGTGCTGGTGAGGCTGCGGGCACTGACGCATCGCCTGCCCCCGAAACTCCGGCGCCGGAAGGTGGCGAACCTGCCGCTACGGAACCTGCTGCCGACGACACGAAGCCGGAAGACGACAAGGACAAGGACGGCGCAAAGGTAGAATCTGCCAACGATGACAGCCTTCCGCCGATGCTCGAATCCGCCCTCGACACCATCCACTCCGAATACGTTGCCAAGACACACGCCAGCGAAGATGCTGCCGCTGCCCAGAACTTCGTTCGTAGCGTTGCCGCTATGATGGAAGCCAAGGACAAGAAGGCTGCCGCAATGGCCGAAGCCGCTGCCGGTCGCCGCGCAAAGGCTGACGCAATCATGGAAAGCGTAATCAATGCCAATGACCGTAAGGCCATGCTTGAAAACGCTGCCAAGAGCCTCATCGCTGATCGCAAGTCTAGCGACCGCGCCTATGCCATGACTGAAGGCATCATTGCCAAGGCAGGTGCCGGCATGAAGGCCCTCGCCCAGCAACAGGCCATGGTCGAATCTGCCACTGCCGCTCATGCCAAGGCTGCTGAAAACGCTGCAACCAAGTTGCAGGGTGAGCTCAACAGCCTTCTCGAAAGTGCCGACGCTCCGAAGGCTGCCGCTGCCGCACAGGCTCCGATGGTCGAAAGCGCCGCACAGCCGGCCCCGAAGGCTGACCCGGTTGCAAAGCGCACTGCTCTCATCGAAAGCATCGTTGACCAGTCCGCCCAGTCCCGCCTCAGCGCAATTCGCGACCGCGTCCAGCAGATCTAATTGAACTTATTCTCTAACTTCCTTTGAAATAGACCCGCCAATCGGCGGGTCTTCTACGTTTTTGTAGCCACTGTCCCTAAAATGACTATAAACTACAGTCCAGAAAAGGAACAGTAGATGCCGGGACATTTTAGTGGACGTTTGACATCGGCTATTGAGAGGGCCAACAAGGCGACACGCGGACGCGATGGCGCCTTTTATAGCATCCTCAACGAGCGCGGTTTCTATGACATTGATGACGAGAACAACGGCCTGACACCGGAGCAGCGTGCCGGTGTTCCTGCATACAATCAGCGCCGCATGTCCGCGTTGTGCGACTCCATTTCCGACATGATTGCCGATTTCCTGATGAACGAGGATTATGGCGTAATGACTACGACCCTCGAACAGATTGTCGACAAGCTGGACCAGCGTGCTACGATGAACAAGGCGTCCATGGACACCGTTACTGGCATCCTGTCTGCGATACCGGGCGGCCAGGCCGTCAAGGGCGCCACTATGTCGATGGAGCAGGTGATTGCTGCGATTATGGGCGGCAACCCGTTCGACCCGGATCTCATCCCGCCGCTTGCGCTCGGGTTTCCGGGCCTTCCCGTGGACATCGCGTCCTGCTTCAAGCCCGGTTATTTCAATGCGGACTGGACATTCCTTTACGACCACGAGATTTTCAAGAGCAAGAAGGTCTATATCGGTCCTGACGGCAGTCCGTCCATCGGCGCCGGCATCCCGCTTACTTTGGGCGGGAAGGCGAATGTCCTTGTTTTGAAGATGATTTTCAGTGTCCCGACGACGAACGGTGACGGCATGCCGGAAGGCGACGTGGCCAACGGCATTACCGCCGAGCAGTTCGACATCCTGATGAAGGCATCCAAGATGACTTCGGAGGCGGAAATCGAGAAGGACGAAGCTGTGTCCGGGCTCGAGCTCACTGACGGGCAGATGCGGGCATCCTATTTCAAGTATATCCAGATGACGCTGTGGGGCGTAATCAGCAACCGCAACAACTGGGCATATCTCCATTGGGGATGCCTCACGAACAATTCCTGCCCGGAACCGGTGAAGACTGCCGTCTGCAGCTACATCAAGACGAACGGTCTTGCGCTGAACCCGGACACATCGCCGGAAAGCTGCCTGATTTCGTATCTGGTGAATACCGGTATGAACTATCATACTGGCGCCACCCGCAGCCTTGCCCTGATAGAGATTGACGGGACGGAATACATGGACGGCAAGACCAAGCAGAAGGTCAAGAAGGGTTCATACGAATGGCGCGAGTGCCCCGATGGCGTCCCGAAGAATACCAAGCTGGCGAATTTGTATTTTGCCATGCTCGCCGACGTGATTTCCCGCATGACCTATGGCAGCAACCCGCACGCGGACGAGCTGCGTAAGCGTCGCGTGGACGAGGCGAACCGTATCTATGACTACCTCGGAATGGGGACTATTACTTACGGCAAGGTCCTTACGAACAAGGACATCGTGAAGGAGGCTGTGGAAAGCCGTGGCTTCTTCAAGCTGGTCAAGGCCCCGTTCAAGGTTTACGGGAACGACTCCATCAAGATACCGAACGACCCGGGTGACATCGACATCCATGTCGCATGCCAGACGGAGGTCCCGCTTACCGACATCTCGATGGCCACGTTGCGCTATATCTGCCGAGAGGCCGGCATACAGGGGCTCGTGGTTACGTCGATTTATCGTTCGCCCGAGAAACAGGCGCAGACCATGCTCGGCAACCGCCTCAACGCGAATGGCGGGCGCCCGGTCACATACGCCCCGCCGGGAAGGTCGGTTGACGACAAGTATGACGAAGTTTCCAAGAAGCACCATAACGGCGCCGTCGTGAAGCTGCAGGGTTCCGAAGTGGAGGAAGCCCGCTGTGCGATGACCGAGCAGGTCAAGAAGTGCATGAACGAGGGCAAGTTTGTTTCCCGTCACGTAAGCGATGGTACCATCATGCAGGCAATCGACATCGGCCCGAACTCCACCAAGTCGAGGTTCCGCTATTCTTCCGAACAGCTCATGCGCCTTCACGGCGCCTGCATGGCGGCGAAGAAGGCCGGCTATCTCCGGTCGTTCCTTGCGCCGAAGGCCGAATACGGCGGACCGGGCGACGACCCGGCGTTCCATATCGAGGTGTGGTGCGATTTCGGGCATCCGCACGTTCCCGAGGATGCAGGTGGCGCGATGCCTCTGCCGACGGTGGACGTGAAGGTTGCCAATGCGAACCTTTTGAACAAGGACATGTTTGACGCGTGCTTCACCAATGACCAGGTAGCCGCAGCGAGAGGATAAAGTATGGCGAAGAGATACCAGAACAGGAAGCTAGAATTTGACCGCATGGTGTATGCGTATCTGGTGAAGCGCTTGCGCGAGCCGATAAACGTCTCCGACTCCTATCAGGTGGGTGCGGTTGACAGTTTCGGTGCGGCCAGGGCTGACAACATCAAGGCGTTCTGGGCATACACGCCCTTGGACCGGCTGATTTTCAACCTCCGCGCTGTCCTCGGCGACCAGGTGAAGGCGTTACCTGCAGATTTTGACGATGCTGAGACGCTAATGCTCATGACTTCCGCGTCGGATCCGTCCAAAATCCACTCGAAGTATGACGGCATCGTGTCCATCGTCGAGGAGTTGACCTATCTCCCGCCCGAACAGCGCTGGACCGGGGAGCCGTATCTCGACAAGGATTCCGAGCTCACCTACCCGGAGCGAGTTTCCCGCGCATTGACCGTCGCCACCGCCATGCTTTACTGCATGAAGACCGACGGGACGCCGGCTGCCCCGATTTTCGGCAAGATTAAGGATGCGGTGGAGTCCACTTTCTCCATCCGTTCCATCGGTTCTGCCGACGAGATACTCGGTCTGATGAAGTCGTCGGGTGTCGCCGATTACCGCGACCTTACCAACGAGGGCTACCTGACGCTGGTCAGGATGGCCAAGTGGATTGTCGGCCACGGCCTCCTTGCCGGTGACGGGACGCAGGACGACCTGTCCGGGAACTGGAAACAGTTATCCACTGTGGGGAAAGATGGCGTATAACGGCTTGCCGATATTCGATGTCGAGGAATGTGATTTCCTCCTCGTGGCGGGTTGCAAGCACTCGCCTTCGGTGCGTTTGCTCGCGAAGCAGATCGTGGACAAGAAACTGCGCGAATTTTACGAAAAACAGCGAAAACCGCAATTTGTGGTCCGCTGCAACGACATCATGGTCACATACGGTGACAAAACATAGTTTTAAGGAAAGGATTGGGTAACTCATGCTGACGCAACCCGAAAAACCGAGAGAGACCTGGAGTACCAAGGTCTTGAAGCATGCCAGGGACTTTGGCATCGGCAACCCGAAGGGTGCCGTATTTGAACGTCTTTTCAACAGGGAAGACAGACTACGTGAGGTGACTGCCGCCGAGAATACTGTCGGCGAAGGTATCACCCAGATGACATACCCGAACGGCAGCGCGACCGACGGGTTCAGCACATACACTCCGGCCTACAACTTCTCCGACGAGAGGTTCGACCCGCAGCAGTTCCAGAACGCGGTCGCCGAGAACCAGGTCAACCTGTTCTGGCGCAAGAACGTGGAACGCGCACTCAAATACGATACGGTCGCGAAGCGTGCCGAGGTGAACGAATCCCTCATCCAGATTTGCAACGAGGCGGTCTATGAGGACGACATCGGCGACATCTGCTCGCTTGAAATCGACCAGGACCTCGCCGTGGGCGATCCGGTCAAGAAGGAACTCTGCCGCATCTTCCGGCAGGAAGTCCTCCGCCGCATCATGAACTTCCGCCGTGTCGGCGCGGAACAGATGCGCTACTTGCTCACCCGCGGGCGCCTGTTCTACGAAATCATCTATGACCCGAAGACCCGGCAGATAGTCGGCCTGAACATGCTCCCCGAGGAGAACATGGTCATTATCTACCAGAACAACCTCATCATCGGCTTCCGCCAGATGTTGAGCGGCGCGGCCTTCTCCCAGACGGGCGGAAAGAACTACATCGACTATTCGCCGAACCAGATCCTCTATGCCTCCCTCGGCATGTATGGTCCGGGCGGCATCAACGACACCCGTTCCATCCTGGAACCGGCCATGAAGCCTTACAATCAACTCAACACCATCGAGGACAGCGTGGTCATGTATCGCGTTCTCTGGGGTTCCGAGAAGCTGATGATGAAGATTGATACGTCGGGCATGAACCGCATGCAGGCCGAAAAGTTCATGAAGGATCAGGCCAAGCAGTTCTCCCGCCACCTCGACTACAACCCGATGACTGGCGAGATTACGAACTTCGGCAAGGTCGTGGGCCTTACGGAGCACTATCTCGTGTCCCTCGCGAAGGGCCGTACCGGTTCGACAATCGAGAGGATGCAGGGCGGCGAGCAGCTCGGCAACATCGACGACCTGAAATTCTTCAAGCGCAACCTCGTCAACTCGATGATGGTGCCCCCGGGCCGTATCACCGCGCTTGCCGGGGACAGCAACAACTACTCCAACGGCAAGATTGGCGAAGTCACTCAGGCCGAAGTCTCGTTCGCCAAGCTGGTGCAGAAGTATCAGGCGCCGGTCGAGGACATCATGATCCGACTGTTCGTGATGGTGCTCGAAACCCACAAGGAATACAACGACGACATCAAGGTCCGCGAGAATTTCAGCGTGAAGTTCAGGCGTTCCAACGGCTTCCAGAACTTCATCGACGCCGATGTGTGGGGTTCCCGCCTCGAAACGTTCTCGAAGATGATGGACAACACCATCTCCAAGGAAAAACCGGATGCGCCGCTTTCCAAGAAGTTCGCCTTGAAGTACGGTCTCCGTCTCAACGACGACGAATACACGAAGAACGCCGAATGGCTGGCCCGCGAGAAGGCCGAGGCTGCCGGCGAGGCCCCTGCCGAAGGCGAAGGCGAAGCCGGAGGGGGTGGCGAAGGCGCCGGAGCACCGCCGTTAGGGTAGCGCATGACCTCCTGAAAGGCACCTGGAACGACCGTTCCGGGTGCTTTTTTCATTTCAATGTATGATTTTCGACCGTTTTTGGACGGGTCCCCCGGAAATACTAAACATGAGGTGAATTTTCGGTAGAAGGTCGCGGATGCGGGTTTCTGCCAGGTTCAGAAACCCTAACCAAAAGGAATTGCAAATATGCAGAATCCAGTGAAGAACAGCCTTACCCATAAGTGGCGTGCTTTCCTCGAAAGCAACATGGGTCCGGCTCCGAAGACCCGCACTGAAGCCAGCATCCTTGCTGTGATGTGCGAAAACCAGAACAAGTGCAACAAGGGTGTGCTTACCGAAGGTGCCAACGTCTCGTCTGACGTTGCCCAGTACCAACAGTATGCCCTCCCGATGATCCGTCGTAAGTTCCAGGAACTCCTGGCCATGAACACGGTCAGCGTGATCCCGACTACGACCCCGAACGGCATCTACTTCGCCCTTCGTTACCTGTATGACAACGAACCGCTCAAGTCCGTTGCCTTCCGTCAGGGCCAGAAGCAGGAAATTGGTTACGACCTCGTCGGTGACCACACTTCCTTCGCAGGCTTCCTGAACCCGTGGTCTACCGGCGCAGGTGAAATGCTTTCCAACTACTCGGAAGGCACTGACATCTACGGTCGCGCCCGCGGTGCCAACGGCTTCGCTGCTACGCAGGAACCGGGTGGCCAGCTCTTCAACAACTTCGGTCGCTTTGCCGGCCAGCAGATGGATGGGGATGACTCCTTCGGTGGTTACTCCTACAACATCAAGAAGGCCTCTGTCAAGGTGATTTCCGGTGCCTACCGCGTAGGTACTCGCGCAATCAAGAGCCACTACACGCTCGAACTCCAGCAAGACATGGCTGCCGGCCATGGCCAGGACGTGGAAGCTCTCCTCCTCGAAGCTCTCCAGTTCGAAGTGCAGCAGGAACAGGACCGTGAAATCCTCATGGCCATGTGCATCGTTGCCCAGAACCCGGCCCTCGGTGGTGAAAAGCCGATCGTGGTTGACCTCGCCATCGTGAACAACGGTCCTGCCCAGGGTCGTTGGCCTGCCGAACGCATCGCTTCCGGCATCATCTCCACCCTCATCGCTGTGAGCCGCAAGATCTCCCTCACGACCCGTATGGGTTGCGGTAACTTTGCCATCGTGTCCCCGGACGTCGGTGCTGCAATCTCTACCGTTCAGGGTGCAATCTACTTCAACGGCAACATGCAGGATATGACCAACCAGCCGGCCGGTGGTGTTGCAAACATCGGTAAGCTCCCGGTCGGTATCCAGATGTACCAGGACATCTACTCTAGCGTTTCCTACGCCCTCGTGGGATTCAAGGGTCAGAACCAGGGTGAATCCGGAATCATTATGATGCCGTACATTCCGTACATCTTCGTGAAGACGGCCGGTCAGGAAGACGGTTCTCCGCGCTTGATCGTTAAGTCCCGTTACGCCGTGATCGCCAACCTCCTCGGCGCCGGCCAGTTCTACCGCATGGTTCAGTTCCTCAACATGAACTCTGTGATCGCTGGCTTCGACGTGACCGCCAACCCGTGGGAAAGCAACGCATCTCTCGGTGCAAGCCTCGAACCGGGTCTCTCCTACGAGCTCCAGTCCAACGCGCTCGTGAACGCTCCGGCGGGCCTCACTCAGGAAAGCGGCAACTGGTAACCAGCCCAGCCCGTTTACTGACGGACAATATTAAGGTGGCAGGGTTTCGGCCCTGCCGCCTTTTTGTATATTTAGGATATGAGCAAGTTACCAGACGAAGGAATCGTAATGGGCGGTCGCGACCCGAACGCGAATAAGACCGTCATCAAAATAGATACCAGGCCGCTGTCGCATGCCGAGGCGAAGAGGCTGATGAAGAAGGCTGCCAAGAATTTCAGGAAGTGCCTGAAATATGACGCCAAGACAGGCCAGGTATTGCCTGCATAGAAAAACGGGCCCGCGATTGCGGACCCGTCTTGAAATTGGGTAGGGCTATTCGCAGGGGAGCGGATCCCATTCCGCGGCAAACTGTGCCTGCGGGGTTCCCATGATGTCCTCGACGACCTTGGCCTCGGACGGCTGAGGTTCGCTGGACTTGTAGAGCATCTGCGTGAGGTTGGCTTCGAGGTCCAGCCCCCTGTACACCGGCTCCGGGCCGCTGTAGTCCCACTTGTCGAGCTCGTAGTTGCCCTTCGGGAGGGTGCTGACATCGAACCCTTCCGGGAGATTGTAGAGGTCGCCGATTGCATAGCAGTCGTACCCGGCCTCGTAGTCTTCGTCGCTGATGTTTTCCCCGTTGTTCGACCACTGGATTGCGAGGAGCTTCCGCTTGTCCTTGCTGATGTAGCGTTTGTCGTCCGGGAGGGACCACTTGGGTGCACCGCCGGCCGCTTCCAGGATGGCGTTGAAAGCCAGCTGTTCGCTTGGGAAGTGCGACGCGAGCTTGATTACGGAGTTCTTGAAGTCCGAGATTGCGACGGAAAGTTGTGACTGCATGCTGAAACTCTGGGTATTTCCTTGATAGTTTATAAAACGGGTTGCCTTTGGCGGACGGCGACTTATAAACTATGGACGAGTTTAATTGGGCAGCCCAGATGGCTAGTACCGTAATCACGAAAGCAGGCTTGGACCTCCTTAACACCGTGCCGCAGGCCGGCGGTGATACCTATTGGATTGGCTATTACGGTCTCGCCTTTGTCCCGGCAGAAGAACGCATGGAGGGCAAGGACGATGAGCTGAAAGCCACCATGACTTCGCTCACGAAGAAGGGCGACCACATCTACAACCTGTGGCAGGGTTCGATGGTTGCGGGCGGCTATGCGCAGGGCACGTCCGCCGCGGAACTTGGCGGCGTGGCGATGTACACGTCCAACCTGATGTCCCGCTTCCGTTATGTTCTCGACAAGAACGGGAACAACAACCTCGTCATGTTCCGCGGGACTACTGACAGTTCCGCCTCCGACGTTTCCGGCGCGTGCGTTTTCCGCGGCGTTGGTGCGGACGGTGACTTGACGGGACTTCCGCTTCCCGCCCCGCTGTTCTTTACCGATGGTGCCGAACCGTTCAACAATCCGCCCGCGACCGCTGAGGACATGGGAGATTTCGCGGATTACCCGAAGAATGGCGATTTGCCTGCCGTGACTACGGACACCCGCGCCTATATCGGCAAGACTGCCACTGTCCCGGAAGGCGGTGACCCGTTCAACGCTGCCGTGAATGGCGTGGACACCCGCCAGTGGCTGTCCGCCAACAAGACCTACACCCAGGATGGGCTGAACGGCGATCCGACCCAGCCGTTGGAACCGGACTACAACTGCTTGTGTGAACAATACTGGAAGTTCAAGTCGATTTCCAACTACAACCGTTATCATGCCCCGGCAAGTTCCGAGGGGTTCCTGGTCGATTACGAACCGTCCTGTCGCAACATGGCGAAGGTGACGAGGCTCTTCCCGATTAGCCATTACAAGGTGGTGAACGCGAAGGAAGGGGCATCCTCCATCCTTCCTGGCAAGAAGATTGCCAGCACGCTCCGTTTCAGCATCAACATGTCACTCGATGACATTTACAATACGGTTGCCACTCGCGCTATTACTCAGTCGGGTACAAGTGGAATTACCAGTATCGGCGGGGCCGACCTGTTCCAGACCAAGGAAAGCAGCATCAAGTTCAACCGTATCGGCATCTATGCTGCGAAGATGACTGTCCACCGTTTCTACAAGTCCGAAAACAATGCGACAAATCGCAGCGGTTGTGAGGATTTCCGTGTGCAGTTCGAAATCGACGGCAATGCCGAGCCGATTCTGTTTGCCGTGGTTGACCTCGATACGACGGTGTATCTCCGTGAAGGTTCTGGCGAGACCAGCACCTACAAGGTAAACGTGGACCTCAACTTGGGCGACAAGGACACCGGGTCCGTTATCCGCGACGCTTCCGTCTTCTACAACATGTATGAGGACAATGCGATAACCTGGTACGAGAACCAGCTCATCGCTACGGCAAGCCAGGCGGAGGCCATCACTGATGTGGGCCTCGACATGGCCATCATGAAGCAGCGCATGGACCGCATGACCGCGGGCGTAAACGGATGCCAGAACGATGACTCCGGTGACGAGTATGCGCCGAAGAACCACACCCACAACTTCATGAAAAATTTGGTTGACGGCACGGTGAACCCAGGCGCTGTCCGCGGAGTTGACTGCGCGGTAGAGAGTCTTCCCGTGGACTTTAGCATATTCGATACGTTCAACCAGTCATTGTACACGGCGACGCAGGTTTCCGAGCGTTCCGCACAAAACAAAATCCAGTTCTTCACGGTGCATGGCACCCCCAGGAGTTAAGCAATGTATAAAGACGTCACCGAAACACTGATGACTACCGCCGAGTTCAAGGAACTTGTCGGGAAGAGCAACACGGGAAAACTTAGCGGTAAGATACTTCCCGATGTCTCTTACATGGGTGTCAAGTACAAGGTCGGGAGCGAGACGAAGGTTTATGATGGCGACCATGTTGCCGGCAACTACTACTTCAAGACTTCCGATGGCTTGGTGAAGGTGAACATCTACGGCTCCGCGTCGGATGTCGTGGAAAGCACCTTGGTCGGCCAAATCCAGGCGTTGCCGGGGAATACCGGCGCAAGCGATTTCGAGTATCTCGAATGCACGAAGAGCGCCGTATTTGACCCGCTTTATGGCTACCATTCCGATAGTCCGGGTGTCGGCGTAGATACGCTGGGCATGGGTGCCGGATCGATGTGCGAGGCCGACTATTCGTATTCGAACGGTCCGAGCATGTATATCGACTCGAATTCCAGTTATGTGAATGTGCTCGGCAACGACTCCGTTCTCCAGAACTCGCACTATGTTATGGGTTCCGTGGTGGATTCTTTCGTCAAGGATGCGTTTGGCCTGGTTGGTCTCGTCCGCGATTCCCGCCTCGCCTCGGTGACAGATACGTCGGTGCTCGGCGGCATTGTGCTGAACGATTACAGTGCGCTCGAACAGAAGTGGTGCAGCGCTATGGGTGTTCCTCGCTGGCCGGGATATTTGCTCAATTCTGACATCAAGGGCACCGGCAACGAAATGTGGGGGTCCGTTGATGGTTTGAAAATCAGGGGTTTCAACAACCACATTGGCTGGTTCAATGAATATACCGTCAAGCTGCCAGGGGGTTCCACTAACCGCCTCACGATGGGCGACATTGAAGTCAATGGTACCGAAAACTGGGTCGGGTTCAACTCGAGCAAGGTCAAAGTAACCGGTTCAACTAACTATATCGCGGCCGGCAGTAAGAATGTCAACGTTATTGGCGACCATTTTAATGAGTATTACCAATATCCGTCAAGTTCGGGAAGCCAGAAGTATCATGCCCGCGGCATGTATTCTAATTATGAAATCCTGACGGATGCAGAAGCCCAGGCTCGGATTGATGCGGACCAGGGGATTAGCGCGATTGTCGTTGGTGACAATGATTTGACCTATACACACGGTGGCGTGTCGTATTCAATCGTGGCCCATGATAGCGCAACCTGTATGTATATCGGCTGGGCAGGAAATGCGTCGTCTAATGCGGTAGCCAACTCGAACCGTAAGACGACAGCGGATGGCGAAGTCCTTTGGTATACCGAAGAATGGTCATGGTACCAGATTTTCCCGGCAAATCAGAAGAACGTGTTGTCCATCGGCGATTACAATACTCTTCCCGATGGCGCGGAAAATGTTGTGCTGTGGGGCGATCAGCTGATTTTTGATACCGCCACCATTTCTGACAGCGTGTTTGTTGCCAACCACATGCGTATTGGCGGGCCGAAGAAGATGAAAGTTGGCGATGAGGTGATCGACAAGAATATCATTCGCGGCGTGTGGTGGATAGATACTAACCGCAATAACACCGAAGGCAGTGGTGAAAACGGATGCCTGTCTGACATGAACGCCAACGAGGCGACACCGAGTTTCACCGATGCGTTCGTGTTCACCAATTCCGGCTTCATGTATAACGGCAGGTTCTATGGCACCATGACCAAGTCCGAGGCGCTTAGCCTTGGTTTTGGTGAAAGTCAGATAACCGGTAGTTCCGCATATATCCTTGATGGCGTGAGCGGCTACATTACCGAGGCTGCCTGGTATAACTGCAAGAAGCCGGACACCCCGATGATTTATACCGGCGGTCTTGCCCTGTATGGCGGTGCAAATGCTTCCACCAGGAACCAGTCTGCATACGGCGTATTGAAGCTCGGTAACATGTATTACCATGACAATACCCCGGATGACCAGATCCCGAGCGGCTATGTCGCTGCGGATTATCGCCGCTTGAAGACTGAGGAATACATCAAGAGTATCCTTGACGGCAAGGTGAGCACGGGCAACGTGTTCAAGGGTGCTGTCGTGATGACCCCGGGCACCGACAAGTGTCCGTATGCCGGCATGTCGCTCATCGTCCAGGACCGCCAGGAACTCGACGGCTCGTTCCACATCGGCGTGGGCTACCCGAAGCTGGATGTGAACATTGTCGAGAACACCTTGTTGTATGACCATGTCAGGAAACTTACATGTTCCTACGTCGGGACACTGACTATTGGGTATCAGGAATACTATGACGGGTCGCAGATCCAGCAGTTGAGCCCGAAGGTGACATACCCTGATGAAAGCGCGACTACGGGTTCCGCTACGGCGACTTCTACGGCCGATAACGCGATAGTTACCAGTGTCACGACAACGGCAACCAAGACCCCGTCCGGTGATTCTTACACCGAGGCTATGTCGCCGTCCTTCCAGCTTACGCCGAAAGCGAACGAGATGATTGTCATTGATCCGGGCATATTGCATCTTTCATACACCAACAACACACTTAATGTGTCGCTGGCTGACCCGAGCGAGGCGGACGTAGGCAAGGTATTCTACCTGTACATGTATCTGAGCTCGATTTCGGGATATACTCCGTATGTGACTGCCAAGTGCTTGACCATGACCGGGACATCTATTGCCAGCGAAGGCACATCGCCTGCCATGGGCACGCGGGGTATCAACCTGCAGACCTGGGGCGATTCTACCTTTGCGTCGTCCAAGAACGTATTCCTGAAAGTGTCGGTCAAGAAGGCAAATGGCGAGGTTGGCTACTTCTTCGAGCGTATTCCGCTTCCGAGTTAGTCCGTGTGGGAAAACCTAGTTTTCCCGCATGAAACGTTTCAAACGAGGAAACCGATGAAAAAGGTAAAACGCGCATACGCAATCAACCTCAACCTCATGCTCGAACATGCCGACCAGGTATTCAAGGCCCCGGTCAGCGCATGGTTCCGCTATTTCGTGACCCACAACTTGAAGGTCACCGGCGAAGAACGCAAGAACACGGTGGAAGCCTTCCCGCCCGACAAGGCTTTCCTTGAAGCCGAACAGCGCCGTTTCGCTATCCAGAAGGAACTTGGGTTCAATACCCCGGCTGACTTCCAGACGGCAACGCCGGAAGCCCGTGAGGAGCTCGAACGCAAGATCCTTGACCTTCGCGAAGAGTGCAAGGAGGCTTACGAGAACGAGGTCATCATTGACAAGAACCGCAACGAGTTCTGCGACGAGGAAATCGAGCTCGACCTCCGCACAATCGAACTTGAACGCGTGCCGGAATTTGCTGGGACCAACGAACAGCAGAACTGGTATTACTGGAACCTCCTCAAGCCTCTCATCAAGGATCCTCCGCAGGAAGCCGAAGCGGCAGAACCTGCCAAGGAAGAAAACAAGGGGTAACCCATGGCTACGCTGGCTGTCTGTCTGGTCGTGAAGAACGGCCGGAGGACGGTCCTGTCGTGTCTGGACAGTGTCCTGCTGGTGGCCGACCAGGTCGTCGTCGTGGACACGGGTTCTACTGACGGGACTGTCGAACTGGTTCGTGGTTGGGCTGCCCGCAATAAGAAGGATACGGTTGTCGATGCTGTCGGCAGCCGTTTTCATGATGCGAGCGGCAACTTTGACTTCGGCGCGGCGAAGAACCACGCCATCAACCGTGCCACGGCGGACTACGTGATGTGGATTGATGCGAACGAGACCGTCGAGGAACCGGCCCGTCTCCGCAAGGCGTTTACCGTAATCACGGGAAGGACGCCCGACGCGAGCATTTTCATCTACACCCGCACGAGCCCGAAGTATTTCTTCCCGCGCCTGCGTATATGCAAGCGCTGCAACGCGCGTTTCGAGGGCCGCATCCACGAGCTCCTCAAGAACTGTGCCCCGAACCCGCCTACCGTCGATACCGGCCTGTTCATCAGGAACTTCAAGCCCACGCGCGACGTGGCCCGCAACTTGAAGACGCTGCTTTCCGACTGGAACATCGGGAGGACGCCGAGGACCGCGTTCTACATCGCGAACTCCTATCGCGACATGAAGAATGTGCCAGCTGCGCTGGAATGGTATAACGTCGCGGTGGACGAGTTCCCCGACAACTTTACCGAGGAGCGCGTCAAGTCCCTGGAAATGATATGCCAGATTTCGGAAACGAACCGCGACCTGGAAACGATTGGCAGGCGTTCCCTCCAGCTTATCCAGGAAAGCCCGACACGCCCGGAAGGCTACTACTGGCGCGGAAAGTATCAGTATCACAAGGAAAATTACAGCATGGCCGAGAAGTGCATGCGCCAGTGTCTCAAGCTGAACGCACGCCCCGATTCGGTGACCTGGATTAACCCGGACATCTACGACCGGCGCAAGATCGTGCAGATGCTCCACGAGGCGCGTGACAAGAGCACCTTCCTCGGGCAGAAGCCGATGAAGCCGGACCGTATCGAGGAATGGTATGGTAACGGCGCCGGGGCCCGTTCCAGGGTGGAATATCAGGGTTACGGGTACTGATTTCCGCCCCCGCGGATATAAACTATTGGCGTTACACGAATTTACGAACGGAACCCGCAGATGCAGAATGAAGACAAGCTGATTAAGCAGATTGACGCGATGACCTACAACGCGCGGCAGGCTATCAACGCTCTCAACCGCTCGGTGATGAAGGCCGGGTCGTATAACGGGTTTACCGTTGAACGCGCTGGCGAGACGGTAACGCTCGACCGTGCGGACATCTACAAGCTGTATAAGTTCTATGAGGAATGGGAATACCGTTCCGGGGAGACCCCGTTCGCACAGGACATGTTCGAGACGGCGATGGAACAGGCCGACATCCAGGTTGGTGGTCCGTCCGCGTCCGACGTCCTCGTCAAGCATGCCAAGATACTCTATAAGAGTGCCACGAACGCGGAGCATACCGATGACCAGTTCTGGCTCGACAAGATCAAGACTGCGACCAACCCGAAGCTGGTCTCCAACTCGGCGCCGATTCCGCTGAACTTCCGCGCCCCGATTTACGACGAGAACCTTTCGACGAAGCATTACAGCCAGTATGAGACCTACCTGTTCCCTGCCGGCTACAACTCGATTGACCTTCTCGGTTTCCAGGGTGACGGGACCGACCACCTCGCGGGTGGCCTGAACTGGCGCTTCGAGATTGACGACACGTTCACCGTGAACGCCAACAAGTTCCTGTTTGGTAAGCACCGGTTTGACGAAGTGAAGGCGATGCCGTACACCGACATCAACGAGCGCTTCGCGTTCATGACCGGTGACGATTGTTATGGCTACGGGCCGAATACCTTTGCCGGTGGCCATAGCTGTGTTTCGTATCTCGGGGAGGCGTTCTCATACGGCTATGGCGGTGTCGCCTATGGCGAGGAGTCCGCGACGATTGCGAGCCTGTTTGGGTATTCTCTCGGGACTGCTTCGTTTACTGAAGGCGGGTATATCCATGCCACGGCCGATTTCGGCGCCGCGTTCAACTATATGACGCAGGCTGGCGGCTATCGCTACAAGTTCACTACGTTCGCGGACGACGATGACGATACCGCGGACAGCGGAACCGAATGCCAGAGCCGTATCGTGGTTGACGGATGTACTTATACCCGTGCCACGGGCGCCACCGTGTCCAAGGCTGGGCTTGCCCCGAACCAGATCCGTATCGCGAAGGACGAGTGGGACACCGGCATGCACAGGTTCTACCTCTCTGTCGGAGATTCCGTATATCTCTACAACTGGGAAACGGTCGGTTCTGACGGAAAGCCGAATAAGCACATTTCGGCCGAAAGCTGCGTCCTGAAGCCTTTCGTCTGCAAGATTACTGAAATTTCATCCAACGGCAATCTCGACAAGATTATTTCTCTCGACAAGAATGTTACCAACCGCGAAGGGTTTGCTATCGCTGGCGGTAACATCTGTGCATACCAGGTTGAAGTTACGGGCATGAACCCGTATAATGCTGCCGGTTGGACAACGCCGGGAGCGAACGCCGCGATTACCTATACGGTCGAGTGTGGCCGTTATAGCGCCGCGCTGAACTACCAGACTACCGCGATGGGCATGGCCCAGACCGTGGTCGGCGCCAACAACGTCCCGATGCTTGAACCGAGGTTCATTGTCGGCTGTGGCTATATCGACCGCATGCCACCGGGAACGGGATCCGATTTCAGCGGGCTTGCTGGCCGTTTGGAGAATGCGTTTGTTGCCGGTCCGAGATATTCGTTCATGAAGCTGGCCAATTCCAAGGTGATTGTCGGTGTGTCCGACCACCGCAATACTGCCGACATGCCGGCATGCGGTTACAACACTGCCGTCGTCGCGGACGAGGCGTCCAAGTATGGTATCTACCAGCTGACGGGCGCATACGCGATTACCTGGGACCCGACCGAGAAGATTAAGGGTATCAGCCACGTTTGCTATGACCGCGGTGAGTTCTCTGTCAATGGCGATGGCCTTCTCGTTCGCCCGATCCCGACCGGCGACCGTTCCGGTGCTGCCGAGTTCGGTTTCCGTGACATTTCTACGAGGCTTGGCGGTTCCCATGGTTCCACGGTAATCTGGTCGGGCAAGGACCCGGACAAGGACCAGATGATGTGGGAACGTTACCAGTACATCCAGGCACGGAACGCTGGTACGGAACCGATTAACCGTGTTCACATCTATGGTGAGGACGGCATCACTGTGGAGACCCCGCAGACAATCAAGATGATTGCCCGCAGGACGGATGGTAACGAGACTTCCTACATCGACATGGATTTCGAGCGTCTCATCCTGAGCGGCCAGACATACGGCGCCCTTGCTGCAGACTGCACGTCCCGTTCTTACAGCCTCCGCGGCGATACATTGTTCGTGAACCCGGAATACATGGCCCACAACAGGGAAAGCCACAGCGGTTTCCACTTCGACTGGGCGGACGGCTATCTTCCGAACGAAGGTCTCCCGGCGGCGTTCCAGAAGTCTTCCTACTGCGACGCATACCACTCCATCGTCAGCTCCTATGTCTATTCCACGACATCCACCCACTTCAAGGAAAACCACGACGACACCCAGTCGAACAGCGCCTATGACGTGGCTGGCTTCATCCTCCCGGGTGCGCTCACGGATTCCATCATGCGCAACATGTATGTCATGCCGCGTGTCCAGGTCTTCTCCAACACCATCTTCGGTGACGGCAACGGAGGTAAGAACCCGGAAGGCGCTTCCCTGTATGAGGAACTCGCCTACATGCGCGACGTGAATTCTGCGATTGACACCGCCCCGAAGGAACGGGTCGGTACCGGCACTTTCTGCCGCGTGGAAAATGGCGTCGTGAAGACGAACACGTCCACGGCTTCCCAGACAATTCCGGCCTATGTGTATGACAACAAGACCGGCATTATCAAGAAGACTGTCGAAGGCATGTTCACTACGCCGTGGTTGAGCGGTGGCCTGGATGGGACCGCCCAGCAGCAGGTTCACCAGATGATGGGCGATTATGGCATCACATGGGACGCCAATTCGTTCGGCTACTGCCTGTCCTACGGCAAGTGGGGTATTCCGCTCCTTGACAAGCTCTGCATTACCTTGACCGGCCACATCATCACGGTCTCGTTCATCCTTAACCTTACCCTCCTGCAGCACTACTGCGGAACGTCGTATTATCCTGCGGAGCTCGACAAGACGAACCGCATGTGCGGCCTGCGCTTGCCGATCTATCCGTCCATTGGCGACATCAAGTACCTGGACAACAAATACCAGGTCCCGATGCTTACCGGCGGTGGGCCATACGGCTATCGCTCCGGCATGACGGTCTCGGCATATTTCCCGACCAGCACGAGCGCGATGGTATTGGACATCCAGTGGACTGCCCTTATCAACGGGGGCAATATCGCGGAAGCGCCGATTGTGCCGATTACCTTGCAGGGACCTTGCGCATTTGCGGTAAAGTCGTCTGCCGAGGACTTCCTCAGTTCCCATCACTCGTCTGCTCTGTCATACTGGGATGGGAAGACTGCGGTCACCGATGCGCAGATCAGGAACGTGTTCAGGCAAATCAACTTCTCGTAGGAGCTTTTAGATGCCAAGCAAGATTTCGACACTTGAAGCTAACCCGCTGGGCCATATCACGGGTAGCCTTGCCGTTTCACAGGCCAACTATGAGGCCATCCTCAATGCCTTGGTCGAGTGGGAGCACAGCAAGATGGACAAGGTCACTGTCCGTCTCAGCACGAACACTCCCCCGTATTTTGTCGATTATGTCCTTTCGACGAAGCACGCTGCCGACAAGGGCGGTGGCGACAATGCGGTGGCGCCGTATCTCGGCGCGGGCAAGTATGCCTACAAGGAAATGCACCGCGTTTCCGCGACCTACGATCAGGCAAACCCGGACACCGTCGTTGCCCGCATTACTACCGGTTCCGACTTTGGCCGTAAGGCGAAGGTGTATGCCGTCCCGGCAATCTATGACGAGTGTTCAAGGTGGAACCCGGACACAAATTCCACGGAATATTACGTGGCCGGCGAGTTCACCAAGGATTACCCCGCCGGGACGTATTTCGCCCGCTGCATAGGCAGTCTCGACGACCCGGATGTGCCGGCGTCAATCGCCCTCTATGTGACGACGACCGATGTCGTTGCGGGAGATGCCATTGTGTCTGGGACCGGAACCGGAAGCAACTGCCGACCGGTGGTGATTGACTATGTGTCCAATCTGCCGTTACCGACGGAAGATACGCTGGTGAAGTATCGCGGGGTCGTCTATGAGCTCGCTTCCGACCGGAATATGTCGTATCTACCGGACAATCCGAAGTCCGGGTTCAGGAAGTTCTGTGAGAGCTATTCCGAAGAAGCTGTCTATTCCTACGGAACGCTGGTGGAGAAGGACGGGATGTTCTATGTCTATCAGTTCGACGCCGATTCGTCGGTGGCCCCGGCGGAGCTGGTCGAGGACGAGGGAGGCGACAGCGCCCTCGTGGAGAATACGGACTACTGGGTCCGCATGTTCCCGCTCGATGCGCACTACTCCGTCGGCAATGGCGGGACGCTCCGGTACAAGCTGGCTACGGACATCTCCGGCTTTATCGTCAAGAACAATTCGTCCGAACCGTTCATGTCGGATGCGGAAATCCGCATGCACAGCTCCCTCCGCATCCCGGCAGGCCGCACGGCGCAGCCGAAGGGCGTGGAGATTATCCCGAGCTGCAACTATATTCAATACCCGGATTCCAGGAACGCGAAGTGGGTTTCGGGGAAGACCTACGGTCCTACCGATACGTCTATCGGCGTTTACGGGTTGCAGGACTATTCTTCCGTGATGGTGTTCAGCCATGCGTCCAAGGATGTTTCCCGGCTCAACATCATCAACTATGACGGGCCGGACCTTGACCAGGGCCTCGCAATCTTCCTTCCCGTAAATGTGGTGGGCAAGAATGATGAGGTGGTGTCGCCGAAGGATGGCGCCATGTTCGAGTTCATGTTCCGCATCTGGCCGACACCGGAGCTGAACGGTGGCAAGGTGAACGACCTCATTGTGAACAAGGCCCACATCTACGTGTATAACGTGATGGACTATGCCGACATCGACCTCGCTTCCCGACAGTTCTCCAAGAACAACGTGTGGCCGATCGCGAAGTTCAGCATGGCCAGGATGACCAACTTCTATGTGTTCGGCGAGAACGTCGCAATTCCAGACCGTCCGGTAATCTACAAGGCCCGGTTCATCTACAATGCCACGGATAACGCCTGGCAGACATTCGACTACTACCAGCTCCCGGACCATATCTTCATGTCCCCGAACGGGTTTACCGATTCTGCGGAAACTGCGGGTTTCCCGATGTTCCAGGATCCGTTCTCCCGCAGTGACCTGAGCCCGATTAGGATAGGCGCTGAATATTATGGCCGGATGAAGGGCATCTGGAACCAGCCGGAAACCTAGTTTCCGGCCATGCCGGCTATCAAGTATAAGTGTGTTTTCCCAGGATGTAACTATGAGACCGATGAGCGCAGGCTCATCGAGTTTCATCATGTGAACCCGAAGGAACTGGGGGTGAAGCTCAACAAGGATGTAACCATCCAGCTATGCCCCGTCCACCACAAGATGATTTACCATCCGCTCGCGAAGAGCGGGCAGCACTCAATCAAGGACGAGCACTCCCTGTCCGTCGTGCAGGTGGCGAATACCACTACCGGGAAGGCCGTCATATTCCGTGACATGGCCGGCCATGAGATAACGGTCGAGGTGGACAGCCGTCCCCCGAAGCCTAGCGCCATCTATGCGCTGTCCTGGTCCCTCGTTGGCGGCATATCCGAACAGGAGGTGGGTGACTGCGATTCCTATGTGGAAAAGCAGGTGGACACCCGCGGTTTCTGCCAGGTAGGGAATGTCATCTACTACAATTCGGCGCACTGTACCGTGGCCCATGAGCTGCTGAAAGCCTACATCACCCAATACATGGTTACTGCCAAGGCGGAGTTCTTTGCCGCGCTTGCCAAGGCCCGGGCGGACTACCGCCAGTTATAAACTAGGGTAGAAGAATGTGTAGGTTTAGCGATGGCGGATGATCCAAAGAATTTTATACCGTCGGTCTTGTTCAATACGCAACAGGACGCCGGGTATTATGATGACAGCAAGAAAAGCCGCGCCCGCACGAACATTGGTGTAGACAGTCTATCGGGTCCCCGGCTTGGCGATCATTATTTCATGACGCACATTGCGACCGAAAACGGGAACCTCGTTCCCAAGGCTGTTATACCGGGCATTTCCGACATTGCCAATTTGACTGAAAGCCTTTCTGGAAAGAAAGATACACAGAACCCGGTGGAGGGCGGTGCATCCGGCACGGTTGCTACGACTTCTGATTTCACGTTCGTTTCCAATGTGACACAGGACCGGCAGGGTGTAATCACTCGTGAATGGAAGAAAGTTCCCGATGCGAGCACATCGGCAAAGGGTGTCGTCCAATTATCGGATGCGACCAATTCAAGCAGTCATTCGTTGGCTGCTACCGCCTATGCGGTGAAGCAGGCGTATGACGAGGGTCATAGCGCAGTTCATTCCGTTGTAGCATCGAGCACTAACGGAAATGTCACTGTTGATGGGACTGACGTTCAGGTCTATCAGCATCCGAGTCATACCGCCTATACGGGAAAGCCGACCGCAAACGCGACACCGGGATTTGGTGATACGGTAACCATTTCTCAGATCGAGAGCGACGCGCTTGGCCATGTGACTAAGATGACTGACCGCACGATAAAGATTCCGGCAACGAAGGCAAGCAGCTCGGCCTTGGGCCTGATCCGTTTGAACTATTCTCCGGCTTCCGGCGCCAAGGAATATGCTGTCAAGGTAAATTCCAGTGGCGATGCCTATGTGGCGGTTCCGTGGACGGACACCGATACGAAGAACACTGTTGGGGTTGGAACCAAGACTGGTGTGTCCGATACGATGTCGTTCTATTTCCCGTTCACGTCGTCCGTGAGCGGGAGCAGCCAGCGGTCATACACGAAGACGAACGCAAACACAGGCGATGCGTTGCTTGAAGCGACGTATGATGCGGCAACGGGTGGATGGTTCTTGGATTTTGCCGGATTACAAATTCCGGTGTTTTCGCAGTCGTTGGAAGGGGTCAACAGTGCGTTTGTCGTAACCAATTATGAAGGCCGGTTGACGGTAAAGAAGGGGCCGGTTCGGTATGAAAACGAAACGGAAATGTCGCCTATTCTGGCGACCGACGATTACCCGATGACCATTATCCAAAAGACCGGCATTGATTATGACGGTCCGCAAGTTACATTGGGGACTTCCAAGACACCGATTGGATTTATGCTTCCGCCTGTTACGACATCACTAATTCCTATTATGGAACTGGATCAGGATGGACGGACGTATGCGGACGAGATGGACCGTGTGGTCGCAATGGTGGAATACAATAACAGCAGACCCCCGCTGCTTGGCGTGCAGTGGCGTAACATTCCTGGACAGGTGCATGAGGTGAGTGTGGAGAATTTTGAATCGTACCATTCTGAAATTTACGATAAAATATCGAAAATGGTCCGCAACGGACGAATGGTGTATACATCTCCAACCGGGGTGTCGGCTAGGTGCTATTTGCAGGATTATTTCTTCGATCCTAATAATGGGTGGGGTGCTTCATTTGCTGGCGTGTCTGTGACGAGCAACCTGGTAAAGCTGGATTTGGTGAACTGTTCATCAATTCGAGGTACGAATACGATGAATGCGCGTGAGATGACCTTGTATCCAATCGACATATCGGGAACTTATGGCAACGAGCGAAACACGATTTACATGTTGTAGGCGAGGCGATTTTGAGTGGTATAGTTTATGACGATGAACGTCCATTTGTGCCGGTAGTCAATGACCGGCTTCGGACAGTATTGACCAATCATTCTGGGCAAGCTGACGCTCATCTGTCATTCCCGTATTTGGGTATTTTGGGTGACCCGATGCTGAAACAGTATATAGCATTTAACCGGCCCGAAACTGATAATTTTGGTGCCGCGGGTGTTATATACAAGAACGCAACGGCTTCGCAGGCCAATCGTTCGTGGATAGAGTTTCAGCGCGATTCGTCCAATAATCTCATTGTGAGTGCCAGTTCGCAGATGACCTGGATGCTGAAATATCCTTGTCCTGCTGGTGGACAAGGTTACCCGTCCCCGTATGCGGATGTTGTTGTTTCACTGGCTGGAATAAGCGATTATACTGCAAAGGGGTTTACCGGGAATGGCGATGCGGTGGTCCCGTCGATTGCATACGGTGGCGGTGCTTATGCAATGACGTCGAATAACCAGATTTCGAACTCCATGACGTTTAAGTTCTGGGGGCTTGATCGTATATCCAATGCGACTAGATATGTTTCCGCACATTACTTGTTCCATACGGATATACGAAACCTTCCGACTGGCTACACGCCGAATTACAGCAACCCGGTCAAGTTCTATACCGATATTAACCATGGCACCATGGGGATGATGCACGGCACCGGAACTTGGCCGCTTTATGTCTGGGACACGGGTAGCCAGCAAGAGAGCTCCAGTACGTCATGGCATAAATTTTTGAGCGATCCGAACAATAGCGATTGGTTTAGGTGCACTCGTTTCACCGATAAGGATGCGTTCCCGTCAACGTGCCCGTCCGATGGCAAGATGCTTGCATACATGCGGTTTGACATGCAGAGTAGTGAATCGCAGACATCGTATATTTCTACGACTGCGCCTACTGTGGGGCTTGACCTTTCCGGGTTTACCTATAAGTCTGACGCACCCGGGGCCACGCTCCATGTTGATCTTGACTATGCGTTCCTGTTCTATGGCACGAAGGGTAACGGCTGGATTTATGACAATGACGGCTATATGGATAATGTCCAGACTGCATCTATTTCCATGCAGCCCAGCGAACGCGAAGATGAACTGTTTAGTAATGTGGGCGGATTGAATATCAGGGCCAAGTGTGAGTATAACGGGCCCATGATTCGTTTGCGGTCAGCGACCGGTAGCACCATAAGGGTAAACAAACTGACCATGGTAGCGAAGGCGAAAACGCAGTACGGTGGTGACACTTGGGAACGCGACAATACGAAAACTATTACTACTGCGTTTGACATCCCGGTTGGTGACAACACTACGTTCTATTACTGGTACAATTATCCTGCCACGGTTGCGACCAATACCTCAAAGACGTATTTAAAAGCTATATTTGAGCTTAGCAACGGCAAGAAACTCACGTTCGAGATTAACTCGTCCGGCGGTATCACCTTGCGGCTTAAATGTATAGAGGAATGATGCGTTTCGATGTGGAAGGATATGTTCGCCTAGTCAATGCCCCGGAAACCGCCGGGGTTCTTTATGGTCTGCTGGATGCGTTGGAAGAGAACTTTCCGGGCGCGGTCAGATTGGTTTCCGAAATTCGCGGTGCGCTTTGGCGGTCCGTCGGCAAGGTTCCGACAGTCCCGGCGCAGATTGAAACGTGGCCGCGTATCAAGGTTGATGTCCCGATAACCGACCGGTGCAACCTTGCATGCAAGTCATGTTCGCATTTCGCCCCCATAGCGGCTTCCGCCCCGTTTCTTGACCGCGAGGACATTGCTGCCTCGATGGAACTGCTGAAACGGGCATGCGGGGACATCGTGTTTACGGTATTCCTCATTGGCGGGGAGCCGCTGTTGCACCGTGGCCTGGAGGCAATTATCCGGGACACCCGGGAAATCTTCCCGGATCGTGAACGTTATGTGGTCTCCAACATGCTGCTGTATGGCAGGTGGCGAGGGGTGTTCAGGGATTTGCTGCCCCAGACGGGCACGGCCCTCGGGTATAGCTGTTACGGGGAGGTCAACCGGCGCGTAATCGAGATTGCCCGCAAGGACAGCGAGACCCATCACTTCCCCTTTGTTCAGTTCGGGACCAATCCGCCGGAGTTCACTTCTTACTTGAAGAGCGTCGACCCGAAATATCCGGCCACCGGGAAGACCGACTGCTACATGGCCAACTGCCCTACCCTAATCGGAAACTACCTGTATCTGTGCAGTCCGGTCTCATATCTTCAATATCCCAATGCCGCGTTCGGGTTGAACTTGCAAGCGACATGCTATGACCGGATAGACTTGCGCGAGGTTGAACATCCCGACGAGGTCCTTGTTCTTTCCCGGCTGCCGCATCCGTTCTGCCGTCACTGCAACGTAAAAGGCAACCACCCGATAGGATGGTCGCCAAGCAAGTGTGAACGCGGCGAGTGGTTCGAGGACTAGCCGAAGAATTTCGCGAACGCCTCGTTCATTACCCGCCAGTCGTTGTGGTGTTTCAGGCGCTCGTTGACGAGACCGCATGCGCCGTTGTGGAACTGGACGACGTGCGGGACTTCATGGAACATCGAGAGAATCTTGATGCCCTTCCGCTTCGCATACAGGTGGTAGAGCAGATCGTCGTGGTATGACTGACGAGACAGGCAGTAGTCAGCGATTGCCGCGAATATGTAGGGGTTGTATGCTCCGGGCGGATGCAGGGTCGCATATCCCCAGGGGATCCCGTCGCCTACGGTCTGCGCGATGATACAGCCGGGGTTTTGTTTCCACTTGTTGTAGAGTTCCCCCGCGTAGTCATATTTGTATAGGCAGTCGTCATCCGCGCTTATGATGGGGAGGTCCGGGTAGGCCTTCATTGCGAAGATGATTTTCTTGTAGGGCTTGTAGTTCTTGTGGACCCAGAGTATCTGGACGACACCGGTCTTCGCGAGCGCTTGCAGGTCAGCCGGTAGCTCGGCTTCTTTCCGCGGGAACTCCTCGTCGGACAGGGTGAGGACTACCTTGAAGCCCTTGCAGTGTTTCAGTATGCTGAAAATCGTGAGGCCCACTCCCTTGATGCGGGCTTTCCACGAAGTCAGCGCGATTATCCCCTTTATGTTTTCCATGCTGTTACTTCTTTTCCCCGTATTTCTTGGCGAGCGCCTGTGCTATCCGGGCGCCTTCCTTTACGCCGAGCGTGGTGATCTGGTTGTCCTTGCAGAATTTGGCTAGGCGTGCGGCGATTTTCTTGGCAAACTCGAAATTGTCGGTGTCCTTTGTCTGGACCATCTCGTCCTGGGCTTCGCGGACTGCACCCGACTGCACGAACTTGGTGACGATTTCTTCCGTGGGCATTGCCGGGACCTGTTCCTGGTTTACTGCGCCAGGCGTTTCGTCTCCGGTCGGAGGGGGTGCGTCAACCGTGTCCTGCGCTGCGGTATCGTCTGGTGCAGCCGCGTCGTCCGTGGAAATGTCGCCACCGCCAAGGTCTGCCCCGGCGTCCATGCCGCCGAGACCGGCATCGTCCGCCGGTAGGCTTGTATCGACCGCATTGGGGTCGTCTGAGGCGGGTTCGGTCGCGGGGGCATCGGCGGTTTCCGTTGCCGGATCTGCTGTGGTGTCTGCCGGGGCATCTGTTTCCGTCGCCGGGACGCTGCCGTCACCTTCGGCTTCGAAGATTGCCATTGCGGCCTTGATTGTCGCTTCTACGAGGGGGACATCGGGGCAATCCTGCCGGATGTCTTTGAAGAACGGTGCAAGTTCATTCATTGTGTTGCCAAGTGCTTTTGACATAGTTTATAGCGGCGCTCCGGCTATAAACTATGGGTAATTACGGAGACAAATGAAATGAACGAATTGGACCAGATGATTGCGGCCACCAAGGCCGACATTGCCGATGACAATATCCTTGCCGAGGCTTTCGAGAAGGGCGCAAGGGCTATTTTCGAGGGTGTTGGCGCCGAGGGGACCGAAACTACGTCGCTCCCTACCGAGATGGCCGATGTGAGCGGTGACAAGGCGAAGGAAATCGCTACTGCGGTGACCAACCTTGGTGCAACACAGGATGCCGCTGCCGAGGCGAAGGAAGCCGTTGACAAGTCGACGGAAATTTCTGAACGCGCCGAGAACGAGGCGAAGCTCGCCGATGCCGACAAGGCTGTCGCCGATGCCGCCAAGACGGCTGCCGACATCACCAACTCGGTGACTACCGAGAAGAACGAACAGCAACAGCAGGCCTAGTTATGCCGTCGAGTTTCGAGACATTCCTCGAAACGGTGCGCGGCAAGCTCGGTGAGGAATGCTACGACAACGTTTGCCGGAGATACCAGACGTATCTTGAAAACTGTGCCCCTCCCCCGTTGAGGGTCCCGGACTCCATGCGTGCGAACGCCATGGTCTGGGGGTATTCCGACATGCTCAACATCCTCACTCCGTCGGGGGCGGTTGACGGGAACGACTGCACGGGAAAGTCTTATACTAATCCCAACCAGCCCGCGCCGTCGATGAAGGACCAGAGCGGGCAGATTGACCCGAAGAACTGGGAACACCCGAAGTTCAAGAAGCCTACGCACCTGACGTCGATTCCGATCAGGAAGATGATGGAACGCGCACAGTCGCACATCAAGCAGCCGATGGAATTGGCGAACGCGAGCCAGGTATATCCGAACAAGGTCGGGCCGTTCTCGGGCCGCGACGGGTATAACGTTCCCGTGAGTACCTACGTTGGCGGGGATTCCAGCAGCGCGGCATCCTCGTCCTCATCGACATCGGAGTAGTCATGGGTTCCGAAGTTTAAATTTGTATTTTTCGATTGGGTGGTACTGCTAGATGAAATCAAAGAAGGTTGCCGGCAAACGACTGTTCAACTACCTGCAAGGTGGGATCAACTGGAAGGAGCACAAGGACATCATCCTTGACTTCTGGATTGGTTACAAGTGCAAGGACTATGGCTATCAGCCTAGCCAGTTTGCCCGCATGGTCCGCGTGGTGGACCTTCCTACCGAGGCGCAGAAGCGTTACGAGGAGTGGTTCAACGGATATGACTTCCAGAACACGACTGACAAGGCGTGGCTTTCGTTCATCGACGGTACGCTCAACATCTTCTACCATACGAAGAACCCGGTGATTGACCCGGACGATACCTGGTATGTCGAGCTGATGCAGTCCGAAGTCAGGGCCCGTGAGATTGCCGAGACGCAGTATTACCATGGGCGCCCGAACCTGAACAGTTTCTTCCGATCCGATACCAACTCGAAGCCGGAAGAAGTGGGTGGCCGTCGAAACGGGTATATCTTTTCTCACCGTTTGGCCGAACTCGATACGTCCAAGGAAAGCAACATGTACTGGGGCATCGTGTTCCAGTGTCCCGAGACGGTTACGCTGCAGTTCGACAATAACGGAGTAACCGATAGCCGGTCGATTAACTGGTCCGCCAACACGAAGCACAAGACGCTTGTCCGCGTATGCGCCGACGGGCGTCTGAAAATTGTCCCTGTGTTCGTGGAAGGTAAGGACTGGCACGCCGACCGTTACATGCCGGAAGGCCCGGTGAACCAGTCCCCGATGTCGGCGAAGGCGTTGCTTGCGTACATCAAGGACAAGTTCCAGGACCTGTATGGTATCTGGGACGACATCGACGCGTCCGTGAAGTATGCGAACGAAGGCCAGACCGCCCGTGAAAACGCGATGAACGTCATGAACGACGAAGAAATCAAGGTCGGTAGGGTCATCCCGAACATCGAGAAGTTCATCCGCGAAGGTAACGTTTCCGATGCCAAGCGCGAATACAACAAGGAAGTCCGCAAGGCCGTGAAAGCCCAGGTCAAGGGTTCCGAGAGCGCCAAGAAGGAAAAATTGCGTAACATCGTCAAGGCCAAGAAACGAGCCGCCGATGCGCGTCTGGCCAAGCTGCGGGTGGCATTGGAGGACTAGCCATGTCGCCTGACCGTTTCGCATTATGGAAATTCAAGACAATCGAGGGCATCCTCCAGGGATGGTGCCCGGGAGACTTCACCCGTTCCAAGTATGAACGGGATGGGAAGCTCCGTGCAACGATTGAATATGATCCGAAACAGGAGACTGCGACGGTCTCCGTGGACGGGTCGTCGCCGGTGCAGGTTCCGTTCAAGGGACTTGTCGGCAAGCTCAAGGAACTTGGCCTGTATGTCCAGCGCGACAGGAAGTTCTGCCACGAAAACGCGCTGATACCATTTTGCTAAATCTGAATGAGGAAGGATTTGTGATGGGCGCCTATAACGGATATGATTATGACATGGGCAGTGCGCTGCTCGAAATGGACAGCATCCTGCTCGAAGCGGGGGAAAGGCCTGTCTTCGTGGAGGCCGATGTCGGAACCCCGGCAGATCCGGCTCCAGACGCCGGGGCGATGTCCCAGGCGGTGTGCGACTGGCTCGCCGACTTTGTGAATTCCGACGACGGCTGGGGCTACCTTGCCGCGAAACGCAGGTCCGGCAAGCTCGACGTGACGGTCGATGTTGGCGGAGTTACCATCCATGCGGACAACGAGCACGAGAAGGGCTCTCCGACGAACTCGAAGGCCCTTGAAGTCAAGGACGGCGAGGTGTTTATCGGCCCGCGCAAGCTGATGGCTTCCATCCTTTCCGCGAGTATCAACGATCTCATGGAGCAGGACAAGGATTCCTCCTTGCAGTCGGCCATCGTCAGCGTTATCCGCGGTGATTCCGCGAAGGGGAACCTGAACGTGAAGTTCAAGAAGGCCATCGGGGACTTTATCTCCGGCAAGCGTCCGAAGCCGGCCCCGCAGAAGCAGCAACAGCAGGCGCAGCCTGCGTCTCTGCCCGACCGCGTGTGGGCGTATCTTACTTCTGATGATGCGACCAAGAATAGCGGTCTCGGTGCGGATGCCAAGAACGGCAGGAACGACGGTGCGCAGGAAATGCAGCCTGACTTCTATGGCGAGCGTGACATCGACCGCTTCATCCAGGAGACGGCGCAGAAGGACGGCGTTGCTGTCGATCCGGCAACCGTCACGGATGAAGACAAGAAGGCTATTCTCGCCCATCTCCAGAAGGTCGTGGCTGCGGTCAACGAGCTTTCTTCCGACGAGATGTCCGGGGATGATGCCACTGTCGGCAAGTATGTGACTGCCCACCTGACGGGCGCCGGGAACGGTACCGGCAAGACTGACGGGCAGGGCGAGAACGGAGATGAGAACGACTGGGCGAAGCAGCTCTGGAAGTTCCTCCTTTCAGATAACCAGGACAAGAACCGCATGCTCGGCCAGGACTGCCATCAGGCACGCAAGGCCGATACGCAGGTCGATGGGGACATCTACACCGATGACGCTATCCGGGAATACATGACCGTGATGGCCGATGCGAACCCGTCGGAAATTTCTGGCTCGGTTGATAGCATTTCCGGTGCCGACGTGGACGCATGCCGCGCCGTGATGGGCAAGGTTCCGCCTGCGATGAACCGCGTAACGCCGGAGCAGTATAACCACAACGACGCGGAGCTCGGCGCGATTATCACCCAGTATCTTACCGCCGGCGATGTGAAGAAGGAACAGAACAACGGCATGAAGTCGGTCACTCCGGCAGCAATCATGCGCGGGTTCGAGGCATGGTATTTCGGCCAGTGGGTCCGCACCCGCGACGAGGCCGTCAAGCATGTCGAGAGACTGTTCAGCGGTTCCCCGTTCAGCAACGATTCCAACGTCAGGAAGCAGATCAATTCCCATGACATCGCAAGCGGGTTCGCCAACGAGAACTATGTGACCCGGACGGTCAACGAGTTCAAGGAGGCGATGAAGTCGTCCAAGAACGAGAAGGTAATCCCGGCGATGGACGGCAACGTGATGATGGCCATTGGCAAGTTCTTCAGCAGCACCCTTCCGGCACGCTACATGAAGCTCCGGCAGGCGGTCCAGGGCGTGGTCGAGAAGAACCCGAAGGCCGCGAGGGAATGGGAGAAGATTCCTCGCCGTGCGGCTGCGTTCGTTGACAACCGCGTCGACGCCTTCTCCACCGAGAAGGTCGGCGGTAACAAGGGTGGGTGGCTTGAACAGATTGCCCAGGCTACCGAGCGTGTGAACAATTCGTTCGGCCTCGAAAACGAGAAGCCGATTGCGGGGTTGAAATGATCCAGGAAAATATGCCGAACCGCTGGCTTAACTGCGCCATACCCGGCGTGGCGCTGACGACCTGCATTGGCTCCGTTTACTGCTGGAGCCAGTTCGCCCCCGAGCTCATGAAGACTTTCGACTTGTCGAAGGGTGCGGTGAGCGTAGGGTTTACCCTCATCATCTTCTTCCTCGGTATGTGCGCCGCGATTTTCGGATCGGCCATCGAGAAGAACCCGCGTTTCGGCGCGTGGTTGTCCACGATAATCTTCATCACGGGCTTCCTGATGCTCGGGACGTCTGTCCTTATCGAATCCGTGGCGGCCTTCTACATCGCGACGATGTTCATAGGCGCCGGGACGGGCATAGGCTATGTTACGCCGGTAAAGAGCTTGATGAAGTTTTTCGCCGACCACAAGGGGCTTGCGTCCGGGCTGGCCATTACCGGGTTTGGACTTGCCAAGTTCGTCGCATCCCCGGTTATCGAGTGGCTGCTTGCCACGCTGCCGCTGTATGGCGTGTTCTACGCGCTTGGTGCGGTATATGCCGTGGTGATGGTGCTGTCCAGCCTGTTTATCAGGAAATACCCGAGTATAGAAATCCCGAAGAACCTCGACTGCTTCCGTTATTCCTATTTGCTGCGGTCGAGGGAATGGTGGGCCATCTGGTTCATGTTCATGACCAACATCAGCTGCGGCTTGGCGATTATCTCGCAGGAGAAGGGGCTGTTTTCCGGCCTCGGCATTGCCGCGATAGGCGCCGTCCTGTCAGTCACCGCATTGGCTAACTCCGGCGGTAGGCTAGGCTTCTCTGCGCTTTCCGACCGCATAGGCCGCAAGGCGTCGTATCATTTCATTTGCAGTTTCGGTATTCTCGGTTCCCTGTTCTGCATTACCGGGAGCGTCCCGTTGACTGTGCTCGGCATACTCATGGTGGAGGCCGCATACGGCGGTAATTTCTCCGGCCTTCCGAGCCTGTTGGCGAAGCGCTTCGGCATCGAGAACGCTTCCCGCGTCCATTCCATGACCCTTACCGGGTGGAGCGTGGGCGGAATTTTCGGGCCGCTGCTCGCGAATAACCTGTCCGGGACCGCGCTCTATGCCGTTCTTGCCGTCCTTTACTTCATCGCGTTCACCGTGATGGAAGCCAACGTGAGAAAATAATGTATATTTGGATCATGGCACTCGTTGACGACATGATTACTGTTCTCGGTTCGATGGCCGCGATGGTCTTCGCGCTGATGGGCATTTGCTTCGCCCTGTGGATTGTCGTTCTTGTGTATTGCTCGCTGCACGATGCCATGGTTTCGCGGGCTGCATGGAGGCGCGGCATGAAGCTGTTCATATCTGGTTCTGCATCAATCAAGGTTCTCACCCCGGAGGTCGAGCGCATTATCGACCAGTTCATCATGAAGGGTGCGGAAATCCTCGTGGGCGACTGCTATGGCGTGGATTCCGCCGTCCAGAGATACCTTGCCCGCAAGGAATACAAGAACGTCACCATATACACGAGCAACTCGACCCCGCGGTGCGACTATGTGCCGGGATGCTGCATCATCTCATGCAACGGGGAGACCATCGGTCTGCATGGCGAGGCCTTTTATGCGGTGAAGGATGCCGCGATGTGCCGTGACTGCGATTCTGCGCTCATGTTGTGGGACGGTGTCAGCATAGGCACCAGGAACAATATTGCCCGCGTGAAGGGCGCGGGCAAACCGTATAAGGTGATTACCGTAAATGGCGAGACCAGGGAGAGGATGAACCTTCTCAAACGGGGAGGCGCAGTCCGAGTTCAGGGTGCTCCCGCATGAACTCTTTCAGCGCGGCGCCGTAACGGAACCTGCTGTATTCGTTCCTGAAAGCAATCTTTTCGTCGCCGTAGTCAATGTTTTCGATTACGTTCTTGGGGATCCTGGCAAGCGGGGTCCCCTTTGCCATTGCGCGGAGACCGTTCCACTCGTCGTCGTGGAGCATCTTGAAGTATTTGGAGAACCATTCCGTGGGCCAGTCCGCGAGGGAGTGTGGCGGGAACAGGCGCAGGCCCGCGACCAGCTTCACGCCGGCTGTGGACTGCAGCCAGTGGCCGAGGATTGTTTTCGGGTATGCCTTGTGGAGCCGCGTGAGGTAGTCCACCGTGAACGGGGACACTACGACATCGTCGTCTGTCGTGATGACCGGGATGTCCGGGTATTTCTTCATCGTCGGATCGAGCTTTTTCAGGGCGCGGGTATTCTCCTTGGTCCAGAGTATCTCGAACTTCGGGGAGTTCTGCGCCATGACCGAAATCGCGTCCGGGAGACGGTAGCCCCTGCCGAACTCGTCGGTGGACAGGACCAGGACGACCTTGTACCTGAACGGGGTCTTCTGCGTGAGCCATCGGGCGAGGACGCGGGGAAGCTCCGGGCAGTTGATCCGCCCGGACCAGGTCGTCAGTGAGACTACGATGTCTAGCGGTTCAGCCATTTGGAGATTTCGTCCTTCTTGGAGTAGAAGTATTCTTCCCAGATTTGCGTGACATTGTCGAGGTTCTTGCTGGAGATGTCGTCCATTTTCGGCTTCTTCTGGACATACGGGCGCACTGCGAGGACGTTCTTTTCCCCGATGATGGACTTGACTTCGTATTCCCCGGACTTGCTGGACCTTGCCACCCAGTCGGAGAAGATGTATTCCGCCCAGCCGACGAGGGTCTTGTTGCCGCTGTCGGTGTTCGGGGTGTCCATGCCGGTTTCGAGGTCGAGGACCTTGAAGTTGGACCAGCCGGATTTGAGGAGGCCCGCGTTGAGGACATCGACCGGGGAGTTCTTCCACATGCCACCGTCGATGTAGCAGTTCTTGTCGCTGTCGTAGACGCAATCGAAGTAGGTCGGGGCTGCCGTGCTTGTCAACACTGCAAACCACTTATCAACATCTTTGTCACCAAGATCCCACACCTTTTCAACAGAAGAGCCGTTCATGCAGGTGGACGGGATATAGACCGGTTTCTTCCAGGTCCCGATTTTGCCGGCGAACTTCTCCTGCAAGAGCTTCTTGAGGTTGGAGTTGTTGTAGGTCGGACACTTCGGTTTAAGGCGCTGGATTACGCCATACTTCGTGAAAATCTTTTTCAGGTTGTTGCGGTAGAGGTCGTACAGGTCATGGGCGGAATAGCCTTCCGCGAAACCGGCAGCGATGATTGCGCCGGTTGACGTGCCGGCGTATGCCTGTGCGATGTCGGGGATTTTCTTCCCGGTGAGCTGTTCTACCTTGCAGAGGAAGGCCAGGGGGCCGATGCCCAGGGCACCGCCACCGGCGACTGAAATGACGAGTTGACGTCCCATTGATTATCCTTTCATGTGTTTAAACTTGCGCATCTGAACGAGATGCTCGTCGGCAGCTTCCTTGCTCGGATGGCTGCTCAGGATTTCGCCCGTCTCGTGGGATTCGATGACCCACGGGGCATCCTCACCCTTCGAGTTCTTGTGGCCTTCGCGATATACCACTGTTTCTATGAGCGGTTCGCCGAAGATGGCGTATGCGGCCTTGCCGAACGCATCTACGAGGACATTGTCGTCACAGTCACTGCGGGCTGCTTCTACGAGCTTGTCTATCTCTTCCATAAAAACAAAACTAGGGGTTGTTCAGCCCCTAGTTTATAGTCGGTTTCGGGTTACGAAACAGTTATGCGTCGCACTTGATCGGGAATGCGTCGTAGGTGTTGTCCTCGTGCAGGACGAGGGCCACACCGGAGCAATACTTGACCCACGGGTTGGTGTTGCTGCTGTCGAACTGTCCGTCGGTGATGCCTGCGATGAACGGGCCGATGAAGTAGTCGTGTGTCACGAACACGTTAAGCCGCTTGTCTGCCTTCGCGAGCATCTCGTTCGCGAACTGGAACGTGTCTGCGTTGCGCTTGGCGACCGCTTCCTCCGCCGTGCTGACCCCGAAGTATGTGGAGAGCTCGTCCTCGGTGAGCTGGGACGGGTCGTTCGAATACTTCCTGAGAAGGGCGGTGGCGCCGGACGACGGGCGTGTCTTCATGAACCGGTAGCCTTCGAGCAGGTCCTGGTCCACGGTAACGCCGGAGTAGTCCGCTGCATCCGAGTCCGTATCTCCACGGGCCGCGGCGATTGCCTGTGCGGTATGCTTCGTGCGGGGGATTTCGGTTGACCAGTAATGGGCGTCGTTCGCCTCGATGTTGATCGGCGTCGGGTTGCTGGAAGACGGGGTTGCGCCGTAGGCCAGCTTGGTACCGATTGATGTCGCGTGGTTCACGCCGGTTTCGTTGAGGTCGCCCTCGCCGGATGTATCGTCGCGTTCGGCATGCCTGATGACCATTAACAGCTTGTCGGTGTCGGCCATCTGGATAGGCGCGTAGTAGAACGTATGGAGCTTCGTCATATTGGATGACTGGTCCATGGTATATACGCGGGTGAACGTGGGGGTCTCTACGGGTTCTTCTGGATCTTCTGTCGGTTCTGTCGTGAAGATGAGCTCGTCGCCGCTCGCATACTCGATTGAGTCAGCGGCATCAAGCATGTCGATGTACTTCTGCTTGCGTTCTTCCGTAAGGAACGGGTCGGTGTCGAGTGCCTGGAAGACGGTCTTCGCTTCGCGGAATGAACCGGTAAGCACCAGTGTGTAGGCCGGCGCTAACTTCTCGGCGATTTCCAGCGGGGTGATGCCAATGAAATCCGTGAGGATGCACTCTTCCTTGAAGAGGGCTATCATCTCATTCGCCACTTCTATATTGTAGTCAACCTCGCCCGCCACGCCGTCGATTGCCGCGATGCGGGACGAGTTGGAATTGTATTCAACCTCGAAGCGGACCTTGTCGACAGGCTTGCCCAAGAAGTCAAGGACTGTGTGCTCGTCGTAGTTTTCGATAATGTCCGCCGCGGAGTTCGTCCAGAAATCTTTGTTGTTGTATATGCACTGGTCGTCAACATACACAACGCGGGAAAGGTATTTCATGTCGATGTCCTCTGTAAAAATGAAGTCGGCCTCGTCGCGGTTGTCATACTTGATCGCGTCCTTGAGCATGAAGAGGCTGGCGGACTGGTATGCAATTTCGCGGGTGGCTTTGTCAAGCGCGTAGAACTGTTTCACGGTTAAACCTCCATACCGTTTAGTTCAAGGTAAAACTTCTGGTCAGTGTATTTCGTCGCCGACCTGACCCCGTCGGACTGGTAGGTGTTGTCGTAAGCGGCGGATGCGAGGTCCGACGCCGTTCCGATGTGGTTGACCGCGTCTTCCAATGGCACTTCGGTCACCGCCGAAAAGAGCGAGACGATGTCGAAGAAGTTGGGAACAGTTTGCTGACCTGAGCTAGTGTCGCCAACTATGGTGAACGCGGAACCGGTATAGGCATAAATGCCTGGGTTGTGGTGGCCGTCAGGATATTGCCCATTTTCGTTCAGGTAATAGATACAATTAGCTGTCCATCCGGTGTATGAAGTGCCGTATCCTGCATCGTTTGGGCCGAAATCTACGGTATATCCCGATTTGAGGGTATATACGTCGCCGGTATGGTCGGCATAGTAGAATTCACCGGTTGCGCCGACGGCCTTGTTTGTGCCGCCCGCTACGTAGCTCTTGTTGATGAGGGCCATCAGCGCGTCCATGTAATTGCCGTAATCGCCGAAATTGATTTCTTCCGGGACATTTATGCTGGCAATTTTCCGGTAAATCCTGTTTTGTATCAGGTAAGAGCTGACGTTGCTGCCGGTGTAGATTGCATAGTCGTACAATGCGAGGTCATTGAGAAGGTCCTTGGCAGTTGACTTCATGCCCTCATACTGCAACGGATCGAGCGATGCCGTGCGGGTGTAGATGTGGTTTTCTTCAAGGACGTTTTGACCGCCTTCGTTGTAGTTCCACCCGACGTAGCGGAATACATTGTTTGCGGCTGCGCCCAGAATTGTGTCTTTTGCTGCAACGGGGAGGCTGGTACCGGATGTTCCGACAGCGCCGATGTATGGCCCGGAGGCGGCAGAATTTCTTATGTAGATTGTCCCTGATGAGAGGCCGGTAAAGCTCCCCGTCCACCGATAGAAAACACCGGCGGTGGTCGCAATGAACGTGTCGATGTCACCGGTTTCCCCATAATAACCGTCTGTATCGTTGATGTTGGCGATGCTCTTGCTCTGGGCCTGACCATGCGTCCATTTTAGGTAGTTGCCGTGCCATCCGCTAATGGCTTCCGGCTTGAATGAGGCATTGCTATTGGTGTACTGGATGTAATACTTGTAGCCTTTTTTGAGGGTCACGCCGGACACCGCGGCAAGCCGGCGGTAGCCATTCTTGCCGAACATGGTCTCGCTTGAAATCGTGTCGCCACTGACCTTTGCGACAACAAGGCCGCTCTCGTGAAAGATGGCAACGTTTACCGAGGTAGACGATTCAGACGTTTCCGTGAATATCGCCAGGTTGCTGAGGCTGATGTCCTCTACCGGGATGTATTCAATCGTGACTGCATCGTTGGTTTCTTCAAGCGATATGTCTGTCGTCCACACGATGTATTTTTCCAGGTCGGCCACGGACTGGACAGTCGCGCCGGGTGGGATCATGTAGACACGGTCAATGTCCATGAGGTCATTGGACCCCCCGTTCTTTTTGAGGAACTTGATGCCGTAGGTGTCGGCGTTTGGGTTCCCCCTGCTCGGGAAATGACAGGCTATCTTGCCCCAGTGAGTTTTTGTTCCCATGCTAGACTCCCGTTATGCGGAAGAACAGCGTCCCCTTTCCGCCGATGTCTGAACTGTGGTTCTGGACGATGTCAATGATTTGCGAGTCGCTTTCGACGACGAACAACTGCTGCGGGAGCAGTGTCGGGGTTCCCGTTTCCTCGGGGTTCACCTTGCACTGGACGGCATTGTCGATATTTGCCTTGTCCGATGCAGTGACTACGCCGGTGTTTCCGGTGGAGCCGGATGCCGGTGCGGTAGCAAGCGGGATAGTGGCCTTCTTGTTGGTGATACTCACGTCCGCGGTGTCGTTTTCGAGACGGATGGATTCGATGACGTTCGTTTCGCCACCGCCACCACCGCCGGAAACCCAGTCGAGTGTGCCGTTTGCATCGACTACGCCGAGGACCTTGCCGTTGTCGCTGGCATCAGGTGTAGGCCATACCGAAGAGAGCCAAGTGTTTAACTCGCCAATCTGTTCCTTTTCCGCACCGCTGAGAAGACCAGCGGCTCCGCCGGCTCCCCCCGTTGCCGCGGTTGCGAGGGGGACTGTCACTACCTTGGTGGTAGAATCCGGGGTAAGCGGATCGGATGCGCCATACAGCTTGACGCCGTTGATGACGTTCATTTCGCCACCGCCACCACCGCCACCGGTAGAGCTGATTGTGAGTGTCTTGTCGCCGGTTGTTGCGTCCGTGGATACTGCAAGCGTGACGTTGGTGCCTTCCGCGAAGATGAGCTTCCCGGAGTCGCCCGGGGTGACCTCTGTGTCGGTCCCGCTAATCTTTGCATAGATTGAGCTGAACAGCGCATCGAGCTTGACCTTGTCAACCGCGGACATGAAGCCGGACTTTGCCGGGACATTCACCGTCTGGCCGGGGTCGTTCGGATCTTCCTCGGTCGTTGCGTTCTGGGCGCACGGGGCATAAATCCACGGGTCGTCACTCGGGTTCGTGGGGAGGCTGGCGATAGACGTAATCGAGCTATCGGCTTCCTCGATTGCCAGGTGGACTGTCCGGTTGGTAGGCACCGCGATGTTGACCGACTTGTCGGTCGGATCGATCGTCGCCGCGGTCCCGTTCACCTTGATGGCCTCGATGGAGTTTTCCTGTGCGTTGCCGGGGAGGTTGGCGAGCTTCTCGATAAGGTCGGTAGCGACGACGTCCTTGCCTTCCTTGGCTTCCTGCGCGTTGATTTGCGAGCGGACACGGGCCTGCTCGGTAGCGTCGAGGGTCTGTTCGTTGTAGCGGACACTAGGATTTGCAAAAGACATTATGCTTCCTCCTTACTGGGAAGTTGGCGGTCTTCTCCTTCTTGGAGGGACTTTAACAGCCATTCCTGGATTTTTTCCAGGCCCGAAATTGAAATCTGGTTGATTTTAGCGATGGCAGAATCGAACAGCCCGAGCTGGATGTAGGGGACTACGTCCTTGATGTATGGGTCGAAGTCGAGACCTTCATACTGCGGGAGCTGCTTGATGAAGTCGTTGATGATGACTTGGCCGATATACTGGTTCCATTCCAGTCCGGTCTTTCCGTGGCTTTCGTAGAGGACCGTGCCGTTGGGGCCGGACTGGTTCTGCATGAGTTCCTGTCTGTTGTAAGTAGTAAGCATGGTTCCTCGTTAGGTTGATGTGTGGATGTTGCGGATGGACATGAAGATACGGGCCGTGTCGATGTCCTCGCTGCCCTCGGTGGAGCTCAATGTCCCGAGATACTGCGCGAATGTCGCGTCGGTAAGGTTGTTGATGCTGCCGCCTGTCATGTTTTCCAGGTTCGGCCTATGAAGTGTAAGACGCGGAACGCCGTTGCACTGCATATTGTAGCCGCCACAGCCGTAAAGACCGTTCATTGCCGGGGTATTTCCGCCAGAGTCCTTCTTGCAGATGAGCGCGGTGTAGTAGAGCTTGTCGGAATACAGCTTGTTGTGCGTTTCGCTGATATTGCCCGACGGTATGGTGAGTTCGCGGAAGGCGGACACCGATGCGCTTGATTGCGCGAAGTCGCTGCAGTTGTGGAAATTGGTGTGGCAAACGAGCGTGATGCCGTTCGGGCTGTCCAGGTCGAACTCGTAGATGGCGAGTGCGAACTGACCTGCCGATCCGGGCTGACGGAGATAGAACCCCATCTTGGCGCCTGCCTTGATTTCCTGCGTCATGACCGGCGTGAACAGCGTTCCGAAGAACACGCCGTTTCCGTGCCATGCCAGATTGGAACCGCCGAGGTCGTAGGAATTGTGGATTTCCGAGAACGACATGTTGGTGATGATTCGTTCGTCGATGGTCGCCTGGGTTTCCTTGGCGATTTCGACCGCTTCCTGCGCGGTTCCTGCAAGGACGACTGACACGCCGTCAGTCGGGTCGATGATGATGCCACCGCCAGCCTTCACCTTGACTTGGAGGTTGTTGTTGCCGTCGGCTTCAAGACCCTTGCCAATGTTCACGTTGATGTTGTGGTTGCTTGCATCGACCGTCGTGGCGATACCGCTGTTGTACTGGGTGCTCTGGGAGCTGTCGTATTCTGCGGTGCCGGACATGTATTCCTTCACCGCGATGCGCGGGAACAGAAGGATGACGTCGCCCGTGGCCGAGACGTCGCCGGCATAGGTGAGCATGTAGGCATGGTACACCTTGCCGTTGATGGTGAAGTCCTTACCGGAGTTGTTGGAGATGGTAACTGTGCCCGTAAGCGAGCACATGCTGACTTCCGCCGGGTATGACATGTGGTGAAGTTCCAGCCCTTCGTTGGAGCTGCCGGAGAGGACGCGCTGGACGGAAATGTCGCCGAACCCGTAGAAGCCCGTGCTCCGTGTACGTTCAAGGCGGACATCATAGGTGAGCTCGAAGAGGTCAACGCCGTCAACGCCGTCGTTCAGCTGCGGGTCGGAGTTCGGGATGGTCTTGAGGGCGAACACGCACATCTGGTGGGTGTTCGGATCTTCGGCAAACAGGAACCTGTCGTTGGCGGAATCCAGCTTTATCACCATCGAACTGGTGATGAGGTTGGTCGGGGAGGCGGAGACGTTGATGACGCCGGCGTCACCCCCGAGATAGCCGATTGCATGGTCCAGAGAAACTTCGAAGTCCTTTGCGCCGGTGTAGTCGGTGTATTCGGTCACGGAAACGCCGCGGCCTGCGCTGACGGAGACCGGGACTGCCTGGGAGCCGCCCTGTGCCGAGATTTCCACCTCGTTCGTGTTCGGGTCCGCGGTAAGGACGACGTTGTTGCCTGCTTTCAGGCGGAGCGTGGACTTTTCGTCGGACGGCTCGATGTCAACTTCGCCCGCCGGGGTTCCGTCCGTATCGACGGTGACCTTGGAGAAGTTCTTCAACTCGTCGAGCTTTTCCTTGTCCTCGCCGGTCATGAGGCCTTCCGTATATGTGGTCGAGTCGTTCTCGGTCACATGGGAGGCGAGCGGTACTTCGAGCGTTGCGTCGGAACTCTGGTTGGCGCTGAAAAGGTTGGATGCCGACTGGGCGCTACCGAGCTTGACTTTCAGCTTGCCGTCGTTGACCTGGAGATTGTCGAGCTTCTGGTAGTCGGCTGGCGCGATGAGGCCTTCCTGGTATGTGGTCGCCCCGCCGTTGGTGCTCTTGCCCATCGGGACACTGACGCTCACCGGGTCGTTGTCGGCCTGGTTGGCGGAGAAGGTCTGCGCCGCAGCGGTTCCTACCTGGATGGAGAGCGTGCCGTCATGGACGTTCTCTGCCGTCTGTGCGGAACCGGTAATGTTGATTGCGTATGTGTCGGACGGGGTCCCGGATGTCGGGAGGTTGTTCTGCTTGGTAGTGTCGGACGGGTGGACGTGGTCCTCGCGCGAGAACGCGGAGGATGTGCCTACGGAGGAAACGCCGTTCATTAGCGGTGCGCTGTTTCCGGCGACCGGGACTGTGATGTTTGCTATCTTGTCGTTGCCAACGACCGTCTGGTTGTTTACCCTGACATCCTGGACCGCGGTGTCGGCCTTTGCGCCCTGCGCCGCGGTGGCGAAGTCGCTTACCTTTGCGCCGGCATCTTCGAGGGAGCCGTCTGCCTTGACCTTCACGAGGTTGCCGGTAGTCGCGTTGGTGAGCTTCTGGATGTAGTTGGAAAGGTCAACGGATGTCTCGCCGATGACTTCCCATGAACCCTGTGCGCTGCCATCCGGGATGGACCAGATCCATTCCGTGTATTTGTCCTTCTTTGTGGACTGGGAATCCTTTGTAAGGTAGATGAAGCGCGGGGACGGTTCCTGGACATCGGGAACCTTCGGTTCGGTGCTGGTGAGGGAGACAATCTTGAACCCGCCGTAGTTCGCGAGGGCAAGTTCGATTGCCGTGTTCATCGCGTCCAGTGTCGGGCGGTCGTCGATAGCTTCCTTGATGTTGCGTCCGCTTTCGTCGCCGTATGCGCGGCGTGCGGCAAATTCCTTGCCCTTGTAGGAGAGCCAGAGCGATACCGCGTCCGGCGCTTCGCCGAACACATGTGCGACAATCTGTTGCCAGGAGACGTTGTTGTTCTCGTCTGCGGAGAGGATGTTGTCTGCTGCCTGCGATGTCGGGAGGGTTCCTGTCACCGTATGGGTGCGCGTCCCGGCTTCGGTAATGTGGCCGTTGTCGTCATACTTGACATAGGGAACTTCGACTGTGGGACCTTCGGTGGCCGTTCCCGTGCCGGTCTGACCCGGGGAAACGTGGTTCGTGTGCTTGAAGGTGTTCTTGTTGCCGGATGTGTCCAGCTTTATGCCGTCGGCTGCTTCGTAGGTAGTGTCGGTGATTTCTACACCGGGGATTGCATCGAGGTCCGCCGCAGTAACGGCTTCATACGCGGAAATGTGCCCCTTGTTGTCACGGGCCACCTTGTAAAGGCCGAGACCGAACGGATCTGCTGTCGGGTGGACATACTTGTTTGCGCCATCTTCGATGCCGTTGAGTTTCTGTGCGTCGTTCGTCCGATATGGAGCCGTGATTTGGCTAAGGATGTTCTGGTTTCCGTGCTGGTGGGCCCAGCTTACGGCAGTCTGGACACCGGACTTGTTGATGCCGGAGTCCGCGAGGTTGCCGTAGGCGTCAAACATCGCCATCTTGCCGTTGTGGCCAGTTCCGACCTTGTCGGCCTTCTTGTTCAGTTCGGACGGGTCAACACCCCCACCACCGCCCATCCATGAGCGGAACTCGTCGAGAGTGACCTTACCGGTAATCTGCATTTGGCTGTCCAGGGCCACATAGGCGCCCGGTACATACCCGGCCCTCCAAGGCGGTAAATCTTTGATTCGGACTTGTTTCTCTGCCATACGGGTATCTGCCTAGCCAATAAAAGTTTCGTCCATAGTTTATAGTCCGGGCTCCGGGGCAAACGAAAAAGCCGACCGTGTTTCGGTCGGCTTCGTAAGTGGGAATTGTCCTGTTAGATGAGCGCCGGGACCTTGATGCCTGCGGCTTCGCAGAGGGCAATGGCTTCCGGGCCGCTGAGCTTGGCGACGGTTTCCTGGTCGATGCCTTCACCCAGGAGAGCCTGCTTTGCACCGCGGAACACGCCTGCGAGCTTGCCACCGAGACCCTTGTTCTGGCGGAGGGCCTGGCGGGTATGGGCAGCGAGGGACTTTGCACGGTCCTTGATGCCGACAGTGTTCTTGGCGATTTCGGCCTTGTCGAGGGCGGCGATGTCTTCGTCAACTTCGGGCTTGTTGCTTCCGGCTTCCTTGATCTTCTTGGCAGCCAACTGGGATGCGCGGTCTTCGATGACCTTGGCTGTGCTTTCGTCCTTCGGCTTGCCGTCTTCGCCGAAGAGTTCCGGGCGTGCCTTCTTGTACTTTTCGGTGATTTCGGCGACAGCGTCGGCCTTGATCTTGTTTTCGTCAACTGCCGGCTTGGCTTCGGTGGCCTGGCGTTCCTTGATGTCCTTCACCTTGTCGGTGCGGGACTTGTTGGCGTCGATGGTCTTCTGGTCGGCTTCGTTCTGCGCGGCTACCTTCTGTTCCTTTTCGGCCTTCTTTGCGTCGGCAGCAGCCTGCTTTACGCCGGCCTGGTAGTCCTTGAACGCGGTGTTGATGATGAGCTTCGCGTTGTCCTTGTTGGCGTTGAGGATCGCGACAATCTGCTCGACCGGCTTCTTGATGATTTCGTTCACGTCGGTGCGGCCTTCTCCGCCGTCACCTTCGGTCGCTGCTTCGATCAACACCCTTCCGCGGACGAGGTTGATTGATGCGACATCTTGCGGTGTCTTGGCCTGGCTTTCGCACATGCCGAGATAGTTCATGAACTTGCCGGCACCGGTCTTCGGCTGAACTCCCTCGAACAATGCGCCGCCAACGATGCCGGCGATTGCTTCGAGCTTCTGCTTGTCGGCCGGGTTTTGCGTAAGAGCCTGGAGCTTGCCCATTCCGGCGAAGAAATTCCTTGTATCCATTTTAGTCCTCGGATGTAGTGTTTTGACCAATAGTTTATAGGTTGGGCCGGAAAATTTCTATATTTATGGACATGAAGTGTGTCATTTTCAATAAGATCGTGTTTCACGACGTGGCCAGGTGGCTTGAAACGTGGGTGAAGGATGATATTGTGGTCGTTCTGGGCTACCATGCGGCACCGGCAGGCTGCACCATCGAGCATGTCCGTGCGGACAATCCGGGAAAGAAGATAGTGGTTTACCAGCTTGAACAGCTTTATGACGGGTCCCCCGTGATTAACGGCAGGTGCGGAGACTGGCTCAAGAAGGCAGACGAGGTGTGGGAGTTCGACCTTGGCAACAAGGCATACATGGAGAAGTATGGCTTCCACCCGAAATACGTACCGCTTTCGTTTACCGACCGCACGCAGGTGAACATGAGGCGCCCGGAGGAGAGGGACATCGACATCCTGTTTGTCGGCTTCCCGTCAACCTACCGTCTGCAGATGTTGCAGCTGATGATGTCGCGCTTCCAGTATCGGTTCACTACGATTCTGGGGACCGGGGTCTCGGGCTTGATGCTGGACGAGCTCATTTCCAGATCCAAGATTTTCTTGAATATCCATGCCAACGAGAACTACCATTGCCAGGAGCAGGTCAGGCTGTTCCGTGCAGTTTCGGGCGGATGCTGTGTCGTGTCGGAGCGCAGCCCGTTCAACGAATTCGGGAAGTCCATCGTCGAGTGCGGCTATCACGAAATTGGGCCGACGTGCCGGGAATTGCTGAAAAGCGGGGACTGGCAGAAGATTGCAATGAACGCGTCAGAAACCTACCGCGCCCATTGTCAAAACCGTAAGAAGGTTTAGGCTACCGCCCGTTCCTTCGCGAGCTCCTTGGCCTGCTTCTGTGCGGCTATGCGGTCCATGTGCTTCATTATCTTGATGAGGGCCATGATTGCATAGCGCCAGCCGCGCGCGGAGTCCCGGAGAAAGTGCACCATCGAGTGCGATGTCTCGTTGAGGCAGATGAAGTTTTCCGGGTGGTCGAGGTTGCAGTAGTTGAGCTCATCCATGTCCAGGTGATGCACAGTGTATTTGCTGTCGAGTTCTGCCCCGGTGACGGGGTCAAGGACCTGCATCGCCTTGAGTTTCTTGCGGAACTTGGTCCACCGGGCAGACGACCGGAACTTGGTCTTCATCTGCTGTGGCTTGCTGAAACGTTTCCGTTTGAATGGCTTCTTGCATGCAGCGCTCATAATCACCGCTCGGCTGTTCAAGAAAAGTTTAGGATAATTTGGTGCAGAAAGGAAAGGCGCCCGCGGTCGCGGACGCCATTTTCTTATTCCAACATGGACGGGGTGACGTGCCCGATCGGGTGGTCCTCGCCTCCGGTGCGTGCCATCAGGCGGCCTCCGGTTTCTCCTCCGGGCAGCGCCCACATGAGCGTCGGGGACGTGCGGTCGTCTGTCGGCGAGTGCTGGTCGGGAAGCGCGTAGCGAGTGACGTTGCGTGCCGGCCAGTCGAACATGTTGTAGAGGCCTGGACTGCCGATGCTGCCGTCGTCATATCCTTCGAGACCCGGTATGTCGATTACGCCCTTCCTTCCGAGGGCGCCGGTTGCCGGACGGATATACTTGCGGACACTCCAGATGTTCGCATGTTCGACCTTTGAATAATTAGATTTCTCAATAACGTCATTGTGTTCGCCGTTCACATTGCACGGGATGTTCAGGCCAATGCCACCTTCCTTGACCGACGCATACGGCTTGCGCAGCCTGGCCATGAGGGTAGCCTTCGGGCCGGATGACGCCTCCTTGTCCACGTCGTTAGCGAGGTCCGGGTTGAGGACGCCCGTATCGAGGAACGGGTTATCTTTGTAAAGAGCCGGGATGCAGGAGACATGAATGTCCATCGGGGAAATCATGCCGTATGGGACAAATTCAAGACCCTTGTATGAGTTTGAAATGTTGTCGCATGCGGAATTTGCCCAGATTTCGTGCTCGCCTTCCGCGGTCGGGAGCTTTTCCGAGAGCGCCCGGTTGCCGTAGAGTGGGGTGAGGTAGGTGGACGGGTATTGACGGTAGCCAGTCGTGAGCCAGCGCCCGAGCTTAGCGGAGAACGTAAAGCTCATATAGACACGGGTGTATGTCGCCTGGTTCTTGAACTCTGGTTTCAGGTCTTCGTCATTGTAGTTGACCCACATATACGGGGCACTTGACAGTGAAGCGATTACCTGGTTTTCATTGATTGTGAACCAGTCGGCGTTCGGGTCGAATGAAGTGTCGGGATTGTCACTTTGCGGATTTTTGATAAAATTATCGCAGACGAACCGGTTCATGCGGTCGCCATCGCTGCCTGCGGAGAGTTCGGCTTCCAGTTTGTAACGGTCATAGACGTTTGGATCGGTGATGGTGCTACCGTTGACGACAACCCTGTTGGACGAGTAGAAACGACGGCCGAACTTGGACTGCTGTAACGGGAGATACGTTTTGATTAGATCGGCGAGCGCACCGGAATGGGCGGTCTCGTTCGGCTGGAACTCGGAAATGAACGGCGTGCTGCTGCCGGTAGCCCACCCATATTGCCGGATGACGTCAGCCGGGAGAAGTTCATGCTGCGCACTCGAAAGTTCTTCCGCTGTGCCGACTGAGATGCGTGGTGCTTCGACACTATCAAGCGAAATCATTTCAACGAATGGGCAGAAAATTTGCGCAGACCCATAGTTGCCTACGGCGCGGTCAAATTCGCGCAAGTCTTCTGCGTAGTCAACTGTTTGCAGGTCGGCAAGCCGGCGGAGGTCGTCAAGCATGACGGCGATTGTCTTGTTTTTGATCCGGTCATCCTTCGTCAGCATGTCGGCGACTACTTCCACGAGACTGCGGTTGCACGGCTCATACTGAGTACCTGGCATACCGATGTCGTCATCGATCGGGGCTGCGGTTTCCTTTGGGATTGAATAGAGTGTCGCATCCTTGTAGTATGGCAGTTTGTCAATGTAGTCGCGGAACGGTGCACGGAACCCTTCCCATGCTGGGGAAGCAGAAGCTGCCTCGTAGTCGAAGAATGCGTTGACTAGGAGTGACGGCATTGTCTTGGGTTTGTAGAGCCACATGTCATCGCCGACACCGTCGAGTACGAAGGTGTCGTAATCGTTTGTGACGTTTGAGTCGCGTTTGAAGAAGTTTCCATTTTCTGGGAACGCGCCTTGCGGTTCGATGCCGACATCGATCGCGGTTTCTTCCGACGAGAATACTGGATTGTAGCTCAGCCGGAGACGGAGCTTGGAGAAGTCTTCGATTAGCTGCTGGTATGCCTTTGCTGCCTGGCGAACCGGGTTGCCAGAAACATCGGGCACCGTCTCCTTGTTTGTTGCGGGCATCTTCACGCGGAGGCGGTAAGCGATTGCGCTCTCGCTTCCAGCAGGGCCCGCATGGTTGTCGCCATCGTCGCGGTCACCGGCGCCTGCTGCGTAGGTGAGTGGGACATCGTCCACACCGAAAGCGAGAACGCCGTCCTTGTGGGTAATACGGGAGAAATCATCGAAGTCACCGGGGTTTGCCGGGTGGTGGATGAGGTCATAGTTGGCTCGCCATGCGCGGTCCGTGATGGAGTCAGTGCCTTCATCGGCCCACATTGTCATTGCTTCCGCGATGGAATTGAGGCGCTTTCTTCCGCTGAGTTTCCACTGGAACGTATTGGTTGCGCCCTGGAATACTGTGGCGAGAAGGTAACGCTTGTCACCTCCAGGGAAATGTGTTCGGGTAGTGTCGGTCGAATCGTCGGAGAGGGAGAAGAGACGGTTGTATTGTTGGAGCGTACCCTCTTCGCCATTGCCAGCATCGTCTGCCAGCAATTCCGGGGTTCTCGTGCGAATGCCGGTATTTAATGTGGATGGGTTATTGCAGTCAACTTCCTGGTTGAGACGGACAAACACGACGCCACATACGGCTACGTTGCCGATGTCGAACCGACGGTCGGAAACGCTCCACGGGAAGTCCCCGTTGACCGTAATCGTGGTCGGGGCCGGGTCTTCGTCGCTCGGGTAAGTTTCTGCCGTGGCTATGCCATCTACCCATGCTTCAGCCGGTTCCATCGCAGAGTTGGTCAGGTGAATGCGTACCGGGAGGGAGACGCCGGTCACGCTGTCGTGGTCGCCTTCCTTGTCCGGGTTGTGGACAATCGGCTCCCCGTTCAGGTCGCGGATTGCTTCCGTGGTCTTGAAGGTGAACGAACCAGAACCGATGTTGAGGTCAGTAATCGGGTAGCGGGTGGTCGAAAATTCCTGGAATCCGCCGCACACGTAAACGCGCGGCTGGGTGATGAGCGCATAGTAGCCACTGAGGTCCTGGACATTTCCTCGTCTGAATGCCTGTTCAAAACTGAGGTTTTCAAGTGCGACTTCAATCTCGCAAGTGTCGCCATCCTTCGTGGAGAGCGGGGCTGGGATGTGGATGAAGGTCGGTTTAACGATGATCGGTGCATTGTCGTCTTTCGGCTTGAGCTCGTTATAGATGGTGACCACATGGCGGTTGCACTCGTACCGGTCGATATTGCCTTCCCCGTCGTCTTCTTCGTAGTCGAGGTTGCCTACCGGGTATGCGTCACCCGGTATATGTGCTCCCTCGCGCAATAACGTAATACTGTTGTTGCTTTTAACGTCGCTGAACACGCCCTTCGGGTTGTCCGATGGGTCGTATTTTGACGCGCCGGTAAACGGCCAGTCCCTCGGGAGGGCGGGCTCGTTGGTCATGTCCACCTTGGCGTCGCTGTTGGAGCCGTAGCCCCAGTGGATTACCGGGTGGCTGGGTTCCTGCTCGTATGCGGGGGTGCCGTCGTCCATCTCCGCGGTAACCGCTGCGCCGGTTTCTCCGGTGTAGTAGCCGCCGAGGCCGAAGTTCTCGATGTTCACCACGGAACCCTTGGCGTTGGTGAACGGGGTGGAGCCCGGATAGAGGAACCAGTTCACGAAGGCGCCGGCATCGCGTTCCGTGCTGTATGCGTTCTTGGAAATTCCTTCCGTGCTGTCCTGGACGAACCCGAACACTTCCTTGTCGCTGTAACCCTTGCGGAAGTGCGGGATGTTCTTCACGCCGTTGCATGCCCAGACGTTGTCGTCCACTCGCGGATCGGCAAACGGGTTATGCTCGGGGTTGGACATGTCGTCAATTTCGACATACTGGTCCTGCATCGTCCCGTCGATAATGTCCTGCGGCATGTCGGAGATTCGGATAAAGCTGTATGTATCGGTGTCTGCGTCCTTCGTGAGCGAGTAAACGCCGTTTCCGGTGTTCTGTGCGGTGAGCGACACGACTGTATCGTCGCCGACACCTATTTCGACATCGACCGTGTCGCGGCCAACATGCGTCACCGTGCATCCGGCGGGGATGTCGATGAGGAAGGTCGTGGTATCGGTAGTCGCGTCGTAGGCGACCTGCTCGACTTCCGCCACGGTTACTTGCAGGGCGGTTCCTTCGATGTCGGAACCGGGCGCTGCGACCGGGGTGAGGCGGTCTATGGCGGGCGCGGTTGCGCTGAAATCGCCGAGAAGGGTGAACATCAGCTTGTCGTCCACCTTGTCGATGCTTTCCACCGGGATGCGGAACTTGCCGTCCGAGTAACGGACTGTCTGGCGGAACACGATGTCCGCCTGCGTGTTTTCGTACTTGACGCCGTATGACTGCTTGACGAACGGCGGGTTGTTTGCGCGGTCGTAGTCGTCGCTGCATGTCGGCTCGTTCGGGACGCCGGACTGGTTCACTTCCGGGAACCCGATAGGGCTAATCTCGATGTTGCCGTTGTCCTTGACGATGATGTCGCTCTGCGGCCAGTTGACGTAGCTGGCGATGCGGTCGCTTTCCGCGTCATATTCGCTCTTGAACCCGGAGATGTAATGGCCGAGCCAGGTTTCCGCGTTGAAGTCGGTAGTGACAGTGTCTTCCGCCGCATCGACTATCTGGAACCCGTTGGCCACCGCATATAGTTCGACCGTATCGGGAACGTCGATGATGTCGAAGAAGATGCCTTCCGCGGTTGCGCCCATGTCGTCCACAGGCAGGGTGATTGTTACCGACTGCTGGGGATTGACCGTGAACGGTTCCTTGCGGTATGTGCCGTCGATGGACACGTTTACGGTGAACGGGCGGTCAAGGAGCGTGCCGTTGCTGTGGGCGGCGATTGCGAAGTTGAATTTCAGGAATTTTCCGTCGTCGATACTTTCCGGCATCGCGGCGAATTTGAGGGCGGCCTTGCGGCTGCCGATGGAGCCGGTAGTGCGCCGGCGGAACGTCATGCAGACGTAGTATGGCTGTACGGAACCCATGGGGAGCCGGTCGCTGGGCCAGGCTACCGACACGTCGGTATCGGTGCCGCTACGCAGCACTGCGTCGCCCGCCTTTGGGAGGTCTTCAAAAGTGGCGTTTCCGCCAATCCACAGATCGATGCTGGCCATTGGTTCCGTCAATTCTAGTTACTGTCCCTAGTTTATATCCGCCAGGGGGTCGGAGGAAGGTTTCAGACTATAAACTACGGATGTAAGACTTACGGTAACCAAATGGCAGGTAAAGGAATTAACAAGCGCATCATTGAACTTGACGAGTTTGCCAGGAACGGTGACGTAGACCCGGACGTAAACATCGACCGCCTCCAGAACGACTGGCCCGACAATGACCAGCCGTGGAGCGCCAACTGGTGGATTCCCCTTGACTGCAAGCCTGTGGACGGTGCTACCGACCCGGAAGACCACGGGACGCTGCGGTTGCCGTTTTCCCGCGTCGCCATGCTGGACCAGTCCGGCAAGGTGCCTAACGCGATGCTTCCTGGCTATGTTGACGAGTGGGTGCTTGGCGAAATGACTATCAAGACCGGGACGGGCGGGGCGGAAACGCAATACCTGTTCCACCCGACCGATGGGAGCGGCCCCGATTACGAGTGCCCGGTAATTACTCCGGGTTCGGACCACAGGAAGCCGGAAGGCCGGTTTGTGTATGTCGCGAGGAAGGTTACTATAAAGGATGCGGAGGGCCACGAACGGGTTATCGTTGACGGGTCAACCACTCCGTCCGAAGTCCAGTATCGCTATCTGGAAACTGCTGGCGGGAGCGGATATTTCTCTCCAATTCCCCAGACGATGGTATTGAAGGATGGCCGTGGCACGCTCGTGAACATTGGCGATGCCGACCAGGAAGTTGACATCAATATCGGCACACCGCAGAACAAGGCGAGCGGTGAGACCAACCCGCTCGCAATCGCTAACCAGGGCGGTAAGGACAAGCTGGTCCACTGCAATAGCGGAGTGACTGCCGGAACTTACACAGTTCTTCGAAAGAACGACAACGTAACCGTGCTGTCAGACATGGCGATTGACGCACAGGGACATGTGACCGGGTTTGTTGATAAGTCGGGAACACCGAGCATTGCGGATTACCTGAATTACTGTCCGACCACGTCAAATTATGGGTATCGGCATGGTGTGAAGGATGGCGTGGAATATAATCATCTGTTCCCCCCGACGACCGATGACAGGTCGGTGCTTGAAGTGGTGGCCAACACAAACGCCATTAACAATTTCAAGGGTGGACATCACTATCAGATAAGCATGGACATCCAGTATGATGTGGCCAGTTTGGCAGCGGAGTTTGCTCGTTTCTCATCATATATCCAGTTTACCTCCGATCTGCAAGAGACCAAGTTCATGCTTGGTGATAGCGTGTTGAATTTGGCAATCCAGTACCCGCAATTCATCCACATTGACGCGGTCGTCAAGGTTCCCGGAAGCGGAACCACGTCGGGAACGCTGGGGTATATGTTTGGATTGCCGGATGACGATATGCCATTCCCGTCCGATGGCGGCTATACTAACCGGAAGGATGACAGCACCCGAGTTGTGCGCTATTCCATCCGCGAACTGATCTAGGAAACGGCAACCAGCCTTACCTCTTTTGTGTCCCAGTCGCACCCGCCTGGGACACTTTCTTTTATCGCATAAAGCAGGCCCTTGTTCTGCAGTGCAATGACATATTCATGGGATCCCGCGACGAGGTCGTAGATTAGTTCCTTGTTCACGGGGAACGTCATTTGCTGTTCGCGCTTTACCTTTGCCGTCTCGACAGTGTCTTCTTCGTCGATGCGCCATTCGTCGGAAACGGAGAGTTCCCCTTCGTACAGGTCGTCCGGCGACGGGTTCATGCCCAGCGCGACGAGGGTCGTGCTTGCCTTCTGCACCCGCCGTTCGATCACGTCGTTGATGCGGGCCTCGTATTCAATCAGGTCGATTGTCCTGAATTGCACGAAACGCGGGGTTTCCGAAAGAGCTTTCTTGTAGTATTCCTTCAATTCCGGTGATAGCGATGCCGGGTTCAGTTCATCAAACGAGTTGAAACGGTCGTTTTCGCCCCAGCACCCGCGGTCACCGAGGATGATGTGCTTGAAGTCGATGGTAACGGGGCCATTGCCGGCGAGATGCCATTCATTGGTGCCCTTGTCGCGCCATTCGGCGTATAGCGATATGTGAAAACTCATTGGGAAGCCTCCGTTTGTGGGTAAAACTATATTTTCGGGCACCTTGCTGCAAGTTTTTGCTATATTTCCTTGCATGGAAAAGGAAATTACTGCATCCGGCGAGAAAATCGCCATCATTGGTGACCTCCACCTGTCTCCGAAGTGCGAGAACGCGTCCATCCGTTCTGCCGTCGTGGGTGGCCAGGAGGCGTTTATCGACAAGTTGGTAGCTGACCTCCACGAACAGGGCATCAAGAAGGCCGTGTTTTGCGGCGACCTGTTTACCACGCGCACGTTTATCTCGGTTACCGGCCTCGAATACGCAATCGACCTGTTCAGGAACAAGCTGAAGGATATCGAGTGCTATGTCATCGCGGGAAACCACGACCTCGCGTATGAGAACAGTGCGGAAAGCACTTCCATCAGGTTCCTCGATCTGCTCCCGAATGTGCATGTCTTCGTCGATACGATCGGCAAGGCAAAGCTCGCCGGCAAGCAGTTCTTCTTCGTCCCGTGGATTGTCACCCCGGAGAAGGAGATCGAGGTGCGCAAGTGGCTCGAAAAGCTGGCTACGAAGCCCGCGGCGACCCGTGCGAACACGGTCATTGTCGGGCATTTCGACATCTTCGGCGCCCTCATGGAAGCGGGGCAGATGTCCCCGGGCGGTATCGAGCCGGACAAGTTCACCGACGCAGTGGGCCTCACGATTTCCGGCCACTACCACTGCCGGTCCGAAATTGTCAGGACCAATTCCAAGATTGTGTATGCGGGTAGCCCGTATCACCTGTCCTTCGCCCATGTGGGGACGGATTGCGGCTATTACATCTACGACGGCAACGAGATGCAGTTCGTGGAAAACACGGTTTCCCCGCGCTTCATCGACATCACCGACACGGAATATGTCGACGAGGAGACCGGCGACCTCTCCAAGTGTCTCGTCCGCCTGTTCCTCAGCAGGGAAAGTTCCGACGCCGAGCAGGTTGTCCTGAAGCATTCCATCGAGCAGCACAAGCCGCTCCACATCAAGACCGTCCCGTATGGTGCCTCCGACGACATCGAGGATATTCGTATCGCCGATGACGAGGAGACCAGGAAGCTGCTCAATGCCGACCAGTTCGGCATGGCCGAAATGTATCTCGCGAAGCATCCTGAAAAGTTGCCGACACTTCACTCCGGCAAGGACCCTGTAAAGGAAATCCTCCGGTTCCTGTCCGAATATGGGGACAAGAAGTAGCATACTCGTAGATGCGGTCGCTACCTTAGCGATGCGGGACCCGGGGCTTCTCCGGGTCTGGTCGCTTATTCATCCTGTCATTGACGACAGGTCTGACATAGCGTACAAGTCAAGGATTGACGGAGACCACCTGGCCTTCGTGTATAATCCGGCGCTGTTGGAAAAGGTGGGTTGCCGGATGGCTTCCCGCTTCGTCTACATGGAGTGCCTGCGCCTCCTGCTCGGGCACTACGACAAGCGCAGGAAGCCGGACATGGCCATCTGCAAGCTGGCGAGCGACATAGTCACCGGGACGATTACGATGCGGGCCATACCGCCCGACGGCGAGACGGGGAGCATCACTAGCCTGGTGCCGACATACGACAAGTATGTCAACGTGCTTGCCCGGCATCGCATCAGCTACCCGAACGAGAACTTCACGATAGAAGCCATCTACGACGCCCTGATGGAGGAGAACGAGACAATCCCCGAACCCATCGCTGACGCCGAGAAGGAAAATCATGGCCCGGACGGCGAGCCGGACGATAAACAGCAACCTCCCGACGATAGCCGGGAAAGGAAGGACGACCCCGATGAAAGCAAAACTGGCGAAACTGATAAAGCTGATGGCGGAAGCGATGGCGGAGATGGTGACGGTGAACTACCTGGCGAGCGTGACGGGTCTCCCTGCGATCCTGATGGACCTGATAACTCTTCGGATGGACCGGAAGAACAGGATGAAGCTAACGCTGTTGGCGGGTCTGCTTGCCATGGCGACGGTGACGGCACGCCGTCACGGGAAGAAATTATCCAGGACGTTTTTAGATACGTGCCGCCTGATGGCGCATGGAACGGAACCGACGACACCGAGTCCCAAATCCGAAATATCGTTGACGAGCTTAAACGCTCGGGTTCACTCCGAAAAATAGTGGGGGCGTCGCTGCTCGGCGCTGTCCTGCACCGGTTCGACAATGCGGTCAAGAAGGTGAAGAACACGCTGCGCCGGTTCACTACGAGCGTGGCCAGTACCCATACGGAAGAGAGCTGGATGCGCCCGAACCGCCGTTATGACGACGACATGCCCGGCTACAGGACGGTTTCCCGTCCGAGGGTCCTGCTTGCAGTGGACGTATCGGGGTCGATGGAGATCAATGTCCAGAAGGTAATCGACATCCTGCGCCAGGTGCTGCGGGTGTTCGACCTGGACGTGTGCTTCTGGAACGAAAGCTGTACCGTTCCAGTGCAGGGGAAGATTGGCATGGTCCAGGTCCCGTCACCGTTCGGCGGAACCCACCCGGAGTGCGTCATGGAACTGGTGCGCGAAGGCAGGACGAGGTATGACGGGTTTGTCTTTGTCACGGACTGCGACTTCACATGGATGGAACGCCCGCCCGAGTGGAAGAAGATTGCGTTCATCCGCATGCCGAGCATAGACTTCGGCGACATGCCGTGCAATTTCCCGGACTGGAGTATATTCCAGATAGATAGCGAGGAAATTGGTGTATGACATTGCAGCCCACGTAAGTTTTTTGTATATTTTAAACAGGAGAACCGAACATGGTCAGAAAAGACGATACCAACATTTTAGTGCTTGGCGACATTCATTTGGGTGTTGACTACAACGGGAAATACAATACGAAGGCACAGTTTGAAGCTATAATCAACCGGGCGCACTCCACTTTGCCGTCCGGGTACGATGCTGTCGTGTTTAACGGGGACCTCGCGAGCGAGGACGCTCCGTTTGAAGTTTACCACCAGATTTTGAAGCAGGGTAAGAAGCTGTGCAAGCCGGAAGGACGGGTGTTCGTTACACCGGGCAACCACGACAACCGCGAAGCGCTTTCGCAGGCATACTCGTCGATCAACCCGGAAGACTTTCACGAAGCGATGAACTTGAAGGTTCCGGGAAAACAGTTCACCCATATCCATGTCGGAAGCCTCACTGTCGTCCTGCTGGACAGTGGCGATGGCATGCCGATGGAAGGCATCGCCCGACTGGGCAAGTTCGTGCATGTGACGAACAGTTCGTTCAACCGTCAGGACACCGTGCTGTTTACACACCGTCCGTTCGTATGCCCGGGACATCTCTATCACCGTTTCATGAACGACAAGATGCTCCCCGCCGAAATGGGTGAATATGTGGAGCAGTACATCGGGACCTATGTCGCATCCCACCTGCACTGCGATTCCAGGTTCGAGACCCGCGGATTTGTCGCCGCGGTCACGCCGGGCATCCAGTGCCAGATTGATCCGTTCAGGAAAGAGTTTGACGGCATTTCGATGCCGGGCTTCATGGTACTGTCCGCGTCCCGCCATTGCAACGCGACCATCGACTTTGATACATTCTATGTGGAGGAACCCAATGAGTAGTTCGCTCGAAACCGAAAACAGTGTAACGAAACATCCGCCGGTTGACGAAGAAATCAAGCAGCGTGTCCTTGATTATTTCCGCAAGGCGAAAGCCCGCGGCGACAAGTTCGACTGGGAAAAACGATTGCCCTCCGAGTATGAGAATAATCCGCTTCTTACCGATGCGGCAAACGCCCAGGCGAAGCGGGATTTCTTGGAATTTAACAAGGGTCTCAAAGCCACGTTTTACTTGCGCCAGTATTTGCCGAAGGATGTTACAGATTCGACTTGCGACGACGTATATGCGTCCATGTCGTTGCACAGGTTTTCCAATCGCACACCCGAACTGTTCGTGTTTATCCTCATGAACCGCATCAAGGACGCCAATACGGATCCGTCTGGCCGCCCGATATTCCATGGGCGCGTGACCGAGAATTACACATTCGACGGTTCCGATTTCTCGTGGTTTGACGAAATTTTACCTGCACCAAAGGATTGACAATGGCAAAGACAACCAAGAACGACAAGCTCACGGAAATGCTTGCGAAAGAGAAGATCGAGTGCTATGCCGACGGCATCGGTAACTTCGGCTATACCTTCAACGGCTATTCCCTCGGCGGCTACACCGACGGCGACCCCGCGGTTTCCGTTTACTTCAAGTGGATGCTCAACGGGAAGCGTGGCGACAAGAAGGAAAAATACTGTTCTGCCGATACCCTCATGGGTTCGGAAGCAAAGACCTATCCTCGCGAAGAATGGGAACACATGAGCCCGAAGGCAATCGCTGCCGTTATCATCGAAGCGAAGCAGGCATTGCTGAAGGAATACCCCCTTGCGAAGAAGTTGAAGCAGTCCCCGACGGATGGCCCTATCCGCAGGAACCTTCTCGTCGTCTTCGAAGGCGTGGACAATTCCGGCAAGACGACGATTTCCAAGCGCCTCCGCGCGAAGATGCCGTGGTTCCACTGGTCCAAGGAACCCCGGTTCAGCACGAAGTATGCCGACTACCTCAATTCCGCTGCCTTCAAGGGGAAGGATGCGGCCCGCGAAGTCAAGTATCTCCGCGGCCGTCTCGAACAGCAGGAGTTCTACAACACCTGCCCGGTGATGCTCGACCGTTATCTCTGGACGGGTCTCGCATACGCCAAGACGTTCTCCCCGAGCATCTTCAACTTCTGCGAAGCGCTCTACACGGAGTTCGAAATCTTCAAGAAGCCGGACATCATCTTCTACATGCGCACCCCGCTGGCCACCTGCTATGACCGCGAACCCGCCTTGAAGAAGACCCCGGGTCGTCTCGAACGCATCGAGAAGGCATACGACGACACCAAGGCCCTCCTTGCCGACAAGGTCCCGATCGTGGAGGTCGATGGCCGCATGTCCATCAAGGAGTGCGTGGACTTCTGCTATAACGAAATCGTGAGGCGGTTCCCGGACCAGACGGTCGTCAAGTAAGTCTGTAGCCATAAGAAATCCGTTGTGTGTACAACCTGTTGATACGCAAAAAATACACAATATTTTGTGCTTTTCAGCAAAAAATGGGTTGTCACATGACGGGTTTTTGCTATATTTCAGTAAGGAAAATGTAATACAGCACACTACGTATGCAACCGATTAAAGAAACTCCAGCAGTCGCAATGTACATCAAGGACATCGCGAAGACAACACCACTGACGAGGGACGAGGAGGTCGTCCTCACTACCTTGGCCAGACAGGGCAACCGCGCGGCCAGGCAGCGTGTCATGGAGGCAAACATGAGGTTCGTCCTGGGTGTCGCGCTGACATACAAGACTTCCCCGCTCGGTGTCGGCGACATGGTGAACGAGGGAATGATGGGTCTTTCCCGGGCAATCGACAAGTTCGACCCGAAGACCGGCATGAAGTTCATCAGTTACGCTGTGTGGTGGATCCGTTCATACATCGGCAAGGCGATTAACGAGTACGGATATTCCGCAATCCGCCTTCCCGCGAACAAGTATAAGAAGCTGTTTACGTCTATGACCACCGGGGACACGTCCAAGCTGAACAAGCAGGAAATCGAGATGCTTCCCCTGATGTATCGCCCGTCGAACCTGGACATGCCGGTCGATGGCGACTCCGATACCAACCTTAGCGAGATGATTGGGGACCCGAACTCCCTCAGTGCAATCGACAGCCTCGACGCTGCCGAACGCGACATGCTCGTGAAGGAACTGCTTGGCGAGATGTCGGAACCTGCCCGAAAGGCGGTTGAGCAGCACTTCTTCGAGAACTGCTCGTCGGATGAACTCCAGATGGACTTGAAATTGAGCCGCGAACGCATTCGCCAGATCAAGAACCGTGCGATTGACAGGCTTCGCAATTCCCGGACCCAGCATGACAGCCGGGTGGGGGAACTACTTCGCGAGCTCGCCACTTAGCTGTTTCTGCGTCGGTATTACTACCTTAGACAGTGCTGATGTCATGGAACTTGATTCCAGTCGGGCGAGAGCTTTTTGCTCCGCCTTTACTGCATCGTCGCCCATTGCCGCGATGGTGCGGTTTGCTTCCAGGGCGATGCCGTTGGAGAATTCCAGTTCGAGGCCGTTGAGGAAGCCGAGCGGCTTGACTTCACCATAGAACATGTCGTTGTTGACATAGTACAGGCACCAGCAGGTGGCCATGACGTGGTCGTCGTTAGTGCCCGCACTGGAACCCCAGGTGTTCTGGGTAAGCCGTGTAAATGTCATGAACTCGTCGATTGTCTGCTTGTCGTGGAGTTTCAGGTAGCCTCGTTCCACATACAGTTTCGCGAGCATGACCGCCTGCTGCTTGATCTGGTTGTTCACCCACAGGCCGCGGAGTTCGTCGTCGTAGTTCTGGATATTGTCGTAGCCAATCGGCTCGTTGAATAGCACGCCGTATGCACGGGAACCCGGGCCGTTGTATTCGAAGGTCAGCGGCGGGTTTCCGTAGACGGACAATAGTTCGGCAGCGCATTTGCAGAAGTCTTCGATAGTGACCTTGTTGCTGGACAGCACGGCGACCTGTTCCAGCTCGATGTTGGACTTCGCGAGCATGATTTGGAGGACGTGGTTGTCCTTGCGCATACCGTATGACGGGTCGAGCGCGGCGACATAGACCCAGCCGCGCCGTTCGATTTCTGCCGGGTGTATCGGTTCCATGTATATGCGGAGGTCGTTCTGCTCGAACCCGGAAGGCAACGAGACGTATGGCAGCTGAAGTGGCTCGTCCGGTTTCAGTTTTTGCAGTATCTTGAAGTCGATAAGCGTGATGGCGGACCCGATGAACTCGCACTCGTATTCCTGCCTGAAACGCATTTCGCCGATACGTTCCAGTTCGTGCTGGCCCCATTCGGGAGTTCGACCCGGAACCTCGTGCCAGAGCACCACAGAACGGACATACTTGTTTTCTAGGTCGTCGCGCGATGCGGTCTTCTCGTCCACGGCCTGTTGCCACATCTCGTAGAAGAAATTCATGCCCGCCGGAGTGGACGTTATGATGATGCGGCTGGTCTTACCTGACGTGATAGTCGGCATCACGGATGCGCAGAATTCGCTCGCCATCTTGGGGCGGAGGAACGCAAATTCGTCGAGGTAGAGGAGGTTGAGGGAGTAACCACGGACACCGTCCGGGGTCGTTGCCGCGATGAGGACGCGGGTCTTGGTGGTGAACTCCACCGACAGCTTGTTCCAGAGCGTCACGCCGGGCTGCATCCAGAACGGGAGGGCAAGGTAGGTTTCTCGGAACTGCTGGAGCTGTTCCTTCGCGAGGGACAGCTTGTTACCGAGCATCATGATGGTCTTGCGCCGCTTGAACACGGCGAACCAGAGGATGAACGCGCGGACGACGGTGGACTTACCCACCTGGCGGGACCACTTGTTGATATTGAAACGGTATTTGAGGAAACGGAGGATTGCCTCTTTCTGGTATGGATAGAGCTTCATCAGCTGGAAGCCGTTGTCCAGTGTGTTGATGTAAACGTAGTGCTCGATGAAGTATATCGGGTCGTTGACACACTTCTTGATTTCGTCGAGCATCCACAGTTTCATCTCGACTTTGTCGCGCGAATCGCGCAGGTTGTCTATACCGTTGAAAGGCATCCTTTTCTAGTGTCTCCTAGATTGGCATGGTCCGGCACAGCTCCTTGTTGCCGGGCGTCCACACGAACCATGCGTGGCACATTGTAGTGGCCCATCGCTTGCCGTTCTCGTCGGTGGGCTGGCCGTTGTTCCATGTCGGCATGCGCTTCGAGAACGGGAAGCAGTATGCCGGTGGATAGTTTGTCAAGTCGTCCTTGCGTTTCTCGCCTTCCCAGTATTGCACTTTGAGGAACATGGCGAGGATGCCGGTGTCCGACAGCAGGGAGCGGCATTTCTGCACGAACTCCAGCGCCATCGAGTAGGGAGGGTTGCTGACGATGAGGTCGAATTTCTTGCCCGACAGGTCGGCGGACAGGAAGTCGTGGACGATGGTTCCTGGATAGCCGCGGTCCACTATGTCCATGCAGGTAGTTTCCGTCACCCCCGGGAAGAGGTTGAGCGTCCGCCCGGCGATATTGCCGTTACCGACGCAGGGTTCGAGAAATGACTTTGGCGCTTCCGGGCAGGCGCCTACCGTTTTCAGCGCATCGAACAGTTTGGTCACCGCTTCCGGGTCGGTTGCATAGAAGTCGTTGTCGACACGTCCGTTTTCCGGGTTCCCCCCGGCCAGTTTTCCACCTTGCATAGTTATCCTTGGATGATGTATTTTACGGCTGCACACAGGAAGGTTGCCAGCACCGCCAGCGCAGGCATGCCGAGGGCGGTGTACCAGAAGGCGCGGCGGAAGGACCAGGTTTCCGTTTCGAGGTGATATATCTTGATAGTGCTCATGGCTATCATGAATTCGAGACGAACGAAAATCCCCGCAAGTTGCAGGGCGTTGACATAAGGCTGGTTGTATTTAGGCAGATCTGCTATCATGGGAGCCCCTTGGTTATGGGCTGAAACTAGGTTTTTGGGCGGGGTTTCCTTTCCTCGTGCAGGATGTCAAGCAGTTCCTGCGGGACCCATTTGTCAACCAGTTCCTTCACTTCGGGGCTGGCTTCCATGTAGCCGTAAGGTGCATACATCCTGAACTCGAACGAGGATGCGATGTCGTCGATGACGGTCTGGCGCTTCTCGGGAGGGAGGACGTAGCGTTCGGGTTCGCCGTTCGGCGAGTAGATTGGATCCATGAAGCCGTCCCGGAACAGGCTGACAAGCTGCAACAGCCACTTGCCGTCCTTGCCCTCGGGGCGTTCATCATAGAAGTCCCATACCAGTTCGGTGTGGGCGATCGGGTCGTATTCCAGGGATACGTGCGGCCCCTCGAACAGGGCGTTCCCGAAGCAGGCGGCTGCGCACTCGCACAGGGCCTTGCGGGAACACTCGCTCAGGTTTGCCTTCTTGATGTATTCCTGGAACTTGCCCATTAGAAGCCGCCCATGAAGTCGTCGTCGCCGAACAGCTGGGCGCCGGAACCGCGGTGGGCGGACCAGAGGGCGTTGCCCTTGATCTTGCCGGTGTCGCGACCGGTCTTGTTGCCTTCCTTGTCCGTCTTGTCCATCGTGGAGACGCGGACGTTGTTCGCGTAGTCGCGGAGCTGCGGGGCGAGGTTCTTGGCGATGAACTCGGTGAACTTGTTCGGGTGGACGAACCACTTGGTGATGTCGCCTTCATTGACCTTGTCGAGACTGCCGAGCGGGATTTCGTTGATCTTGTCGGCGGCAGTCTTTGCGAGCGCGGTCATGATGCTGTTGCCCTGGTGGGCCGGATAGCCGGAGAGCACGGCGAGCGTATCGAACGTGCCGCTTTTCGGCTTGCCGACTGCGCGGAGAATCCACTGGTAGTTCACGGCGTATTCACCGCCCTTGTACTTGCCGAGGGTGTTGCTGTTGTCAACTTCGAAGTTGCGGACGTAGACCTTGGTGGACTGGGCATAGGGGCCGAGGGCAGCCTGGACCGCTTCCGCAATCTTCGGGAGGATTTCCTTGTCGTCGGTGTCGATTGGCTGGATTTCGTAAACGCAGCCGTTGGACTTGATGTCCCCTTCGAAGGTGAACGAGACGTTTTCGTCGAACTCTTCGCCAGTCGCATCCTTGATTGCACCCTGGATGCGCGTAGTGACAATCATCGCGTGGTGGCGGTCGCCCGTATAGGCGATGATGATGCCCGGGTAGTTGTTGGCGTTGAGCGTGTTGTAATAGTAATCGTAGGTTTCCTTGACCGTGCCGTCGGCTGCTTCAGGTTCGGGTTCCTGGGTGGCCTTCTTGACCGGACGGCCGGACGAGGCTTCCTTCTTCGGTGCCGGTTTCGGGGCCGGGGCTGCCGGGACCGGCATCATCGTGTCGGCGTAGGTCTTGAGGTGGGCGAGCGCGTCGTTGAACCCGCCGAGGATGCCGTGGACAGGGGCGATTACGTCACTGCCTGCGCCATAACGGGCGTTGTCTGGGTCGTAGATGCCGCCACGGATTTCTTCCAGCTTCGCGATGTGGCGGTGGAGGTCGCGCGGATCGACGTCGCCCTTGCCGACGAGGTCGTTGAGGAGGCCAATCGTGTTGCCGATGTCTTCCTTGGCGAGGGAGAACTTCTGCTTGCCGAACTTGTTGTCGAGGCGGTTGAACGCCTTGAAGAACGCTTCGGAAAGGTTGTCAACGTAGTTGGTGAGGGTGTCCGCGTCCGGGTTTCCGGCAGCGACTTCTTCCTGGATGGCTTCCTTGACGTCGGCTTCCACCATGACGTATGCGCCGTGGATGTTCTTCGCTTCCGCCGGACTGATGGCTTCAAGCATTGCGGTGTAGCTCTTGAAGTCGGAAAGTGCTGGAATGAGCATAGGTTTACCTGCTTGGGCTGGTGTTTTGTTCCATAGTTTAGAACTTCGGACCCACATTTTGCTATATTTCAGAGTGGCCGGACGTGTCCCCGGGAGCCGAGGGCCTCCGTCCGGTAGGAAATATCCAATAAAAGGTAACATATCATGCCTCTAAATGTAAGACAGAAGAAAGAAATTGAACGTCAAAGCACGCCTATGTTAAAGTTGAAGGCGGGCGAGTATTCCGGCAACATTGCTGCTATCCTAAAGACCAAGAGTGGCCCGGAAGGAACCATTAAGATTTTGCTTCAACTCGTGTCCCCTATCGGGGTATGTTATGTAACCACGCCACCGTTCCAGTTATCCTTGGACGAGCGTGGTTTCTTCTTTAACTTCTTGCGCGGATATGCCGGTGTCGCCGACTCTGCCGGCCTCGTTAGCTGGATGGAGTCGTTCCGCTACCCGAATGGCGTCAAGATGGTTGATTCCAACGGCAACTTTGACGAACGCTCGCTGATTGGCCTCCCGGTCTATGCCACGGTGGATGTCCGCAACATTTCCCCGAAGATGGGGGCAAAGTTCCGAACCCAGCAGGTGACCTCAATCAAGTCTGCACCCAACACGTTCAAGCTGGACCCGCAGTGGCTCATCCCGAGCTCGTTCGGTGAACCGAAATATGAAATCGCGTTCGCACCGGAACTGGAACAGGACGATTTGCTCCCGTATGACAGCAATGACCAGGAAGGTTTCGATGGCGGCGATTGCTGAGCAGGGACTTGCGCAGAAACTGCTGCGCCTCGCGATGGATGCCGTGTATCACGACAGCCTGGCAAGCATGCAGAAGGGGGAGAGCACTGACGAAAACGTACAGTCGATCAAGTCCCGCCTGTGCGATTTTGTCGATACGGTCAAGGATGACATGCTGTCCGGCGAGCTCGACCCGTTCACCACGGATCCTGGTGAATGGCTACTGAAAAAAGGTTTTATCAAGGAAAAGAAAGATGGACTATAAAGAATATTCCGAATTGTGCGACCTCCTCGCGAAGTGGGCGGAAGCATACGCAGCGGGCGAATCCATGGTCGAGGATGTCGTCTATGACACCAAGTACCTTGAACTCAAGAAGTTCGAGGCCGACCACCCGGCCTTCATCCTCGCGACATCGCCGACCCGCCGCGTCATCGACGGCGCCGAAGGCTTCCGCAAGGTGAAGCATACCATCCCTATGATTTCCATTGCGAACTCGAACGGCATCGAGGAAACGGTGGACTGGGCAAGCGGCATGTTCAAGAACGCTGTCGCCGAACTGGAACTCGAATACAAGATTGACGGTCTCGGCCTGGCCCTCATCTACAGCGAAGGCCAGTTCATCGACGCGATTACCCGCGGCGTGGACAATGTGGGCGACAGCGTGTGGGAAAACGCCCTGCGCATCGCGTCCATCCCGAAGACTATCCCGATGAAGGGCAGGGTGGAAATCCGCGGCGAAGTCGTGTGGAAATTCGACGACTTCGAGAAGTTCAACGACCAGCTCGAAGCCGACGGCAAGAAGCTGATTTCCAACCCGCGTAACGGCGCTGCCGGAACGCTCAAGTCGCACGATCCGCTCGAAGTCGAAAAGCGCAACCTGTCCTACATCGCATACCTCATCGTTGACGGTAGCCCGAACCAGTTGCAGTCCGACGACATCAGGCTGCTCGAAGGGATGGGCTTCGAAGTTCCTCCGCACTCCGTCGCAAGAAACCTCGTTGAATTGCGCGAACAGGCGGAAAGCATGCGCGACAAGCGCTATGACCAGGCCTACCCGATTGACGGCGTGGTGCTCAAGGTGAACGACAAGAAGGACCAGAAGCGCTTCGGCATGGGCACGAAGTCCCCGAACTACTTCCGCGCCTACAAGTTCCCGCCCGAAGAAAAGGAAACGGTTCTCCGAATGGTGGAACAGTCCGGCGGCATGTCCGGCGCAATCTCCCCTGTCGCCGTGATGGACACCGTGCAGCTTGCGATGACTAATGTCAGCCGCAGCACCCTCTACAACTGGGACCTCGTCGAATATCTCGGCCTTACCGAAAACTGCCATGTGGTTGTCCGCAAGGCCGGCGAAATCATCCCGGAAATCGTAAGGTGCGTGGAAACCGGACGTTCCAAGGACGACTTCAAGGCATTGAAGGACATGAAGAAGGAACCGCGCAGCTGGTGGGAAGACCACCGCGCACCCGAAAATGCCTTCCGCACCCCGAAGGTATGCCCGTTCTGTGGTGCCGAGCTCGTAAGGACGCCCAATCTCGACGGTGACGACTCCGTCGCGCTCGTCTGCCCGTCCGAAACTTGCAAGTCCAAGATTGTCGCCAAGATGGTCAAGTTCGTTTCCCGCGAGTGCATGAACGTGATGGGCGTGGGCGCAAGCCTCGTCGAATTGCTCCACACCGTGGGCAAGGTCGAAAACATCACCGACTTCTACAAGCTGGACGCACAGTCCCTCGTCGGTCTCGGCAACATTCGCGAGAAGACGGCAAACAAGCTGGTCGCCTCGATTGCCAAGACCCGCGGCAACTTCCTCCACCAGCTCATCGAAGGCTTTGCCATCCCGGGCATCGGCCACCAGGCATCCCCGGTTATCGCGAACATCCTTAACGGCATGGGCGGTCTCGGCGTGCTCGTGTACGGCGACGGATCCGCGACCAGCAAGTTCTTCGCCGACTGCGTTACGCAGGGCATTTCCTCGACCGACGCCAACGCGTTCATCAAGTTCATCGAAACCAACCGAGAAATCGCCGGTTACTTCGTGGACAACGACATCGCGCAGAAGGTCAAGGAGTTCACTGCGACTTCTACAAAGCTCCAGGGTCGCGTCTGCATCATGACGGGCGTGTTCGACAAGCTGGAACGCGAGAAGTTCAAGGAAATGGTGGTGGCGAACGGCGGAACCATCTGCTCTTCCATCACCAAGAAGTGCAACCTCGTCCTCATGGGCGACGGGGCCGGCCCGAAGAAGGTCAAGGCCATCGAGGACATCAAGAAGGCCGGCGGACAGATCGACGTCTATACGCCGGAAACGCTTGACAAATTCCTCGACTTGCTCAAATAGCGATAGACAAAATGCCCGAAATTTACTATATTTCGGGTATACGCGGAAGTAGTTCAGTTGGTAGAACGTCTGGTTCCCATCCAGAAGGTCGCGGGTTCGAGTCCCGTTTTCCGCTTAACAGAGAGGTAGCCAATGTCTTCACGATCGCTTACACTGTTCTTGCAGAAGCGTATGCCGGATGGCTCTTATAGCCTGGTGTCCGATACGCCGATATGCCGTGACTTCATGGGCTGGCTGGAACGCATTGTCGATAACACGTTCGACTACATGGACCGGCTGGAAGGCCTTGAACGGGCGGAAATCCCGGCCCCGATTGCCGAATACCTGAACGTGGACGGCCACAATTTTTACATCGTCGAGGCGGATGCCCTGTATAAGGAGCTGGAAAGCATAATCGCGTCCTATACCGACGAGCTGAAATGCCTCTGCAAGTCTTTGGGTTTTACCCGGACTACGGTAGAAGGCGAGGATGTATGTCTCGGCGATTTGCGCGGTAATACTACGCTTCCGGTGAACAAGGAACTTGTGTCCGAAAGCGTCGATAAGCGCAATCGGGCAATGACTGCTGAGTTCGTCGAGGGTCTCATGTATGCCTGGATTCACTCGCACAACCCGGATAGGGCGGGTTACGACGCGTTCAGGTTCATCGCCGCATACGATTATTAACTGGTTGTAGTTGTTGGGTGCAGGCCCGGGAGGTTATAAACTACGGTTTGAAACCACCCGGGCTATTTTTATGTCCAGAAAAATTACTCCCGCAATCTTTGAAGGCCTTGAAGGGATGCCCAACCGCTCCCTGCTTAACTCAATGAAAACCGGCTACTCCACGTTCATCGAGGGTGTCGCCGACTCCGGCACCGACCCGTTCGTGAAGCTGGACGAAATCAATACCGCATGGAAGCCGACCCCGGACAACACCGACCCGGAAGCATTCGGCGTGTTCATGATGATTTCCAACCAGAAGCCGAAGGAACAGATCGGCGAAGTGGCCAAGGGACACGAAGGCGACCCGGATTTCGGGACCAAGGACATCGGCTACGGGATTACCTGGAAGGACATCGCCGACTGGTCCAAGCGTGACATCATGCAGGAAGGCATCGGCAAGAAACTTGCTCCGCTGGCGCTCGCCGGTGCGGTCGGTCTCGGTGCCGGAATTGGTATCGGGCCGAAGGTTCACGAGACCGCCCACAACATCGCCGACAACGCGAAGAAGGAATGGCAGGCCGCCGGGAACTTTAACTCCGCGATGAACTCGGCATCCAAGTGGAACGCGTCGTCGGAACTTCTCGGGAACTGGAAGTATGTCGACGTGAAGGACAAGCCGGGCATCTACTCGGATAGCCTCAATCACACGAGCCTGTCCGAACTCCAGAACGAGAACAGCGCCATTTTCCCGAGCGAAAAGATTAAGGTAGGCTGGAAGGTTTCACCAGACGGGAAGACGATTATGTCCACGATTACCGGACGCGTGTACAAGACGAGCAAGTCGTTCTTCGATCCGTCGTTTACCGCGGCTGACCTCGGCAAGCCGGTCGGTGTCGGCGTGCTCTACATCGACAAGTCGCTCGAAGATTCCGCGTTCCCGTGGGACGTGGAAGCGCTTTACGGCAAATAAAAGAAAGCCGCTACTTCCGTAGCGGCTTGATATGCTCACCTGCAAGCGTAGGAGGAGTTTCTGGGGGCGTTCCGGCGAGGGATGCCCCCTGTTTTAGTGCTTCCCGCAGTTGCAGCCCTTGTGCACGACGCCGATTGCCTTCCTGACGACGGAACCGAGCTTGTAGCCCACCTTGAGGCCGAAGGTCTTGTATTTCGCCGGGAGGGCATACATGTAGTCCTTGATGGCGGGAAAGTCCTTCGACATCTGCTCGATGGCGTTTACCCCGGAATAGCGGTTCCCGTTCAGGCTGACATACTCGAAGTCGGCAGCAGTCCCCGAGGCCGGGATGTACTGGGCCCTGTCGGTACCCACCTTGGCCTTGACGAGGTTCATGAAATACCTGCACACTACGCAGGTATTGTCATAGATGATTTTAGCCGTGGTTTGCATAGTCGCCAAAGTACCCCTGCGGGCCGTCGAAATCGAATTTCTTTTCGTCCGGGTCCGGTTTCTGCGGTTCGGGGATGCCGAACTTGTTGACCGGGCGGAGCTGCTCGGCGCTCAACGGGCCATAGATGTTCTCCATGAGCTCGCGCATGTGCTCGAAATTTTCCGGGGCGTCGCAGTCGCACTGGCCGTCCGGGCATGCGCATGCGCTGCCGGCTTCCGCGACCTTGTCGTTGTGTGCGACGATGTCCGCGAGGACCGCGAGCGTGGCCAGGTCAACGCCGAGCGGTTCGATGTCGTCCTGTTGGAAGCTGAACTGCGGCCAGCAGCCGTCGGATCCGCCTCGTGCCATGTCGGCCTCGATGTTGGTCGGCTTGGCGCAGATAATCACTTCGCCGTCGTTGTTCTTGACGATGTAGATGGACTTGCCGCCCTTGGTCGGCTTGACTACGGTGCCCGGGTCGAAGATGCACTTGCACCCGTTGTCGCACTCGGTCTTGCAGAGGGCGTTCTTCATGGAGTGCTTGAAGTTCATGCCCTTGAAGAGACATTCTTCGAGATTCTCCTTGTCGGCTTCGGGGTTGCCGTCGCACTTTTCGAGAAGCGCGTTGTAGTCCGTCCGGTAGTTGCCGGAATTTCCGCCGCGGATCGGGTCGGCTTCGGGCTTTGCTTCGCCACGGATGCACGTAACCGTCTGGCCATCCTTCGTCCACTTGTCAGACGGGAGACCCCGGTCAATGACTTCCACGGGGATGTCGTTTTCTTCGGGTGCCGCGTTTGTGCTGTCGCCTTCGATGGTCTGGGCGAGAACGCGGAGCTTTTCGAGATTCTCAAATTCGTCCATTATGATAAAACCGGGGTGTTTTCCCCTAGTTTATAACAGTTCGGACTGTAAGTGACTACTTTTTCTTGAAGGCCGCGGCGAGCTGGTCGAGGAAGGCCTCGCTCGCGACGCGCGGGGTGCCGGGGAGGACCGGCGTATGGGCTGCTGCCATCTGTGGCGGTTCCGGTGCTTCGGGAGCTTCCGGCATCTCGTCCTCGAAGGCCTCCGCCAGCGTGTCGTATTCGACCGGGGCGGTCAGCTGCAGGGTGGTGCCGTAACGGTCGAGTTCGGAGTCGGGGTCGTGGTCGAGGAGCCTGGGGTCCCGCCGGAAGCCGTTGATCCTGGCGAGGATTGGGTTGGTTCCGCCGCGGAACGGGTCGTTGGCCATGGCGCGTGCGTTGAAACGGTCGACTGCGCCCGTGGACGGCATGTCCGAGCCGTTGTTCACCCTTGTGTGGATGATGAAGTTGGCTGCGTAGTTTTCGAGCAGCGCCTGTTCGTCTTTGTTTGCCATGCACGTAGTTTATAGGTTCAAACCACTTTTTGCTATATTTTATCATGACCAATATTTGAGGGACGTATGACAAAACAGAAGAATGTGCCCAAGACGGGCAAGGAACCGAAATATCCGTGCGATTCGCACGGTTCGAAACCAATTATCCATCCGGCAATCATTAAGACCCCGCTCGGTAACGGCAAGACTAAGCTGGACATGGGGAACATGGCGCTGAACGCTGCCGCTTTCGGCGATGTGCATGGAGCCATAGTTGACGACGCCGATGCGAAGAATGTGGAAGTAACTTTCCGTGCGCATGAAGAACAGCCGTCCAAGTTCTGCGACAAATGGCATGATGCTAAGAATACCGGCGGTGTTACGGCAGACGACGGCATTGACTGGAACTTCTGGCACTCCATCGTCACGACGTCGGTAGAAGGCACCGATGTCGAGAAATTCGTGAACTTCATCAAGACGCTTAGGGCAAATGCCGAACTCATGAAGACAGTTCCGCAGGACGGGCTCGTGGGCCTTACGACTACGATTTACACCAACCCGCGTATTCTTGCGCGGTTTATCCGCCGTCGCATCGAGGGGATGCTCGCGCCCACTTTGGAAGATGATCTGTATAAGCAGATGAGCGACTGCGGGCTTCGATATGAATACGCCGTGTCGGCGGACGGGTTGCCGTTCTGCAGGGCACACATTCTCGGTGATTTTACCAATTCGTTGCTCACGCTGACAATCTACCCGGTTATCGGTGACACTACCAACCCGGAATGGAAGCGTGGCGTTCATTTTGATACAAAACTTTCCATAAGGACCTAATACCATGGCAGATTCTACGCAAGATACCCTCAAACACCGTGGCTGGGTGAAGAAATTCACCGCCATGTTCTGCAACAAGATGCTCGACCGCGCCGAACGTCACGACGAGTCCAAGCTGCATGCGCCGGAAAAGGAAATGTTCGACCAGGTGGGCGCAAGCCATCCGCTCGGCAAGAGCGCGTTTGGTTCGGCCGAATACGAGGAAGGCAAGAAGCTGCTCGGACCGGCGCTCGACCACCACTATGCGGAAAACGACCACCATCCACAGCATTTCCACGACGGCATTGCCGGGATGAACCTCTACCAGCTTCTCGAAATGTATCTCGATTGGCATGCCGCATCCAAGCGCAACAAGGACGGCAACATCATCCAGTCCGTGGACCACAACATCGGCGAGTTCAAGATTGAACCGCAGCTTGCCGCAATCCTTATGAACACGGCCCGCCTCGACAGCCAGGAGGAAAGCGATGATAGTCAGAACTAAGCAGATTACGTGCCTGGAAGACCTGGATAAGGTTCTTAAGGCGAGCGGCTTGCGGATTGGCGAGTGCCAGATTGTGCCCGTCGTCGGCAAGTTCAAGACGAATTTCTACGTGTACTACGATGACGGCAAGCCGGATCCGAAGGCAGCGAAGGACGAGGCCGTGCCCTCACAGGACGACGCCATTGACCTGAGCAATGATAGCAAGGTTGAGTTCGAGGCATTTGGGAAGCGTTATCCGGGTTTCTGTCACGAGTTCAACTATACTAGCAAGTCCGAAGGGGGTATGTCGAAGTTCATCGAGAAGTGCCGTCTCGATGTCGCTGTCGGAACGAATGTTGCGACCGCCAAGGATGGCGAAATGCCAGTCGCGAGCTTGCAGATGGAAGGCGTCAAGGGTATTGACCTGACCGGCTTCATTGATAATAGAGAGCGTAATATCGTCCGTGTCGACGTCACCGGCCGCGATAACATCGAGAAGTTCGCCGATGCGCTCGAAACGGCAGCCTACCGCCTCCGTGCAATGATGGCCAAGGAAGGATAGCATGTCCAAGTGGTATCGTCCGATCGAAAACGGCATCATGACGCTTCCCGAGGTTGCGGTCGGTTCAAGCAACTACCTGATGTATCTCAACGGGAAGTATCAGGTGTTTCCCGTGAGCATGTATTTGCCGATGGGCTGGTGGGTTGGCGTAGGCGCATGGCTCGACATGCCGATGGACAAGTACGAAACCCCTACGTTCCTCGGCAAGAATACCGACTGGGTTACTGACGACCAGCGTGGCCGCTGGCGCAGGTTCTCCGCGGCGCCCCTGCAGGCGGAACCGGATGACATCGTCATGGTCTATTATGACAACCCTAATCAGGAAATCTATTTCATGCGGGTGCGGGAAGCGAACGAGAAGTTTGCCGGTCTCAATGACGTGTGGTGGTTTGCCGAGCGTGTAATGCCGTTCGGGAAGTTGTTGGAAACGCCGGCATAAATTTGTATTTTCCGTGCATAGGAGATACAACTATGTACGGAAAAAGCCTAGCGCACGTAGAGCGCATCAAGGAAGTGCATCCTATCGAGGGTGCCGACAACATCGAACGCGTTACCGTTCTCGACTGGAACCTGATCGCGAAGAAGGGTGAGTTCAAGCCCGGTGAACTTGCCGTATATGTGGAAATCGGGTCTATCCTCCCGGACGGTCTCGAACCGGCCGACCGCGAGCAGTACGCCAACCTTGCCAAGATTGCGTCCGAACACCGCCGTCGCGAGAACGCGGTGAAGAAGGCGCAGGAGAAGGGCAAGCCGCTGCCGGACTTCAGCGACCTGGACGTTCTGGAACCGCTGGAAGTGGTCATGAAGGCCATGGAAGAAATCCAGGGCCGTTCCAAGTACCCCTACTTCGAGTTTCTGCGCCCGATGAAGTTCAAGATCAAGACGAAGGTCCTCAACCGCTTCAAGGTAATTTCCCAGGGCATCCTCTTCCGCCCGGACGTCCTCGGCATCGCGCCGGAGGAAGTGAATCTGGGCGCGGACTTTACCGAACGCCTCGGGATTACGGAAATTGTCGAGGATGCCGAGGAGGCCGGCGTGGTCGAGACGCCGAAGCCGGGCTTCTTCGGATGGATTGACCGGAAGCTCATGCGTTTCGCCATCTACCGCTGGTTCCGCAAGGACACCGACAAGGCCGAGTGGCTCCCGTTCTTCCCGGCGAAATCCGACGAGGAGAATGCGCAGAAGATCTATTCCGGCATGTACGAATCCCACAAGGATGAAGACTTCGTCGCGACGGAGAAGCTGGAAGGGCAGTCCATCTCCATCTGCACCCGAAACGAGAGGTTCCTGTTCGTCTTCCACCGCAAGAAGGTCTATGTTGCGTCCCGCACCCGCAATCTTCCCTACAAGTCTTGCAAGAACATGCAGTTCTGGAAGACCGTCAAGCGCGGCGAGTTCGACAAGCGCCTTGCCAATGTTCCGGGCGAATGGTTCATCCGCGGCGAGCATGTCGGGCCGGGCATCCAGAAGAACATCTACCAGCTGGACCAGACCGACATCCGTCTCTATGACGTCATGCCGTTCAACAAGGAGACCGGGCGTTTCGACAAGCGCCTCAACTATACGGACACGCTCAAGTTCTGTGCCGACCACCAGTTCGAATACGTGCCTGTCATTGACGACCATTTCCGTCTCCCGGCCGATGTTCAGGAAATGCTCCGCATCTCCAACGGCAAGACCGTGTTCGGCAAGGATCTCAAACACGCCCGCGAGGGCCTGGTGCTCCGCCTGAGAGACAACTACTCCGTCTCGTTCAAGGCGAAGTCGCCGGAATACGAACTCTAAGGAGAGTTATGCAACAATATCTTGATTTGCTTAAAGACATCTTCGAGAACGGCGTTGACCGCTCCGACCGCACCGGGACGGGAACCCGCTCCGTGTTCGGTCGCCAGATGCGATTCGACCTGTCCGAAGGTTTCCCGTGCCTCACTACGAAGAAGCTCCATCTCCGTTCAATCATCCACGAGCTCCTGTGGTTCTTGAAGGGCGATACGAACATCAAGTATCTCCACGACAACAAGGTGACCATCTGGGACGAATGGGCGGACGAAAACGGCGACCTCGGGCCGGTCTATGGGCACCAGTGGCGTTCCTGGCCTACTCCCGATGGCGGGCATATCGACCAGATTGCCAACCTCGTGAACAGCCTCAAGAACAACCCGGACTCCCGCAGGCATCTCGTCTGTGCGTGGAATGTCGCGGAAGTTGACAAGATGGCCCTCCCGCCGTGCCACTGCCTGTTCCAGTTCTATGTGGGCGGCGTGGGCAAGAGCGGTAAGCGCAAGCTCAGCTGCCAGCTGTATCAGCGCAGCGCCGACACCTTCCTCGGCGTCCCGTTCAACATTGCGTCCTATGCGCTCCTTACGATGATGCTCGCGCAGGTGTGCGGGTATGAACCGGGCGAGTTCGTCCATACGCTCGGCGATACCCATATCTACTCGAACCACTTCGAGCAGGTGAAGGAACAGCTGTCCCGCGAGCCGCGCAAGCTCCCGACCATGCGTATCAACCCGGATGTGAAGGACATCTTCGACTTCAAGTTCGAGGACTTCACCCTGGAGAACTACGATCCGTGGCCGGCAATCAAGGCGCCGGTGGCAGTCTAGGATTGTCTTTTTTGCTATATTTCAATCGGTGGCGGGTTCCGTCACCGCTTTTTAAGTGAGGTTTTATGCTTCTGTCTATGATTTTGGCCCGCTCAGTGTCTGGAATGATTGGTGTCGATGGACAAATCCCGTGGAAACTCTCGTCCGACTTGGCGCGTTTCAAGCGCATCACGATGGGCCACCATGTAATCATGGGCCGCGCATGCTATGAATCTATCGGCAAGCCGCTTCCTGGCAGGACGGAAATCGTCGTGACCCACAGTAAGGATTTCAAGGCCCGCGATGGAGTAATGGTCGTCCATTCCATTGACGAGGCATTGACGGCTGCCCAGGCTGCCGGAGAGACGGAAGCATTTATCATCGGTGGCGCTACCCTGTATGACCAGACAATCGGCATTGTCGGCAAGGTTTACGAGACGATAGTGGACCGTTCCAATTACAGCGGGAATGAATATACATGCTTGTCTCTTCGGACGGTCTATTATCTCGAAAGGTCGGGTGCATTCAAAACGGTCGGAACGTCGGAACGGGCAGTGAAGGGTATGTTGGATGAATATTCGTCCACCTTTGCCGTCAAGGAACGTAAACGTTTTTGTGGCTACGGCGACATTTACGGCGGAAACGCAGATCGGGGCGAACTCCAGGTTGAAATCCGTTTTGGCAACCGTGCGCTTTCTCATGAAAACGCGGTACAACTTGGCGGGAACGACCAGATGAGACGGTATCTGGGTAAGATTACGGTTCCGGTCAAATTCATGGATGACGGTGTGGTCGGGTATATATCCGATATTGAAATCAGTAATGGCCAGCGCATAATCGGGATGTTGCATCTTGTGGATAACGACACCACCCGCACTATGCGGGAACTTACCAAGGGAGGCATGGAATTTTCTGTCACGCCAGTGGATGCCATGCTGCGCAACGGTTGTGTGATTAAGCATGACATGTCCAGAATTGGCACGCTGGACGCAATCGTGAATGAAGATTGATCCACGATTATAAACTGTTGGAAAACTTACGGTAATGTATGCCCGAGTTTTCCAACAGCCCGCTAGTATCGTTTACCCAGCTGTCCCCGAACTGCAACAAGAAACGGACCCATGCCATCGACACGGTGACAATCCACTGCACCGCCGGGCAGAGGACCGTGGAGCAGCTCGGCAGCACGTTTGCCCCGGCTTCGCGCAAGGCCTCATGCAACTACGCGATCGGGAGCGACGGACGCGTGGCGCTCATCGTCCCGGAGGAATCCAGGAGCTGGTGCAGCAGCGATGCGGCGAACGACCACCGGGCCGTCACCATAGAGGTGTCGAGCGACGACAAGACCCCCTATGCGGTGAACGATGCGGCATACGCGTCCCTCATCTATCTGGTGGCGGACATCTGCCGTCGCAACGGCATAGCGAAACTGCTGTGGAGGCACGACAAGTCGCTGGTCGGCAAGACGGACAAGGACGGGAAGCTGGTCCAGAACCTCACGCTTCACAAGTGGTTCGCCAACAAGGCGTGCCCCGGGCCGTTCTTGGAAGAGAGGACGTTCGACATCGTGGCCAAGGTAAACGCTATACTGTAAGATTTTTGAAATATGGCGTGACAACGGTTGAAGTTTTTGCTATATTTCATTACGGAGAGGTCCGAGAGACCTCTTGAAGATTGAAAGACGCGGCATGGATTACTTTGCGGTTACGTAAAAACAGCACGTTCCCGGTAACGTTATCCGGGCAACAAGATATTCGGGACGACGGGTGCCGGCTACCTAGCCGGAGGGCTACCGTCCTACCTCTTGTGGATGGCACTGTCCATCCAAAAAGACCCTCCTGTCGGAGTAACTCGTGGGCGGATCCGGCTTACTCGCGGTGAAACCTAAACGAGGCAGGTGGGCCTTTTTGGGCGGACAGCCCATGAATTTGACGACTTCGGGGTATGCGGGAAGTTCCCGCAAGTGCTGCCCCGCTGTCGGACGTGTTTGTATTGCCCGTTAGCCAAGTGGTAAGGCAGAGGATTCTGAATCCTCCATTCGGTGGTTCGAAGCCATCACGGGCAACTACAATAATCTTGGGGATGCTTTGGTTTCGACTGGGTATCAAGTTACCAAGACCTCACCCGCAGTTGGTCTATGGCTGCGTCACAAATGGACCGAAAACATAAATGCCAACAACAGTGCATTCGCCTATCGCGCTGCCGCCTAATCAGTAGCGGCTCGATTGCCCGGAACAAGCGGAAGGAATAAATTCCGGGACCAAGTGCATATCTTCCAGATTTAGCCGTGAGTTACTGGTCGTAGATCGGCTATCTTACACTGGACCAGGACCCCTCTCGGGTAGATCCCCTTGTGGCTCAGGTAGAGCCCTAATAGATTGATGGTGATACGGTTGACGCGATGAGGTATTTAGGACAGGGGTTCGAACCCCCTCATCTCCACGAATTTTCGTCCTGCTGTCGGTAGGACCGCCCTCCAGCACTGGGGTAGATGTGGGTGACCGGCTCCGAGTGGAGCGGCATGCCACTAAGGCAGCGGACACCGTCTTTCCATGCTGCGTCTGCAAAACTGCGGTGCCTCACCTGGCGGAGCGGCAAGCGTGTCGCAGAACCCGGATGGCTAAGCGGTGGCAACGGTTGACGGGTGACTTGTGTTGCTTCCTGGCGGCCTAACGGGCCGGGGATGAAAAGGATAACGTCGCCCCCATTTGAGGAACCGCCATGGGGACAAACCATTACGTCAAGATAGGCAAGCGAGGGCTGATCCGTGCAATCAAGGGTGGCCCTTATTCTAATGTTATGGCGCAGTATGGGCTGTTTACCCCGGTCAGCGGTTCCATTTATGAACGCGCCAGGCAGCAAGCCAATTACATGATGGAACATGCCGGCAAGCGTAACGGGTCCAGGGCTCCGCTTACACTGCATGTGGGCAAGAGCTCGTGCGGATGGCGATTTTCCCTCCATTACATTCCGGGACTGTGTGAAACACTGCGCGACTGGGAACAGATCTTTGCCAACGCGCTGAAAATCGTTGACGAGTATGGAACCGAGGAGACGCCAAACCAGCTCATCAGGACGATAACGCGGCGTGGAATACGCTACGGAAGCACCTATGGCGGCAAGCCCCAGGAACCGTCCCCGGAATTTCTTGCGGAGAACCATGCCAAGTGGGATGCCGAGAACGGACTGCTGCGGCATGACGACCGCATAACAAAGTCATCGCCGGACGGAGTTACCTATGACTTGATTGACGACGATTCGCAATCGTGGTAAAAAGTTTGATGTTGTTGAGCAAGGACGCGCGGGAGACCGCGCGTTTTTGCTATATTTTAGTGGACAATATAGGATTGAAACATGACTGAGACTGAAAAGAAAGTTCGTGAGACCGGAACGCTCGTAGTCAAATGCGTCGTCGGTTCCCAGGCGTTCGGGCTTGCCACGCCGACGTCGGATATTGACATCCGCGGCGTTTACGTGCTCCCGTACAAGGAATGGCTCCGCAGGGAACCCGCCCTGCAGATTGCCGACGAGAAGAACAACGAGGTTTACTGGGAAGTTACCAAGTTCATCAAGGAACTTGCGAAGTTCAACGCCCAGGCGCTTGACCTCCTCTACAGCCCGGACCACTGCATCATCGAAGGCAAGGATTTCCTCGAAAAGCTCCGCGGCAAGATGGGCGGCTTCCTTTCCAAGCAGTCGCAGAAGCCTTTCGTGGAATATGCCCGCGGGCAGATCTGCAAGGCCAAGGGTCTCAACCGGAAGGTTTTCAACCCGAAGCCGCTCGAACTTCCGAGCCTCCTCGAATACTGCTGGGTGCTTGACAATACCAAAGGCCCGGCTACGCCCATGCCCGAATGGCTCGCGAGCCGTTCAGTAACCGAACGCGACCAGAAATGGTATGCCGCGGCGAAGGTGGAACATATCCGTGGCGGGTATGCGCTGTATCACCAGGATCCGGGGGCGGGCTATATCCCGTCGGGCAACGGTGTGATTGAACGCCCGGAGCATGAATGGCGCTGGGCATACGGAATCGTCCGCGACGTGAAGAAGAGCTGTGAAATCCAGCTGAACAGCATCCCCAAGAATGCCGAGCTGGTTGCGCATTTCGTCTTCAACCAGGACCATTATTCCCAGGAGTGCAAGGAACGCACTGAATATCGCAAATGGATCAAGGAACGCAATGCCGAGCGCTATGCGACCACGTTGAAGCATGGCCACGGCTACGACTCCAAGAACATGATGCACTGCATTCGCATCTTGATGACTGCCCGCGACCTCGCCAGGACCGGCAAGCTGATTGTTGACCGTTCCGCCGACCGCGAGTTCCTCCTTGGCATCAAGAACGGCATGTGGTCCTACGAGAAGGCCATGGAGTATGTCGATAGCCTCATCGAGGAAGTCAGGGTCGCCTACGATCAGTCCAGCCTCCCGGACATCAAGTACAGCCAGGAGTCCATCGACGAATGCTGTTTCGAGTGTGTGGACATGATTAACGCGGCAGGGGGGAAGAATGGCTAAGAAGTCGCAGGCAAAGCCGAAGCAGCTCTGGAAGGTCCAGGTGAACTTCACTGCACCGGACGGGTCGGTGTTCGATGACGTTTACAAGGTTGTTGTCGAGAGCGCAGACCAGATTGCCGCGGACATTCCGTGGCGCATCGAAAACTTACTTGCCATGGGGTTCGTATGGAGCCTCGGGCAGATGGAATTTGTAAAGCAGGTTTAACATGGCAATTATCTTAGATAACTATGACAAGTTTGTCGAATGGGTCAAGAGCAACGGCGAGTGGCCCGCAACCGAAATGTATCACCTCCAGTGGCTCCTCCGCAAGAAGGACGGCAACTGCGCAAAGGACTCCAAGGCCAGCAAGCACTGGTTCGTCCGTTCGTTCGCGGAACTTGACAAGGTCAAGCCGCGTCTTTACGAGTATGCAGAAAAGGGTGGCCGCATCACCATCGGCGTCAACCGCAAGAACGTTGACGCATGCAACTTCCAGCTTGCCCATGAATGTATGCAGGCCTCGCTCAAGAATGAACATCCTATCGCGACGGCCATCTATCCGGGCGTCGTTGACAAGGTCGGCGCTTCCGGCCGCGGTTTCTACATGCTCGACATCGACCCGATGCCGGAAGAGACCAGGGAGCAGCTCGAAGCCCGCGTGGAACGCTATTGCGGTTTCATTGAAAGCGCAATGTCCAATTACATAGGCAAGAAGGTTTCCGCCGTCTTCCAGTCCAAGAGCGGTTTCCACATCATCTTCCATCGTTGCAGCCCGGATGACGTGATGAGCAAGATTACCGAACCGCACAAGTATGCGACGTTCTTCAAGGATTCGACCACCAACCTCATCATCGGTGTATAATGAAACAGCTGTTCAAGACAATCCGCTATTCAATCTACGCGGTCCTCGCGGTCCGCATCGTTCTGGCTATCTACTGGCACGTCAAGTCGGGGAATGAGGAATGAGCGAGACCCAGCGTGACGCATTGCACCCGGAACCGGAAACGGCGAAGAACGAGAGCAAGCTCGACGACTCCATACAGAAGTTCGACGAGGTTGTCCGCGACTTGCCTCCGATCTACGTAAACCGGAGCAACACGGTGAAGGGTCTCATGCAGGCCCTGTTCCGCCCGGATATCCTGAAACGCCGGTTCAAGAACAGCGGCATCCGTATGCTGCGCGGCTCGGTGCTGATGCCGATTACCGCCAAGTACGTGTATGCTGCCGAGAAGCTGGTGAGCATCGTCGTCCCGAACACCCCGGTGGCGACTTTCATGAAGGGCGTCCGCAACGCGGTCTTCCTGGACCAGTTCGTGGGGGACATCGTCCCGAAGATCGAGTTCGCCGGCGGGATGAATGTCCGCGACAAGCTGCGCAAGGTATTCGGGACGACGGCAGCCGCTCCGATTTCTCTTTCGGACTATCCGCGCATGGACGGCAATATCCACGACGTGTGGCTGGCCTACATGTTCATCGTGCGGATGTGCCAGCTGGAACTTGGCGAGAGTATCGAGGTGACTACCGCCCACCAGCTGCGCATGGACGAGGAGTACAGCTATACCAACCAGAAGAAACTCCATTTCGTCCTGAAATACAAGAACGGGGTGCCTGAGTGGAATGGCAAGGAATATAAGGTGTCGAAGGTGCAGGGGGACTATATCTACGTGATCGTGGACGTTCCCGAGCTCCAGCATACGCTTGTCGTGTTCGCGCAGCTTGCCAACCGTGGCATACTGGCTTCGGAAAAGGTCATCTGTTTTGGCGGGGGCGGAGCTGCCGTTCTTTACTGGAACGAGGATTCATACCAGAAAACCACCCCGAACTATGTCCCGGACATTTCGTTCGGCATCATCGACCCGCAAGTGCACGGGCTGGTGCTCCATGAAACATGGATGAGCTCAATGCGACGTACATACAATGACCCTCCCGGGGAGATTTTCGACGCAAATACCCGTGGCATCATCGACCGGATGCACACCTCAATGAGGCGCGGGTTCTCACGCGCATACGCGCTCGTGGGGGTTCCGGGAACGGGCAAGACCTACATCATGGAGAAGTTCGTGAGGGAGGCCAAGGATGCGTTCGTGATCTGCATGGACTCGATTGACAGCCCGGGTCTCGTCGCGGACATCGTGTCCAGCATCCAGCAGCGGAACGTAATCATCATGATGGACGATGTTGACAAGCTGCTTGCCAATTCGCCGGCTCGTGCTACTGCCGAGACTACCGAAGGCAATACGCCGTCGCAGGAACCTGCCCAGGAGACCAAGACCTGCAAGCTCATCAAGTTGTTTGCCGATTTGCGTCGTGTGGCCCCGGGTGGCGTGGATCCGAAGACGGGCGCCGAGCTGAAGAACTATACCGTCGTCGCGACGATGAACAACCCCAAGCTGTTCAACAACGCGGTCATCAAGCGTTCCGGTCGTTTCGACGAGGTCATCGAGATCGGTCTCCCCCATCCGTCTATCTACATGAGGCGGCTCATGGGCATCCAGGCCAAGGATGACAGGACCAACTACGCGGCATGGCGTTTCCGCCCGCTTTACAGGTATATGCGTTTCAAGCGCATCACGCTTGCGGACGTGTCCAACCTGTATGACATCATGCGGATCCACCGTGCAGAGAGTAAGGCTAAATACGGCGTGAAGGACATGTTCTACGCCGTCCGGTGCCTGAGCAAGAACCGTTCCAACGCGGACAAGGAGTATGCGCTGTGATTGACGAGATAGAACTGGTTTTCGACAGCTGCGAGACGATTACCGTGGGTATGGCCGCGGTCAAGTCCCTGCGGTTTACCACGTCCGGCGAGCGCTATGAATGGGATGCGAAGAACAACGAGTTCGACAAGGCCTATTGCATGAGCGACCTGCACCTCGAAATCGACCTGGGCGAGGGTGCGCAGCTCCGTGGAGGAGACCGTCTTGTAATTGAGGCGCGTGGGTTGACCGAACTGGAGTATATCGTGGAACGGCTGTCCAAGACGACTGATATTACGTCCATCTATATCGCGGGCGTGAAATACAATGTCCCGTGGGGAGAGGGTGGTGCCTATACCAACCTGTGGTGCCGGACTTTCTTCAACCCGCAGAGCAAGACGGTGGTCTATGACATGGGCAGCCGTTATCGAAACAAGATGTGTTTCGGCTAACTTTAATTTCCAACAAGAGGTAAAACATGAACAATCAAGAAATGAAAATCCAGAGCGAGCGCATGCTTGGCATCATCAACGACTCCAACGCCGCTGACGAAAAGTATCGTCGTCGCCGTGCGGAAAAGGCTCTCGAATTCCTCAACCCGAAGCCCACGCCGGAGAACCCGAACCCGAAGAAGCCGACCGAGCTCGTCCTGAACGCCATGCTCGATAGCGACAAGGAACTTTGCGAACTCCGCGAAATCCGCAACAAGGCGAACGCGCACGCCCAGGTGTCCAAGATGGCCTTCGAAAGCTGGAGCAAGGACGTTCCGGCGGACGGCCCGGGCCCGCTTTTCGGCTAGTATTGCCATAAGGTGCGCAGTACGTTAGTGGAGAGAACACCTGGCTTGGGGCCGGGTGGTGGTTATCGTCGCGAGGCGCAGTTCGGCGAGATAGTTCATTCCACAAGGGCGGGGCAGGACCGGGCGACCTGGTAAACTCCCGCCCGCGCACTTTTGCTATATTTTAGCCATGGGCAAGATTACTATAAAAGAGGCCGAAATGGCCAGCGAACTTCTCAAATCCGAGAACGTCCGCGAAATCATGGATTTTATGACGGCAAAGTATGCCGCCGAAAGCGTCATCAACTGCAACCATCTTCTCCATCGCATCCCCGATATAGCGGCAGCCAACATCAAACGGCAGGAAAGCGAGCTGTTCCTCCGTCAGAAGGCCGTGGAGACGCTCGAATATATGATCCCTTCCAAGGCGGAATGGGAGTTCGGCCCTACCGGGGCCATCATGTTTGTCTATTGCCAGTGCAATTTCAGGAAGATGTGGATTGAGTCCAGGCAGCCCGAGCTCCACAGGAACATGCTTACCGCGCTCCAGGCAATGCAGGGACATCCCGGCATCCGGGCGACCCTTCCCCAGTTCAAGAAGTATGTCGATGAGTGCCGGGCGAACCCGGGTGGCTGGGAAGACAGCCTGATCTGGAACCAGATTGACAACGAGGACTGCAAGGAAATGGTCCGCTGGTGCATCGCCAACAAGCCGCTCTGGGACGACATGGACGACTACATGCAGAAACTTGAGGCGTTTAAGTTAAACACGCCGAAACGCGGAAGACCCGCAAAGGAACAGTAATGGATATCGCGTTTGATTTTGACGGGACCGTGGCGACCAACGGATGGCCGGACATCAGCAAGGCCAAGCCCAACCGGGCCGTGATTGACTGGCTCAAGAAGCGTGCGCAGATGGGCGACAAGCTCATCCTCTGGACATGCCGGGAGAACTATGGCGGCGTGCGCTTCCCCGATGGGCCGTATCTTGAAAATGCGCAGGCGTTCTGTGCATACCATCTGCTATTCCCGGAGAACACGAACATGTCCATCGGCGAGAAGGAAGGCGACTACGGGATCAAGTACGGCCGCAAGGTGACCGCCAACTTCTACCTGGACGACGCATCCGTGCCGTTCAACCCGAACGGGCGCCTCGCGTGGCTGTGGTGGCGCATCTACCTGAAACTTGTCGATTGGAGACTGTCCAGATGCCAGCGAAACGCGTAGTATATCCCCTATTTACCGGTGAACTCGACGTGCGGCAGAAGAACAAGCTCATTGCGCTTGCCGCATCTTCCATCGCATCGTATTTCCAGTCCGGCAACAACGTCCCGGTAATCGTCGCGGCGAATGACGACGTGTCTGCCGGTGTGATGAAGTTCCTTGCCGACCAGATGAAGTATGACCTCACCGTGGAAATCCATCCTACGAAAGAAGTCGCGGAGTTTTCCAGGCAGAACGCGCAGGGCGCAGGCCCGGACAACCGCGCGGCGGTAACCGGGGCAAAGCTGTATGCCATGCAGCGGGTCGCCGAAGGCTATGACCGCCTGATCGTGGATGCCGATACGCTGTTCTTCACCAGTATTCCGTGGTGCAAGTTCGACCATTCGGAGTTCGCCATGTTCGTTCCTGCCGAGTGGGAGAACCCGCTTTCCGTGACGGTGAACCAGATTCTCTACTTCCGGTGGAAACTGACAAAAATCCCGACGTTCGGGGAATACGTCAAGAAGCTGGTCGAGGCGCATCCGCACTGGGGTGGACGCATTTCGATGACGGGTAGCGCACCGTGGCCGAACAGCGGCATCATTTACATGACCGACTGGTTCAAGAAGGGACCGTACATGGAGGCTACCCGGACGCTGAACCGGGAATTGCTTCCGGTCGAGGACGAGGGCATCCTGTTCAACTATATGAATACACGGCTCGATGACAATACGTTCGGGTACGAGACCTCGCTGTTCCGCAATGTCGCAATGAACATTCCGGTGGCGTTTTCCGACATGGCCAAGCAGTCGGATCCGTTCAACCCGGTGGATTTCTACGGGAACCCCATCATCGCGGCGCACTTCCACTTGCGCCCGAAGCCGGTGGACTTCGAGATTTCGTATCAGGGCGTGGTGCACCCGCCCGTGGTGCAGTCTCCGTGGTCGCTGGACTTTGCCAGGGACTCTATCGGCACTGGCCAGTATGGGACGATGTCCGGCATCATCTGGACCTATGTGTGGCAGTATTTCAACTCCATGACGATCGCCAAGTACCGTAACGGCGACGTGGTGTCCATACACCCGCCCGAACTCTGGAAGGGCATCGTGGAAACGTTCGTGAAGTCAAGGAAGGCATGGTTTGACGCCGCGAGCTGTTCCGACGTGCTCATCAACCATGAGTTTGAACCGTAGGGAGGACGTGGCCATGTCGACAATAACTCCCGAAAAGGTATATGCTTTGCGTAACAGGTGTGGCGGAGTGGGGTTGCTCCGCTGCAAGCGGGCGCTCGAAGCATGCGGCGGTGACCTGGATAAGGCGGAGGACCAACTGCGACGGGAACCAATGGTTCCGGTCATGATCAGGCGCAAGAAACCCTAGTCAGCCCAGAATTTCTCGATTACGCCGAACTTGGCATACCTTCTTAGAGCTCCTACGCAGGAGCTCTTTGTCGCATAGTGGTTCGGGACCTGCATCGCTATCATGTTGAGCGTCGCGCCGGGATGCTTGCGGGCAAATTCCTTCGCCCGGGCGATGAACCTGGAAAAGACGGTGGAACGCTCGCCGGACTTCGTGCCGGCTTCCAGGTGCTTCTCCATGCCCTGTATTTCGGGGAGCCAGTAGTCCAGGTCGGCCGGGAGTTCCATCGGGCGTATGAGTATCCTGGCGGCGTAACGGGTCCGGCCATCCGAGAGGTCCATTACCCTGAACACGCCGATGTAGCCTAT